ATTATCATCAATCTCGTCATTATCATCAATCTCGTCATTATCATCAATCTCGTCATTATCATCAATCTCGTCATTATCATCAATCTCGTCATTATCATCAATCTCGTCATTATCATCAATCTCGTCATTATCATCAATCTCGTCACTGTCGTCACTATCGTTAATGGACGCATTTGATTTCACTTTCAGCTCTTTAATAAAAAATATGTTTCCAGGATGAATGTCGCCATGATACATGGAATCATAAAATACGCTCTTGAAATTAAATTTTGCCAACAGTTTCGCATACCGATCTTTATCTTCTGGATCAATATTATATATTGTATTTCCAACGATGCGCTCCATAACAATAAGATTCGGAAGTTGTTGTGTGATTTCAGAATACACTTTTGGAATTTTAATGTAGTCAAGACCCGGCTTGTTCCATTTCGAATAATATATTTCAATATTACGCACTTCTTTATGAAAAGAAAGTTGGTCGAGTATACTTTGTTTGTTTTCATTATAAATATCGTGAACATTCAAATTTTTTATATGAGGAACGAATCTTGTAAATGAAATCAAATGATTCATGTTAAATATTGCATCTTGAATTTTATCATCAATCCCAACGCGTTTGCATTTTATAATAACAGATTCTTCTCTTTGGTCTTGCCCTTGCCCTTGTTGCCCTTGTCCCAACTTTAAAGTCCCTTCAAATATGAGAGAAATTGTGCCCGATTTAATTGGAACAAATGGTCTTTTTATTTCAACGGAGTGCTCTTTTATCAAACGTTCCAGTGATTCGACATCTATTTCTGAAGTGGTATATGGCGCATTGTCTGTAAATGTGTTTAAATACTGTAAAATGTCATCTGTTAAAAGCGGATGACTTGTTGTGCATACAGCTTGAAAAAATTTAATAAAAAATATATTTTCTCTCGAAAACATGAGAGCCAACTGTTTTATGTATTCATTATACGTATAGCGGTTAGATTTATACCGAATCGTTTCTTTTATTAAAATATAAGCTGCTGATAGATATGAACCAGCTGCCTTGCACGCATTTTTACAACCATTCGTATTATCGTTCATTATATTTTTAAATTTATTTAATATTTTACTCATATACCCCATAATATTATTATTCATCATGAAGTGTTAAAATACTTTTTAATATAAATATTTTATTTATTTAATATATTTATATTTTATTACTATTTTTTATACTTTTTATTACATACATTTTCAAAGTATTATTTATGCCATTCTCTCTGTAAATCCTTTTAATCTACAAAACATTTTTTTAATCATTAGAGCGACAGAATTTTCCATATAGATCGGACACACTCCTTCTTCTTCTTGTTGATCACCATCATCGTCGCTTAATTTAAATGTAAAATCAAACTGTAAGTCATTCGCAGAGAGAAAATAAACAATTAATTTAGAATGCGTCGATTTAATGCGTTCGTACTTTTTTGGAATGTGATTTACCGCATTATTTGCACTACTATCTGATTGAATATCAACACTGTTAAATGTGCATGTGCAGGCGTCTGGTTCAAGATGCATTATGGATACAGTGTGCATCGCTTTTGGAGAGATTCCAAAATCCTTTCCAAAGGGTTTAAATAACGTCACTGTTTCAATGCTTGTTTCTGTTTCATTTACAACCTTGAATGTGTGAATGACGTCACGATTGAGTTCGTATAACAGCGTATAAAGTTTTAATCCAATGATGGAATGGATTGGGAAGTTTGAATTATGTGCATTAAATATGATTCTATATTTGTTAGAATCGTCGGTTTCCTTGAGAAGAATAACATCCTCTTTATTGCAAACTATTTTTGAATTTGAGAATTCTGGAGAAAGGGTGGATGTTGCTAATGTTGCCATTTCTATTTTTATTTACCTTATAAATGTTGGTTTATAGAGAGACAGGAGAGATAATTAGAAAATGTAAATAATCCGAATAAAATATCTTTATTGATTATTATGATTATTATATCCTTGAATAAAAAAAAATAAAATTATACGCGACTATATACATTTATATTTTATATTGTCTTTATTACAAGTACTTATAATGTTTTAATTATATATATTTTAATTATATTTAATTTATTCCTTCGATTCCATTTAAAAATCATACTTGTTAAATTCCTTCATGAATCGTGTAGGGTAAACACTAGTGGTCCCTTTCGACTGTTGCGACCTTGTAAACAAGTTCTTATCACCCACTACGTAAAAGTTGGCCTTGCATCTCGATATTGCCGTGTAGACCAATTTTTTTGAGTTTTCATTGGTTAAACAGAAGGAATGCTCCGGCGAAACAATGAATACAATGGTCGATTTTTGAAGTCCCTGCATTTTATGCACAGTGCTTGCGTAAAACGGTACAAATGCATCGCGAACATCTTCTACACTCAAATTCGTTTCTTCATCCGTTTTTTCACTGTCATTGCCACCAATATATTTTACCGTGTATCGATATTCATACACGTCTCTTCCAAACCTTTTTGCCTTGACTCTTGATTCGTGAATGGTTCCAACATCTCCGTTGACGCGCACATTATTTTCGTCTTTATAGTCATTTTCCGTTCGCATGACAAGATCACCTTCATAAAATTGATGCTGGTGTCCGTTATCATATTTTTTTACGAAAAGTTCCGCACTTTTACCGTTTTTCAAATTCTGAATCACGGGATTTAAATGAAACACCCCCTTTTCTCTCTGAGCACACATGGTGTGAATGTCGGCATCCGGATTACGCTCCAACTCATGACGATATATTTCAGTTACCGCTTTTTCAATTTGGTCTGATGTTTTTGCTTCGATAAATATAGAACTTGTACCATCGAAATCGCTTGATGCAAGTCCGTTTGGCGTATTTAATTTTTGAATCACTTCTCTCAAGTTACCATCCTGGCGTTTAATTTTTGTCAATCTTGTTGTATGAAACAGTTCCGAGTTTATAATGGATTCAAACGGTATTCCGGGACCGATTGGCGGTAGCTGGTTTACATCTCCAATCAAGATGAGCGAAGTATTAAACTGTTTGCACGCTTTCAAGAGTTTGTAAAACAAGTCCAAGTCGACCATGGATGCTTCATCCACAATCAACATGTCGGGTTCAAAATCAAGCTCTTCTTTTTTCTTATCTGCATCTGCATCTGTATCCATTTTTTTTATGCCTCCATTTTTTTGAACAAATGTGAAATTAATAGCTCTATGCAGTGTTGAAAATATGATTTTTTTGTTCTTGTCATGCACTGAGTCGTATTTGCACGTGTTTTTGAGATTTTTTTGTGCAAGTCCGGTAGGAGCCATGATTGCAATACTGGAATCGCGGTCCAGCTTATAGTTTATAATACAATTTACAATGGTTGATTTGCCGGTTCCCGGTGGACCCGTAATGTTCAAAAGCTCTCCCCTTTTTAATGCGCATCCTTTATGAATTGCCTCTAGTTGCTCTGGTTCAAATTGAAAATCGTCCTTGTTTCGTTTTCTAATATACGCTTTAATGTGTTCTTGTATATTTTCTTCTTCCTCTTCTTTTTCTTCTTGCGCCTTCACGTCTTCATCGTCTTTATCGTCATCACCGTCCTTGTAAAACAAGTCAATAACCATGTCTCCAATCATTTTTTCATGCTCTATAAATTCTCGAGTTGTGTAAAATATTTTTTGCCCAAATTTCATTTGAATGAGTATTTCTCCTCCAAACAGTATTTGTTCGGCTTTTAACTTTTCTTTTATGAATTCACTTAAAAATTCAGTATAAAGTTTCTCAGAATCATTTTCAGAAATATAATATTTATTTTGTTTTCCGATGAAATAGTCATATATCCACGCCACGATCCGAACGCGTAATTCCGGAAAAGTGCCATTCTCCTGGCATATATTCATTGCATCCTTGTATGAAATGAATTGATTCTGAAACGAAATAAACTCAAACGGATTTTGTAATAATAATTCTAGTGTTAGTGCTGTCTTTTTTCCTGAATTATATTTTATAAAATGGAAATAACGGTATAATTTTTTTGGTCGTATTTTGAAATGTTCTACAATACGACATAACATTTCTTTGACGTGATTTTTATCTACAGTATCCCCGTTTTTTATAATTTTACAGTATGCGTCACATAAATAGTCAATTTCCGTCTTTTTTTCAACCTTTTTAGCTGGCGGTGGCTTTGTTTCTTTGATGGGTGCGACAACGGCGACAACGGATATTGATTCCGACGATGATGACGACGACGATTTAGTATTAAATATGGAACGAATATCATTTCGAGGATAAGCAGAAGCAGCGACGGTTGTCATGGATGCGATGCAGTTTCCGGTTACTAGGTTTTTAAAAAAATAAAAAATATTCAATTTTTATATAATTAATAATTATAATTTTATAATTGGCTTGTATTTTAGATTTTATTATTTTATTTCGACTTATCCATTCGTTCGTGTAAATATAAGGCGCGCATTTGGCGTTTTGCCATGCGTTTTGTTAGCGGGCGTTTAGAAAAACATTTGCGCGTTCCCTTTTTGCACACTTTATACCCTCTGTTTTTTTGTTTTCGAAGCGTGTATGGCATTTTTTCTAAACTTGTTTACTTTGTTTATTTATAATATATATTTGTATATAATATTTTGTATATAATATTTGTATATAATATTTGTATATAATACTGACTAATTTGTTCAAAAAATTGATTTATATTTCTGATATATGGTCCAACTCCAAACACAAGAGTCATAAACATGGCGACAAATACATTGAAAGTAAATGACATTGTTATTATAGAAAGAGTCGATTTGGGTGGTCAACGAATTCCATTTCATTATAGACACTATATAAACGAAAATACTTATATTTATCGAGCTAAAATAATCAATATATGCGAAAACAAAACTTATCACCGAATCAAACCGATGCCTTTAACAGATAACGAGACAGATAATTTTACCGGAACTAGAAAAGGTTACAAGTCAAAAATTTATAAAAAATAAGCGTTTTGAATAAGAGAAAATGTAAAACTCACATAATAAGAATAAATTTAATTATATTTTTATTATGTAATTATATCAAGTTATTTCTTTATTTATTTTTTAAACATTTTTTATAATCAGGATTCAGAAACATGGTAAATGCCATTTTTATCCGTCTCGGAAAACTTGACTTGTAATGCGTGTCCCTTAATTGCATCCATGATTTTATCTTTGAGCGAATCCTGAAACACGATAATTTCAACAAACGCTTCCTCTGCTTCTGGATCACGAGGCCAGTCGTGTAACGCGTCGATGCGTTGTTTAGCCCACCCCTTACAAATTGGCGCTATATCGGGTGCAAAGGCGATGAGATATGCGCCCTTTATTTTTTCCGTTTCTTGAAATGATCGTTCCATGTTATAAGGTTTCGGTTCCCAGAATATTGTACATAAATGGAGCGCCGACCAAAATGCGCCACAACGCATAAATGTTCTTAGCGGAATATAAAATATAGGTTTCTCATATAACTCGGACCTTTTCGCATTTTTCATCGTCAGAATCGTAAGACCATATTCGTCGCGCTTCCAAAGGAGAATGCATCGTTTATTATCATAAGGTTCTTCATCAGGGCAAAGAGTTTTCGTTTTTTTTGTTTTCCTCGGCATTGCTTGGTTTATTATTCTTCTTCTTCTATTAGATAAATTTCAATTTTTTATTTAATTTTATAACTATTTATTTATTTATTTTCTCGTCAATTTTTTTCAAGAAATCATTACTGTATACTAAATTTCCCGTAGGTTTATAACTTGTAATCGGTTTGTATTCCTTTTTAATAATAACATTTGCATTGGGTCCTATTGTCATGGATTTATTTCGGTTTAGCAAAGCGTGGTCAAGGTTGCCATTATCAGAATTACTAGAGGAATTGGTAATCAAGCGAATGCCGCCGCCACCGTCGGTCCCGTCGGTTGTATTATCGTGTTCGTCTTTACGATTTCCGTGTTCGTCGATTGCAATGCCCGTTTTTTTCTTAAATTCGGTTCTCACATAGGTGGGAATGTAATGTCCCCAGCTTATAAATATGAGATTGGGATGCGTGTATCGAACCTGAAAATCGTTCTCTTCCAGTTTTGCGAGGATGTATGAAATGCATGCGGCGCGATCGTAATTCACGTATCCCAGCATGACTTCGGGGACAACATACCAACAAAAACTGCTGTTTAATTTTTGCCTGGATGTCATTTTAATTTTTTCGTGAACTCGATTCAATATGCGGTTAAATATTTGCAGCTTCTGTAAATCTTTTTCTTTTTTTCTGTCATACAGCTCATCTAAATTTATTTTTCGCACATTTTCTACATCTTCATCTTCTTCGTCGCGTGAATAAAACAAGTTGTCCATATTTTTTTAAAATGTTCTCTTTTGTTTTTTGTTTATATTATAAATGCAATAGTTTAGTTTAATTCGTATATTTATTCACAGATAAAAATATATTAAAAAACTCCGACATTAAAATAGTAGAGAGAAATAAATAAATAATTGGCACACATTTGACATTTTAAAAATAAAAAAAATATGACAATCAAACACATTGTGATAAGCGGTGGTGGTCCTACAGGACTTTTATCGTACGGGGCAGCAAAATACCTTGAACAACAACGGTTTTGGTCCATGGATAACATTGAGTCGATATACGGAACATCGATTGGGGCGCTATTTGGCGTGATTCTCTCATTGCACCACGACTGGAAAACGATTGATGATTACATTATAAAATGCCCGTGGGATACAATACTACAAAAAAATTCAACATTTCATGATGTGTTGGATGTTTACACAAATAAAGGAATCATGTCGGGTGATTTTTTTGACATTATTATGAAACCTTTACTCTTGGCGAAAGATTTGACGCTGGATGTAACTCTTGGCGAGTTATACCAGTTTAATAAAAAAGAAATTCATATTATGACGGTTGAATTAAACACGTTCAAGCTTGTAAATCTGAGCTATAAAACGCACCCGTCGCTTAAAGTTATGGATGCAATAAAAATGAGCTGCGCATTTCCAATTCTTTTCTCTCCAAAAATATTCGTTGAAACTCAAACGTCGGCGGATAATAAAGAAGAGAATAAAGAGGAGTGCAAGCGCGTTTGCTGCTATATAGACGGCGGAGTCATGTGCAACTATCCCGTAAACATTTGCATGGAAGACCAGCAATGCGATCCCGATGAAATTCTCGGCTTTAGAAACATTTGGGAAAAATATAACGAGACGATCGACGACGAATCATCACTCGTCGATTTTTTAAAAATATGCGTGAAACAAATGATACGAAAACTGGAGGATGAAAAGTCATACATCAAAATAAAAAACGAGGTGTCGTGTGTAAGCGAAACAACCGACTATACTAGCTGGTTTGACTTGTGTTCAGATGAAAATAAGCGGATACACTATATTCACAGGGGAATGACATATGGTGAAGTATTTTTGCGACTTGTTACAAAAATATAATTAAAATCATTTTATAATTTGGTTATAAAGTATGGAATGAATATTTGGATCAAAAAATTTTTTTATACGTTTACCATTTTTCATTATATTTTTTTGTTCATTTTTCGGCAAATGAATAAATTTATTTATTTTTTTACAACATTCATTCACTGATGTAAATGTATACCCATTTATACCATCTTTATATATAAAAGGGGTTTCAGGAGATATAGCTGTGAAAACCGGTAATCCGCATAATGATGCTTCAATTGGAGATTTTCCTAATGTTTCCGTCGTTGAAGCAAATACAAACACTGCATTTTTATTGATATATTTTTTATATTCGTTATAAAGCGTATCTTGATCTACATTCCCATAAAAATTAATGATTTCATTATTTTTATATTTATTTATATCGGGTCCGTTGCCATATAATGTTAACTTGGCTTTACCATATGTTTCATTATATTTATACAAAATTTCAATAAGGGTGTCGATATTTTTTTGAATACAACTAATTCTACCAGTATAAATCATATTTATTTCTTTTTCTTTATTATAATTATACTTTATTATGGGATAATCTAAAAAAGTACTATTCATATCATACCAAATGAATTTTTTATTGTTGGGTAAATATTTTTCAATAATAGAATTACACGAATATCCAGAGATTAAAATTAATTTTGGGTCTATATAATAATACGTAAATAATTTTGAATTTACAAAACACATTAATTTTTCAAAAAAATTGCTTACATATAAATGAATATTCGTATGATAACCCAATATTAATGTGACATCATTTGGTAACATAGTTAAATTTAATACAGAATATTCTAATAATGTAACAACAGTAGATTTATCTGATATAATTTTTGAAATGTTAATAAAAATTGGTAGATATAATTCTGAGTAATTTATACATTTTACAAACGGTATATATTTAACAGTAAGATTTTCTGGATAAGTAATGTTTTTTATTTTTCTAGTTACAAGTGTTACATGTTTTTTATTATTTAATAACCATGATATAAAATTCTTATACCGTAAAAATATTCCATTGTTGACATTTTTATTATAAATGTTATCTAAAATAAAATATATCATATTTTTAAATAAAATAATAATACAATAATTAAATAAAATAATAATATTTAAATAATGTTTTAAGTGTATATATATATATATATTATAATATTAAGGTGTACTTTTTTATTAAATTATAACTAATTATAAATAAAGTTATAAAATATGAAAATAAATTATAAGAGAACAAGAAAAAATAAAAAGAATTCCAATAAGAACAATATGAACAATAAGAGTCGCGATGACAATGATGATATTAATATGAGAAATATTGAAAAAATTGAAATCGATGATAAAGTTGGATGTATTACTGTGAACAACTCGTTTGAAGAAAATTTTGAAAATTATTTTAAAAATAAAAAAAATGCACGGCGATTAAAAAATGCAAAATATAATACTATAGGAAAAGAACTCATCAGCGCATTTAAAAAACCGACTGCGCCAAAACACATCAATCCGAAAGATGATTTTTATACGTATGTGAATTATGATTGGTTAAAAGAAAAGGAAAAAAAACACAAAAAAATGAAGAAATATTATACTCGAGTTGATAGTTTTCGAACACTTCAAGAGAAAGTTTACTATCAACTCATTGACATTGTAAAGGCATACACGTCGGAAAATTCAAGCCACAAGTCGCACATGATACGAAACGTGTATGAATCATTTTTGAATTTGGATGAAGATTCATGCGAACGACACTGGGCTAAAATAAAGCAAGAATTGGAAGACACGTTTAAAAACAAAACGTGCACAGATCTTTTGATACATATGAATCAAAATGAAATAATGGCGGGATTTTGTCCCATTTCTTTTAGCATCATAACGGACGAAAAAGATTCGCAAATTAATCGGTGTCATATTAACTCCCCGTTTTTGTCTTATTACAATGACGAACTTTACGAAGACAATGAAAACAATGACGATAACAATAAAAATGATAACAATAAAAATGGTGACGGTGACGAAGACGAGTATAAAAGGGCGTTTAATAAACGGTTCAAGGCGTTTGTTTCGACCGTATTTGAATTGGCATTTGGAAAAGGGGGCGACGAAAAGTTTGATCCACAAGACGTGATCGATGTTGAAAAACAAATGCTTGACGCTATGAATTCGTATGATCCGAGCGTGAAAGAAGCTGAAGACGGTTATAATGTTGTTAGTGCGGAGGAAGCGTATGAAACATATCACTTGAATTGGGACGAACTGACAAAGGGTCTCGGATTTAAAACCGCGCCTCGTTTTTTTATTACTGACAATTTAAATTATTTACATAAAATTACCGGAATTCTTAGAGAAAGTTGGAATTCTAAAAAATGGCAAACGTATTTCTATTACTGTTTTTTTAAACAGATGATGCAGTTTCATCGGGCATGGCGACCAATTTATTTCAATTTTTTTGGGAAATTTGTAAAAGGGCAGACAAGCATGTGGCCACAAGAAATATTTCCGGTGTTCGGGCTTTCATATTGTTTCAACACGTTCTTAACGGAGGAGTATATTAAGAAATATGCCAACGGGGCATACATTAAATGGGCGAGTAATTTGGCATACGATTTGAAAACGGTGTTTATGCGAATTATCGAGAGAAACAAGTGGATGAGTCCGAAAACAAAAAAATATGCGCTTCTGAAGCTGCAACACATACGCGTGGATATGGCGCATCCGCCGTACCTTGTTTCTGACCCCGACATAACATATTCTAAAAACGATGCATGGGGAAACACTATTGCGTGCAATGCATGGCGACTTAAAGTGCTTATTGAAACGGAAGGAAAACACTATATTGATTTACCAATGGTGGACTGGAGCACATACTTCAGTTTGGCCGGGAATCAGGCGTACATTGTGAACGCATTTTACGATCCCACGAAAAATAATATTTATTTGCCGCTTGCTTACCTTCAAAAACCGTTTTTGGACGGCGACGAGCGCGGTATAGAGTACAATTTGGCGTATATTGGATACACAATCGGTCATGAATTGTCGCATTCTCTTGATGATATGGGCAGCATGTATGATTATAAGGGTAATTTATTCAACTGGTGGACGCCTCACGACCATAAAATATTTCAGTCCAAGATGAATGACGTGATACGACAGTATGAAACTTTTGCGGCGCGAGACGGCATAAAGATGGACGGCTCTTTATCGGTCGGGGAGAATTTAGCAGATATTTCCGGACTGGCTATTATTCAGGAATATTTGAGAGATTATCAGATTACCGACAACTACATTATTCCGATTAAAAAATTGTCATTTGAAACGCTGTTCATGTACATTGCATATCAGTGGCGCTCCTTTGTTTCAAAAGAAGCCATTCCAACTGAACTCAAAATCAATCCGCATCCGCTGGATAAATATCGAGCAAATTGTCCGCTAGCACGTTTAGAGCTGTTTAAAAGCATTTATCATATCAAGAAAGGTGATGGAATGTATTGGCATAGTGACACGATTTGGTAATGATTGAATATATTTAGGCGTTTTTACAAGGTATTTTAAGGAATATTTTTAAGGAATATTTTTAAGGAATATTTTTAAGGAATATTTTTAAGGAATATTTTTTTAAAAAATAATTATTTAGGCATTATTATTACAAATTACAATTATTTAGGCATTATTATTTACAAATTACAAATTACAATTATTTAGGCATTTTTAAATAAAACATGTAAATAATTAATTAATTATTTACATATAATTTTTTAATTGAATTTATTTTTTTTTCTTTAGAGAATATATAACAACTAGTATAAAATGGCAAAGCATAGCAAATCCAAAACTTCCCGTCGTGGTCGCGGCCGTGGTCGTTCTGCCCGTCGTGGTCGCACTTCCCGCCGTGGTCGTTCTGCACGTAAAGAATAAATTTATTTGATTGTGTAACACAAAAACGCGGTCATTTATTTTTCTGAAATCAAAAATATGGTGTGGTCATATTATTTTTGATTTATTTATTATATATAACTTATATAACTTATATATAACATATATATAATAAATAAATGAAAATTTTGAGATCTTCTCGTATGCGAGCGACTGGCCTACAAAAAACACCAAATGTAGGCACTCAATTAGCGGCTCTGCCGTCACTTTGTAATATTTTTTATGTTAAGCGGGATACTAATGAATTGGTATTTATTCCAGGTACGCAATTATATCTTTATTTTGGTTGTGTAGGTGTAGGTTATCCACCAGTTTGTAATAATAATAGTACTTCCAGAATTTCATCACAATGTAAAGATGCTTTATACAAATTAAGCTTACCTGATAATTTGAAAAAATTTTTACAAGAATGCGTATTTAACGCGAATTGCGAAGCGGGGAATACTGCTTGAATGCGAAAAAAATATTGGGTTGTAGGCAGGACAAAGAACGGGATCAAGAACAAGAAGTTAAAACGACGGTTGTTGAGTTCAGTTGTAATACCGAAGACGGCGTCGGCGTAAACAAAGAAAATGCGGATACGGACGTGTATGAAAGGGTGACAATAAGTTAATATAATAGTCGAGTCGGTATGAAATGCGGGAGTTGTGGCAGATACAATACAGTAAGAAATTAAAACGATTTCAAGGCAAAGGTAAAATGTAACCTTTTCCGGCGGCTTGTTCAATGGTATTATAATTGACATCACAGCCGTTGTGAGACAAAGAATATGGAAACGGTCTTGCGCATGCCGGCGTTGGCAAATCGTTATTTTTTGCAACACCACCGGTTGTAATGTACTGGTTTTGTGTGGTATAACCTCCCACAAATTTCGTGGTTGGTTTATAAAACATGTATTTTTTGCCTCCAATGTGGTAAAATTTGCCTTTTGCGCACTTGCACGCTTCTGCGTCTGCCACAGTCGTGTTTGCGCTCTTGTCTGCTTGAAACTTGCACGATCCGGTTTTCCAAGTTAGCGACTCAATGTACTGAGATTGCGTGTCGGTAATTCTGTAACTGTTGTCATCGTCTTTCACCCAGGTGTTTGGATATGCACCGTGAAGAATTCCTAAATATTTCTCGTTCAACATTCCTTTTGTATTTTTGGTCGACAATTTTACAATGGAGGAGTCATTAATTTTGCAACAGTTTCCCGAATTTGCAATGTATTGCGGGTAAGTCCCACAGCATCCGCCCCATCCTACCGGCGTGTTTCCCCGAAACAGAGTGCGTGTTACATTGCTGACCATCCGAAACTGCCCGACTCCTCCGATGTTGCGAAGACAGCCGTTTAAAGAAAATCCGTTGTTTCCAACTCCGGAAATCGGATCCACGCGCGGATTGCCTCCTCGAAATGTTTTTTTCTTTAATGTTGCAACTGACATTGTAAAGGTATATACAATACGTTTATATAAATTTATAATTTTAATATAAATTCTAATGTAAATATTTATTTATATTAAAAAATAAATATGTAAATGTCTAATAAATGTTTTTATAATCCTGTGGAACCGAATCCGCCGTTACCGCGTTCAGTTGATCCAAGCGCTTCTTCGGTGTCTACAATTTCAACTAAAAACGGTTCCAGTGTTGGTGAACAAATCTGAAACATTCGTGTCATCGGAGTCATGTATTTACAAATACACACTTTCATGTCATTATTTGCGGAGTCAATGTTATCAACGACGGCCATAATCTCCCCTCTGTATCCCGAGTCAATAATTCCAACCGAATTTGATAGTCGAAATGGTGTTTTTACAATGCTGGAACGAGGATATAAGTAATATCCGCATGGAACTAGAAGTGGTCTTGTCGAATCGATGCGCAACATGCTACATTTTACACCCAGCGGAGCGCGAAATGTCATATTTGAAATGCGATTTTCGGTATAACCATTTTCATGTTCGGAATAATCAAATGGAATGAGCAAATCAAAACCGGAATCAGCATATTGGGACTCGCGCACTTTACTATTATGCGCTTCCACCTTTTCCTTGTACATTTTTACAAGTTCGTGGTAGTTTGGATTTGAATCTGCTTTCAAACAAGAAGATTTGTTTGTAATAAATAGTTTAAGAACGTACGATGATGGGGGCGACATTTGTTTATTTAATTCGATTTAATTATTTAATTTGATTTGATTTGATTTGATTTGATTTGATTTGATTTGATTTGATTTGATTTGATTTGATTTGATTTGATTTGATTTGATTTGATTTGATTTGATTTGATTTGATTATAAAATAGAATAATGCATTACTTTATATTATTTTTTTTAAACATGATTTTTTATATTATTAATATTATAAATTTATTTCAATATTAACAATATTAATAATATTGAGTAAAAATAAATTTAAACAATAGTTATCAAAGAATAGTATCACTGGTTTTAAAATGAGTGAAACAAATATTGGACTTATGTCTAGAAGAGAAATTGTAGAAGAAGAAAAGGAAATGCGCGTGAAAAAGAGGGATGGAACATTTCAAAATATCGCATTTGATAAAATTCTGAATCGCGTAAAAAATCTGGGAAAAATGGCAGCCATTACTTCCATAAATTATTCGTCTCTCATCATTAAAGTGATTGACCAATTGTATGACGGAATATCCACGACGAAAATTGACGAGCTAACTGCGGAACAATGCGCAACTTTGTCCACACTGCATCCTGATTATATAACTCTTGCCAGTTACATTACCGCATCCAATAATCATAAAAATACGAGTGATTCGTTTTACAACGTGATAAAAACGCTTTATGAAAATAAAAATGGCAAGTTTGTTCAATCACCCCTGGTATCTCATGAATTGATGAAAATCGTTGCAGAGTATAAAGAAGTGTTTGAAACTATGATACAGTATAATCGCGACTACTTGATTGAATATTTCGGATTTAAAACGCTGGAATACTCGTATTTAATGAAAATAAATGGAAAAATAATTGAACGCCCGCAGCACATGTGGTTGCGCGTTTCGATAGGCATACACGGCGACGACCTGAAACGAGTAAAAGAAACGTATGACCTAATGTCCCAAAAATACTTTACGCACGCAACGCCGACACTGTTCAATGCGGGAACGCTGCGCCCCCAACTCAGTTCGTGTTATTTGATTGCCATGGAGGAGGACAGTTTGAGCGGAATTTTCAACACGTTGAGTGATTGCGCACACATATCAAAATGGGCGGGTGGAATTGGACTTCACATTCACAACATTAGAGCCAAGGGCAGTTTAATTGCCGGAACCAACGGTGCTTCGACCGGAATTGTTCCCATGTTGCGCGTGTTTAATAGCACGGCGCGATATGTTGACCAGGGCGGACGTCGCAACGGCAGTTTTGCAATTTATTTGGAGCCGTGGCACGCGGACATTTGCGAATTTTTAGAGTTGAAAAAGAATCACGGCGATGAGGAATTGAAAGCGCGCGACTTGTTTTATGCGCTATGGATTCCGGATTTATTCATGAGAAAGGTAAAAGCAAATGAAGAATGGTGCTTATTTTCTCCGAGCGAGTGTCCCGGTCTGTCAGACATGTGCGGAAACGATTTTGATTCTTTATATCATCACTACGAGAGCGAAAAACGAGAGAAGGGCAAGATAAATGCCAGAGATTTATGGTTTAAGATTTTGGACAGTCAAATGGAAACGGGAACGCCGTATTTATTGTATAAAGATGCGTGCAATAAAAAATCGAATCAGCAGAATTTGGGAGTGATTAAGAGTTCAAATTTATGCTCAGAGATCATTCAATACTCTGATGATACTGAAACTGCAGTGTGCAACTTGGCAAGCATTGCTTTGAATAAATTTGTCAAACTTGGGGACTCGGAACCCTGTTATGATTTTGAGGCGCTGCATGCGGTAACGAAAATTGTAACCTATAATTTGAATCGAATTATTGATATTAATTATTATCCTACTGAGAAAACAAGAAAAAGCAACTTGCGCCATCGTCCCATTGGAATAGGAGTGCAAGGCCTGGCCGATGTGTTTATGATGATGAACTGCTCATTTTCTAGTCGTGAGGCGAAGGAGTTAAATAAACAAATATTCGAAACCATGTATCACGCGGCGCTGGAGTCGTCTATGGAACTTGCGAAGCTGCACGGGCCGTATGAAACATTTCAAGGGTCGCCTGCATCGGACGGCATTTTACAGTTTGACATGTGGGAACACAATCCTGGAACCACGCGCTATGACTGGACTGCGTTAAAAGCATCCGTTATTGAGCACGGACTTCGAAACTCGTTGCTGCTTGCACCCATGCCAACCGCGAGCACGTCACAAATTCTTGGAAATAACGAAGCGTTTGAACCGATTACAAGTAATATTTATACAAGAAGAACGATGGCGGGTGAATTTATAGTGATGAACAAGTATTTGATGCGCGAGCTCATTGAAATGGGGCTTTGGAACGAGCGACTAAAGAACAATATTATTGCCAATCGCGGAAGCGTGCAACATTTGACGCATTTAAGCGAGCATGTGCGCAACAAGTATAAAACGGTTTGGGAGATACCGATGAAGGATGTAATTGACATGTCGGCGGATCGAGCGGTATTCATTTGCCAGAGTCAGAGTTTGAATTTGTGGATGGAGGAGCCGAATTACAAGTCGTTGACATCGATGCATTTTTATGCTTGGCAAAAAGGGCTAAAAACGGGGCTTTATTATTTGCGAAGGAAACCCAAGCATCAAGCGCAGCAGTTTACGATTGAGCCGACGACAACAGTAACGTCAACGAATGCGGAAAACAATGATGAAAATAATAATGATAATCTTCATTTTTATCAAGATGAAGAAGAAAATACATGCACCATGTGTTCATCATAATAATTTAGTAATTCATAAAATTATAAATTTATATAATTATATAAATTTATATATATATATAATGAAAAATAAAGAAAAAAATGAGGCAAACAAAGGATTGATTACAAATGTAATCTCTGCATTATATAAAAAAAAAGAAAATTATTCGAATATTCAAACCTATGTTCCGAGCGATTCATTTCCTTCGTATAAACTTTTATTAAAATTAGTAAGTGAAATGTGGAACACTCCAAAATTAAAAGGATTTAAATTAATAAAAAAATATAATAAATTGCGATTTTATCAAAATATTGAAACACCAAAAATTATTCTTGTTGGTATACAAGATACAGACCCCGCCTCATTTAAGGATGTAAGCGTCGGAATACGGAATATAATTTTAAAAACTGATTTACGAAAATTAAAACGATATAGAAACGACTTGCAAGATATTATAAAGTTCCAAGAAAAATATCCTACCAATGAATATTATTATATATCGGTAGGTATATCTATTGCTGGAGCAATTAGCGATTTATTTTTAGAAAACGGTTATTTACATGAAGCAATTACATTTAATGGTGTCATAGAAGACCGATTTTTAAATAATGCAAGCATTAAAAATTATCGTATTTATTTGGATGAAGATATTTTTTATTTGGCAATGGGAAAGTATGCTTGTAATACAAGAGTGTATACTGTGAATTCTGTAAAAAATACATTCATTAATCCGGTAAAAGAGGTTAAACATTTATTTCATCTTCACACGCTGAATAACGAACGAAGTTCCTCATTAACACAATTAAAAAAAATATTATTAAAAGAAGAGAAAAAGAATAAACGGATAAATGGCACACGTGGTGTTGGTATATAATATATTTTTATTTTCATGACGATATGGTGCAAAATTCTCGAAACATTCTTCGAAAATGGCGACTTTCTCTTGACAAGTCATACTCGAATACCAATTTACAGTAACAGCGGAGACAAATGAGGACATCAACTTTTGAGTTGTGTGCATTATGAGGTTTGAATCCAAATAGATGCTTGTGTAGCTCCAGCAGTGTCGGATACTTGTAATAGATTGATCCGTCCTTTCGAAGCATTTTTATTTTACAAACGTCGACCGAGTTCAGCATGGTGCAATACTCTTTTCCGAAATGTAGTTGAACGATTGAGTCATCATTTAAGTCAAACCCCTTGTTTCGAATGGATTCAACGATGAGCAGCCGTTTATCGAATGACAAATTATGTCCAATGGAGCAGTCGGAAATATTCAGAGCACGCTTGAATGCACACAGTGCTTGGCCAATTGGTATTCCGTGTTTTTCGATCATTTCTCTCGTAATTCCGTGAATTTCAACACTTTTAGGAGTTAATTCAACACTATTTCCGATTTTTATAATTTCATCATATTCTTGAACCACTTCTCTTTTTTCTGTGTCATATACCATGAAACTTAATTGAACAATGTGCGGCCATTTGGCTGTTTCATAGATGGAAATGTGTCGCCCTTCAGGTAATCCGGTTGTCTCTGTATCAAAGCATAGAACAAGCATTATTTATGGTCGGCGATTGGCGGTGTAACGCTTTATAGCGCATAACTTTTACACATTATAATTCAATTTTATTTTAATAATGTTTTAAAAATGAATTAATAATATAATATTTTAATTACGAATTATTTTTTCCTAATAAATATATATTTATAAATATATATTCATTTAATAAAGTACTCTCCTAGTGAAAAAAAATGAAAATGGATGGTGTTCATATTTTTATTATACTCATGTTGGCTTTAATGTGTTCTTCGTGTTTAGGAAGTTTCATGCGCGAGGGGTATGAAAACAGTAACCAAGAACAAGACCAAACAATGAACCCTGACCCTGACCCTGAAGACAACTCAAAAATCAAGAACCAACACTTTTCAAATTATGACGACATGTATAGAAATTTAGACCAAGAAACCGTTGAATACTCGGATTCAAAACTTGCAAAAGGTAAAAAAATTAGACCGCATCGTAGTAACGACAACGGTGACAACAATGACAACAATGACAACAACATAAACAGTTACGGAAATGTAAACAGTTACGGAAATGTAAACAGTTACGGAAATGTAAACAATGACAACAATGACAACGATGACAACAACATAAACAGTTACGGAAATGTAAACAAGTATCCAAATGTTGAAAATGATAATATTTTAATGGCGGGAAAAAGCGGCGGAAAAATGTCTAACTCTAGGCCTAGTTCTAGTTCTAGTGACGTGTCGAAATCTCAAATTCCGCCGGGCGATGAAGACCTGTACATTTTGAAATCTCAAGTGGTTCCGCCGGTTTGTCCGGCGTGCCCTACCGTGATGGCGTGTCCAAGTTCGAAAGAGAAATGTCCGCCTTGTCCGCCGTGCGCAAGGTGTCCGGAACCGGCATTTGAATGCAAGAAAGTTCCAAACTACTCCGGACAAAACGACTCTTATTTGCCACAACCCGTCATGTCCGATTTTAGCCAGTTTGGACTATAATTTTTCAATGTAGTTACATTTTTATTTTTTATATCATTAATATAAGGAACATATATTTAGATTTAGTTCAATATGAACAATATGAACAATATGAACAATATGAACAATATGAACAATAAAAAAAATAAAAAAATAAGGAAATTATTGAATCTTAAATCCATAAAGAAATCGGTAAAAAATAAATATAGTAGTAGCGTGAAAAAAATACTAAAAAATGGAGTAAAAACGGAAATAAATGGGTGGAAATGTATTACAATCAAAGGCGCGCCTTATTCTCGCGGATACGCCCACGGTCAACTTCTTAAAAAAGAATTGGAGGAAGTTCGCGCCATGTTGAAATACAGTTTATACGAAGATTATGGGCGACCCCTTGAAACGTTTATTGAAATATCAAATGATTTTTTTAAACCGCAAATCAAAACGAATTTTCCAGAACTGTATGAAGAAATGGAGGGTATTGCAAAAGGGTCGGGTCAGTCCATCGATTTCGTCGTGATGTGGAACTGTTTTGTTAGTTTGGATTACTTGTATGCATCTTTGTCGCAAGTGTTGGAAGCTCGAAACGACAAAGCGCTCAATGAAAAGTACGAAAAGTTGTTGGATATTCATATGGAAGGGCTAAAAACGTGGTCATACGGGTCTTCTCAACTTTCAAAAATAAGCGGGGAAGGGGGTGGCGGTAGTGATGAAGCTAAAGTCACGAGAATGAGGTCTGAATGGAAAGGCAAAGGCGCCGACGATCGCTGTTCTTCGTTTATTGCGGTCGGTTCTTATACAAAGGACGGAAAGATTGTTTGCGCTCACAACACGTTTGATAATTTCATCGACGGTCAGTACTTTAATATCATTATAACAGTTGTGCCGTCAAGCGGTCATCGCATGATGTTTCAAGGCGCTCCGGGCTATATATTTAGCGGCACTGATTTTTTCACATCGAGTAGCGGCATTTTTGGGACCGAGACAACTCTCGGCGGATTCAACGCGTATGAAAACAGGGATCCGATTTGTTGCCGAATTCGACACGCCATGCAATATGGAAACACGCTGGATGACTATGTGGCCAGCTTAACAAGAAACAATTCCGGCGATTATGCGTCCACGTGGTATTTTGGCGATACCAACACGAATGAAATTATGAGGATTGAACTTGGGCTCAAATATGCGCCGGTCGAGAGAACAAAAAATGGCTATTTTATCGGATTTAATGCCGCATACGATCCGCGCATACGAAACCTGGAAAGTGTGAACAGCGGATATGACGACATTCGACGACACCAGGGCGCGCGCCGCGTTCGCCTAGAACAACTCATGCGCGAACACAAGGGTGCAATTGACGAACATGTGGCGAAGCAAATTATAGCGGACCATTATGATGTGTATTTGAATAAAATAAATCTGTGTTCGCGCACGGTGTGCTCGCATTATGAGTTGGATGACCGTGCATTCATGTCGCAGGCCGATCGTCCCAAACCGTATGCGCCGCGAGGAGCTGTAGACGGTAAAGTCATTACCAGCGACTTGGCGCGTGAATTGAAATTCATGGGTATTTGGGGGTCGTCGTGCGGCACGCCATTTTATAAGGACGATTTTTGCGAACAAAACTTGCAATGGGAACCATTAAAACCATATTTGCATGACAGGATTTCACAACCGTGGACCACATTTTCTCCTTTATCGGTGCAAACAAAGAATTTTACAAGAAAACGTTAACCAATTTCATTTCATGATGAATAATTATTTAGGAATAAAAAGTAAACGTGGTAAAAATTGGTAAAAATTGGTAAAAATATATTATAATAATTATAAATTTATATAATATATTCTAGGTATATATTAATTAAGTAAGAAAAAAAATAGTAGTCCCAATATAATTATTAATTTATAGATAAAAATAAAAATGTCTTCTTCTAGTTTTCCGTCTTATTTTTCATCATCACCATCTAATAGCGGTTACGATTCAAATGCGTCGTCGTCATCATCGGGTCCGCAGTCGTCTTATTTTTCCCGATTTACATCTTCTTTTGGCTCGTCGTCTGACGTATCTGGAACGAAAGATTTTCTGGAATCGAATACGCTTATTGCAAAAACTGCATTTTTGTTACTTGTAATTATTCTATTTTTTATTCTTTTACGCATTTGCATTTCTCTCTTGTCGTGGTTGCTAGCCCCCAGTCAGAATATGACACTGGTGAGCGGAATCGCGGATGCGACGATGCCGATGGTAATTAGCCAAGACCCGTCTTCACAAGCGTCGATGCCAATCATTCGATCTGTCAATGAATCAGAAGGAATGGAGTTCACGTGGTCGATATGGATATTTCTTAAACCGGTTACAGCGTCTTCTACAAATCGGTCGCACATTTTTAGCAAAGGTATGTTTAGTGCCGATTCTTTAGGCGCGTGTTATAATAAATCTTTTTCTAGCAACGCGCCCGGTCTTTATTTGAGCGGTGCCAATACACTTAATATAGTAATGGACTCTACAACTGTTCCGGGGTGCAATACAGATACAAATGCTCCAATTGTAATTGACAACATGCCGATTAACAAGTGGTTTAATGTTGTCATTCGAGTCACAAACAACAAATTGGATGTCTACATTAACGGGCGTTTGACAGAAAGAAAAATGTTTACGGACGGCGTTCCCAATCAAAATTATGACGACGTGTTCATTTGCCAAAATGGTGGTTTTAATGGCTACATATCCGACTTGAAATATTACAATTCATCGATTGGAACATCCGAAATCAATTCGATTGTTTCAAGCGGACCGAATACCACTATCAACACGTCAGATTTGAAAAATAATATGCCGCCGTATTTGTCGGGTAACTGGTACGATGAAAAAGTTAGTTTTCGTATTGAAGATAAGTAATTACATATTTATTTGTACTTTATACACTTTATATACTTTATACTTTTGGAAATTATAAATGTCATGTCGTCTTGGAAACAATAATATATTTTCTATAATTATATTATTATTATTAATTTTAGAAGTCGAATTATTTTACTAAAAAATACCACAGTTTATAAAAACATCACTTGTACGACCATCAGGACATATGGCCGCGTTACTAATCCCGTTTTGATACAGATAAAATCCTGTTTCTGGATCAGTTGTTATAACACCACCAAGTTTTGCACCTGTTAAATTCGCGCGATAAAGTAATGCACCAGGTAACGATACATCTGTCATATCTGCATTTATGAAGGTTGCTTCGTTTAATCGTGCCTTATAAAATCCTACACCATTAAGGTTTGCGTTATCAAATTTCGATCTGGAAGCTGATACTAGTTCCATGTTTGCACTTTCAAGATTCGCATTTGAAAAATTCGCTTTGTAAGCTATAGTTTGTCCTGTATAATTACTTTCTTCATAATATTGTGTAACATAGTTATAAAACACACCGCGGCGTGAATAAAAATTAGCACGACGGAGATTCGCACCAGTGAAATCTGTCTCTGTAAAATCTACTTTTGAAAGAGTGGTATATATTACATACCTAGTAATCATGTCTTTACGTTCATTACTTGACATATCCGCTCTGATAAACTTTGCATTTTTAAATTTTGAACCAAACAGATTCGCTTCGATTAGAATCGCATTAGTAAAATTCGCTCCGGTGCCTTGTACATTTATAAGGTCTGCCTCACGAAGATTAGCGCCTGTAAGATTTGCATTTGTAAGATTTGCATTTGTAAGATTTGCATTTGTAAGATTTGCATTTGTAAGATTTGCATTTGTAAAAATTGCATTTGTAAGATCCGCGCCTCTAAGATCAGCACCTGTAAGATCAAAACCTGTAAGATTTTTATTTTTCAGATCTTTAAACTTCATGTCACCTCCTGCTTTAATTTCTGAATCATTTGGTGTTACTCTTCGAGTGATGCCCCCATCGTTAGTTATATCATTTTCACTTGTAGAACCAATTAATGAGGTGAAATTAACCATTTCTATAAAGATTGCACCTGTAAATTTTGCGCCTGTAAGTGTAATTGCAGTTTCGCCATATACACGACAAAAAATCGCATTTGTTAGATTTGCATTTGTAAAATTTGTTCCTGAAAGTTTTGAACCTGTAAAATCTGTTCCTGTAAGATCTACATTTGAAAAATTTACAGAAAAAAATATAATATGCCTAAAATTTCTGTTACTACAACCAATAGCATAACTAAGATTTGCATATGTAAGTGTGTTTGCATTTTCAATATTTGAACCTGTAAGAGTCGCATTACTAAGATTTGCATTATAAAAATTCGTATTTGTAAGATTTGCATTTGTAAGATCAGCACTTGTAAGAATAGCGTTTACAAAAAATGCACCTGAACAATTTGCTTTTATAAGTTTTGCACCATAAAGATTTGAATTTGTAAAAATCGTTCCTACAAGAGTTGCACCTGTAAGATTTGCACCTGTAAGATTTGCACCTGTAAGATTTCTACCGGAAAGATTTGCGTTAGAAAGATTTGCGTTTGGTCCAATTTCATCATTTGATGGAACTCTTTGTTGATTTTGAATTTGTATTATGCTACTTCCAATTACAGTTAAATTATCGATAGTTGATTTCATTACCATACTTCTTGATTTTGATTTCGATTTTATCGACATTTTTTTTTGTAAAAATAATTAACTATGTTATTATAATGTTAATATACAACTATACAACTATATAACATAATTAATTTTACAAAAAAAATTATATACTAAATATTAACGCCGTCTATTACTTTTTGTTTTTTTATATGCAGTCCCGTTACAATTTTTAGAGGTTGCCTTTCGTTTTTTTACAGCATCGCTTGGAACCCTTTTCAATTTTTTTACGGTAGTCGATGTCGATTGAATCTCATTATTTGAATTCTCTCCGGGGGAAACCGCTTTCATTTCGGTCTCACTACTCCGACTCTGAATACCTTGATCTTCATTTTCATGTTCATTTTCATTTTCTTCTAAAGATATGTTATTTCCCATTTTTATAAAATGTAAAAATAATTTATACTTGTTTTTTAAACTAATTTACATTTTATTTTTGAAACGGTTGAGGTTGAGGTGGTTCCGGTCCATAATACTGGGGCCACTTTGTTCCGCCGGACTTGTACGTTCTTGTCACTTTATAATTATACAGCGGAACTGTCGGATCGTAACAAAGGGTTTGAATTTTTCCAGGAACGTCGGCGCTACTCGTTAACGTGCACCCGACGTTATTATTATTGCATTCAAGAACGTCTCCACTTCTTTTCAGTGCGCTTGTATTCGGATTCGTGTACGTGTCGGTTTGTGTCGCCCAGCATCGCTTTCTACCTGTCAGCCAACGATTGCTTGCGGCATTTGCATACTGTTGTTTTTTTGTAATGTTGCTGCTATTCGCTTTATATTTTAAAATTTCAGCTTTTCTTCGCTCATCAAGTTTTATAAAGTTGGTAGAACATGACGGTTGTCCAGGAGGACATGGACACACGTAACCAAATCGTGACCATAGGCGTGTTGGATTTGGATTATATACGGTTTGTGTATAATAATTGAACACACAGCAGCTTGTTTTGCAAGCATTTCCATTTGGGTCTGTTGCCATTTATATTTTATTAGTTTGTTATTTTATTAGTTTGTTATTTTATTAGTTTGTTATTTTATTAGTTTGTTATTTTATTAGTTTGTTATTTTATTATTTATTTACTTATATATAATTTATCGGATAATTTATCCATAATTTTTTAATATAAAAAATCACTACTTAAATATTATTAGTTATATATTAATAGTTCATTAATTACAGTCGTATAATAAAATGTTTAACATTGGCTACATTATTCCTCTCATTTGTTTTTGGAACACCATTACAAATGAAATATCAAAATATAAACAAGAAATAATATCTATTAACATTGTTAGTTTGATTCATTGTCTATTATTTATGGCTCATCACAACTACGATTATAATTTGGATTATGCGGTGCACATGAGCATTGGATATTATACGTATGATCTAAAATACATTTTTACATGTATTTTAAAGTCAAAAAATGAATTCAAGAAACGCTTTCCATTTATTATCCACCACTTGATAACTATTTATTTATTGAAATTATCATTAACGGGAGAAAGTAAAGAACAAATATTATATGGATACAATATTCTTGAAACATCAAATATTATGCTCTACGTTTCATATCATTTACATAAAGAATATGGAAATTATTTGCACTTGAACATTATGTCCGAATTTTTTCAACTGTTATGGTATTCTTATTATAGAGTTATTAAGTTTTCGTTATATACACATGATAATAAGGCACAATATTTTCAGTTTCATTCGACCACTCAATTTGTGATTGTCGCATTATATTTTATGGGTGTAACATGGAGTTATAAATTGGTTAAAAAAAACATTAAAAATTTTAATACTTTGAAAGAAATGTATGGATACAGCGGTCGTTCCGCGTTGCTTGATTCCAAATGTAATGATTAAAGTGATTCAAGTTAATATATTTTTATTATATATTTATTTTATTATATATTTATAATAAAAATTATTTAAATATAGTTTTGTTATTTATTTAATGGTATAAAAAATGCACAATAATAAAACAATTTGTCTGAATATGATTGTAAAAAATGAAGCTCACATTATTGCTTCAACACTTGAAAATCTTTGTAATTACGTCCATTTTGATTACTGGGTCATCGTTGATACGGGTTCGACCGATGATACAAAACAAATTATCCGTGATTTTTTTGAAAGTAAAAATATAAAAGGAGAACTGCATGAAACTGAGTGGAAAAATTTTGGTTTTAACAGAAGCGATGCATTATCAAAAGCATTTAATAAAACAGATTACTTGTTGATATTTGATGCGGACGATCGAATTGTTGGAGATTTTGTCTTACCAAAAGAGTTGAACCTGGACGGATATCACCTTAAATTTGGCGATAATTTTTCATATGTTCGACTTTTACTCGTGAATAATGCGCTGCGTTGGAAATTTATGGGCGTATTGCATGAATACATTATTTGCACGAATGAAAACTATAGCTGTAAATATGAAAACATCGAAGGAAATTATCATCTTATTTCGGGTAAATCCGGCGCAAGAAGCAATAACCCAAATAAATATCGAGACGATGCGCTAATTCTAGAAAAGGCGTACGATGAAGCGGCGAAACTAAAAGATGATATTATGGTGCGATATTCATTTTATTGCGCTCAAAGTTATAAAGATGCCGGGAATGCTGCAAAAGCAATCGAATGGTATAAAAAAAGAATCAGTCACGGCGGATGGAATCAAGAAGTGTATTATTCGTACATTACAATCGGACAACTCTATGCGGAAATGAACAATATAGAATCCGCTTTTTATTATTGGGCTTTATCTTTTGACGCAGATCCAGAGAGATGCGAAGGAATTTATTACATTATTAAACATTGTCGTGAAAAAGGAAATTTTCAGCTGGCACTTCATTATTACAACTGGATTGAAAAGAATAAGACGCGCAACCTTCTTAATAAACTTTTTGTTACAGAATATATTTATAAATATTTACTTGATTATGAATTTACAATCATTGCTTGTTACGTAAATCAACACGAACTTGTCATTCCGTCGTTTCATACCCTTTTTAAATATGCGAATGCACTGAGTAGTTCATTAAAAGAAAATATTGTTTCAAATCTTCAGTTTTATCTCAATTTTATCGATTCTGAAAATCTACCATTTTTTTATGATTACCTTGCATTCGTAAAACAAATTTACTTGGAAACTGGAAGTTTAAAAAAACACATTGTTGATATTACCGACAAAATGAAAGATAAATTTGCACCCATTTTGACGCATTATGATTCATGTAAGATTCTTTCTTTGACGACAAATCTGGATAAAGAAACGGATGATGTCAAACACGATATTGTTCTCACAATAACGTCGTGTAAAAGATTCGACTTGTTTAAAAAAACAATCAATTCGTTTCTGAATAATTGTAGTGACGTTAATAAAATTACGTATTTCTTTTGTGTGGATGACAACTCTTCCGATGAAGACAGAGAACAAATGATGAAAATGTATCCGTTTTTCAACTTTTATTTTAAAAATTCTGGAGAGAAAGGGCACAGACAAAGTATGAATATTATTTGGAACAAGTTGAACGAACTAAAGCCAAAATTTTATTTACACCTTGAAGACGACTGGTTGTTTATTAATAAACGCAGTTACGTTACAGATTCCATTTCATTTCTTGAGAGATATGAATCCGACGGAATTCATCAAATACTGTTCAATAAGAATTACGCTGAAGTGATAAACGGCTTTAACCTCGTCGGCGGAAAACTGGTGGACGAAGATAGTAACATTAAACTTCATATAAAAGATGAAGCAAACTTGTGTGGGTCAAATTGCGCATACTGGCCTCATTTTAGTTTTAGGCCGTCGGTCATTCGAACGAGCACCGTTCTTTCGCTGGGTAATTTTGATTCTCCGAATACGTTTTTCGAGAGAGATTATGCAGACAAGTATTTTCATTCGGCGGGATACACGTCTGCGTATTTCAACGATGTGAGCAGCATTCACATTGGAAAACTTACATCCGAATCTCGAGAGAGTAAAAAGAATGCATATGAGCTGAACAATGAGGAACAATTTATTAATGGCGATTGTGTGAATAGTGGCGCTGATATTGTCATGAATGATAAAAATGATAATAAAGAAATTTTCCCTTGTTATTTAATTAACCTAGATAACAGACAAGATCGTTTTGATTATTGTATGGATAAACTACAAATTAATTTTGAGAGATATTCTGCTGTTGACGGAAATAATTTATCTTCTTATAGTCGGTTTTTATTTTTACTAAAACAAATAGACAACAAGTCGATTATTCGTGGAGAGATTGGATGTAAATTGAGTCATTATGATATATGGCAAAAAATTAAAAAACCTACTTTGATTCTTGAAGATGATATAATGGTTCATGAAGAAACGTTTACACAATTGAAATCAGTATTTGATAACTTGAATGATTTAAATGCAACAAATAGCTGGGATATTTTATACGTTGCTGGACAATGGACGCCACGATATGATTTCAACTCTAAACCATATATGGATTCGCATCAACTATTAGATCAACAAAAGAATGTTGTATTTGAACATGTCGGTTCTACATTTTATAAAAGAAACTATATAGAAAGTTTTAATAATTTATTTCATACGCCATTATACAGGACTACAGCTGGATACATCATTAGTCCGTCAGGCGCCAATAAACTGTGCTCTATAATAAATGATTTACCTGAAGATTTCATGAATGAACCATTAGACATGTGGCTATTAGGATTAGAAAAAAATAAATTAATTAATATGATGGATAGTTTTCCTCATCCAATGTACCAAGGTGGTTTTGATCTAATGAAGGAAGAATGTTTATTAAAAACGGATATTGATAGGACAAAAGAAATATTATTTCATTTAAACCATGAGAATGTGAATGAAAATGGAAGAAATATTGATGCAAATTTAGTGACAAATGAAATATATACTAATAATTGGTTTCATACAAGTGAATTAAAAAGAAATATTCATACATATTTAAATAAACAAGAAGTAAATAATATTTTGGAAATTGGGTGTTATGAAGGTCAGGCGTCTCTTTACTTTTCAAACGAATTTTTAAGTTGCAACGGTTCATCATTGGATTGTGTAGATCCGTTCTTGAGTGGACATGTAGATTTTGTTAATGACCATACAGAATTATTGACTAATCATAATGTAGAAGAACATTTTGATCATAACATACAACAAAGTAAACATTTTGATAAAGTACGCATTCATAAAATATTATCTAATCACTTTTTTACAAATAATAGTAAAACATATAACTTTATTTACATAGATGGTAGTCATGAAATAGAAGATATTAAAAGTGATATGGAAAATGCTTTTAAAATACTACGTAACAATGGGATTATGTATATGGACGATTATTTAGGTGGAAATGGAAATAAAATAAAAGATACAATGGATGCATTCATAGATAAATATAAAGATGAAATTATAGTAATTTATAAAGGATATCAATTAGGGTTACAAAAAATAAATTGTAAATGCTTATTAGATAAATTCGAATTTATAGTTGGTCGTGATATAATAGGAAATGATTTATATTATAAAAAGAGAGAAAATATAATGCAACTTTTGAATGAAGCATTGAATAATCATCATTGTGTTGCAGTGAATACATTAGGATTTTTTAAGAAAGACGTTGGAGAGTTAAAACCATCACATTATTTTAGTAGTAATGATGGAATTTATATTAAAAAAAACTATTATTCTGCACATTTTTTGAATAGTAAACCAATTATACGTGTTAAATTTATAGGGAATTTTTGGGATACTAGTAAGAAATTAATAGACGAGTTTAAACTCATGATTCCAAACAATTTAGATGTTTTTGAAAATATACAAATTACGGATAAAGATTCTGATATTGACTATTATGTAATCATAAACATGCCAAAAGATGATTCTACATATTATGATCCTAAAAAAACGTTTGTATTTTCAATGGAACCTGATGTTATGAAAGAAACATGGGGTAAATGGAGACATCCTAATCCAAATGATTTCTTGTATGTTCATAATAAACTGAATCCTGTCCAGTGGCGGTTTATAAATAAAAATGATACAAACAAAATTTATAATAAAGTTGCTTGTATATTGAGTCATAAAAAATATTTTATTGGTCAAAAAAAACGCATTGAATTTATTCATGTTTTAGAAAATGGAGAATATGACAATATTATAGATGTATTTGGGAAAGAAAATTACCATAATTTTCGTTCTTATAAAGGAATTGTTCCAAATGATAACACAAGTAATATACTTACTCAATACAAATATTACTTTATGTGTGAAAATAGTGAACAATGGGATTATGCAACTGAAAAAATATGGGAACCGATTATTTGTGAATGTTTATGTTTTTATTGGGGATGTCCTAACTTATCCGAATACATTGATTCAAGAGCGTATGTGGCACTAGATTTAAATGATATGGAACGAAGCAAATGCATTATAAAAAAAGCAATAGAAGAAGATTGGTGGTCACAAAGGTTGCCATTTATTCGTGCTGAAAAACAAAAAATTCTTACAAAACTTGGATTCTTTCCAACTCTTAAAAATATAATAGAATCAAAACGAGATCATGCAACATTACAAGAATTTAGTCATAGTAATGATAGTAATAACAGTAATGCCGTATATTATTCACAAGACAAACAAGATTATTTTTTGGAGAATAATGTATTTAAAGGGTATAAATCTGGAATATACGTTGATGTTGGTGCTCACGATGGAGTAAAAATAAATAACACACTATATTTTCATAAAAATAATAAATGGAATGGAATAAACATCGAACCAATGAAGAGTGTTTATGATAAATTACTTATAAATAGACCAAATGATAAAAATATAAACTGTGCAATTTGTAACTATGATGGAAAAACTGAGTTTATATGCAATAATGGTTATACTGAAATGATATCTGGAATTAAAGAAACCTACGATAAACGACATTATAATAGATTAGGTGATAGTGGTGATAGTGGTGATAGTGGTGATAGTGGTGATAGTGGTGATAGTTGTGATAGTTGTGATAGTTGTAATAGTTGTGATAGTGGTGATAGTGGTGATAGTAGTCATAATAATACGCAAAAAATTCATTTTATTACATTTGGAGGTCCGTGTGAAAATCATCATAGTGCAGTAGACAGAGTATGTTCTGAAGCAGAACAAATAAAAATGTTTGATAAAATAATTGGATATACTGAAAAAAATTTAATAAATGATACAAAATTTTGGAATAAACATGAAACTTTTATAACAGAAAATAAAAGAGGGTACGGTTATTGGTTATGGAAGTCGTATTTAACAAAAAATACGATGAAAGAAATGAACGATAATGATATTTTAGTTTATGTGGATGCAGGATTTACTATCAATCTAAATGGTAGAAAAAGATTATTGGAATATTTTGATATTGTAAATAAGAGTAAATTTGGTATATTGTCTTTTAATTTGGATTTTTTCGAAAAAAAATGGTGTAAAATGGATATTATAAATTATTATGACGCACATGATTTATTGGAAACAAAACAACTTTTGGCAGGCATATTTATTTTAAAAAAATGTAATCATACAATAAATTTAATTAAAGAATGGTATAATGGTTGCTGTAAATATAACCTTATTGATGACTCACCAAGCAATAGCATAAATGATTCATCTTTTATAGAAAATAGACACGATCAAAGTATATTTTCTATTTTAAGGAAAAAAATAGGATCAGAAGTTATTGATGATGAAACATATTTTTATCCTGAATGGGATATTCATGGTCATAACTTTCCATTTTGGGCTACTAGAAAATTATAAATTAAATAATGCTTTGATATTTTATTTTATAAATAAATAAAATTAATAAATAATAAAGGTATACGCATTTATTATTTATTTACTATAATAATTTATGTGGTGTTGCATGTATCCTTCATTTTTCAGATTCAAAAGGTTGGTTGAACACCAAGACCAAGAATACCAACAAGAACAACAGCGCGAAAATAAAAATAACAATGATAATAACAATGATAATAACAATGATAATAATAATAGTATTTCAGACACTGCATCCATAACAAACAATGTGGAAGAATTTAAAATACTTTTTAGGACCCAAGAAAAAGCATGTTATGAGCTGCGATCAGAAAATACCGTTTTAAAAATGAAGCTGGAAGTAGCAAATGAAATGATTCGAAACCAATCAAAGAAAATACAATCCGTAAAAATGAAAAAAAATAAATTAGAAATTGAGAATAATATTTATAAAAATGTTTTATGTGGTTCATCATTGTCATTGAATAATATTAATAATAGTAATAATAATTCCAGCAGCAAATGCATAAAAAATGAAGAACACGTTTCGAATGCATATCCGCCGCCTCCTCCCCCTCCACTCCCGCTTCCTCCCCTAAATAAAATGAAAGTAAATGGCAATTTTCAAATGAATAGTGTATTAGATGAACTTAAAAGTAAGATAAAAAAAATCGATGAATGAAAAAAATGGACAAATGAAAAACTAGAACAATTACTAGTGAAATTACAATATTAAAATACGATATTTTCATCAATCCATTTTTTAATTCGAATATTGATCGGATGCAACATCATGTTTAATCCGTTTGCATAATCCATATAGTTTGTATCATCGCGCCCCATTTCAATAAATGCATTATAAATAATTTCAAACATTTCATGTGTGTATAAATCTGAAATTTTAATAAATATTGCATCCATATCAATTTCTGGAGACGCCGCAGATGATGTAAATGAAGACATGGGCACGGTATTTAATTCTTTCTTATTTAATAGTTTTTCATTATCAGTCGATTCTAGAGAGACATTATCATTATTATCGTTATCAGTTCTAGGAATTTTATTTTTCTTATCATGAAAACCATTTTTATTTTTATTACATTTATTGTCATGAGTATTCACACGATTGTCCGAACGTATATGCAACTGTACGTCTCCGTGTATATTCGTGTTTGATAGAGACGATGACGATGACGATGACGAATGATTCAATTCCGTAAGCATGCTAACAGGACTTGCTATGACATGGTGGTTATAACTATGAACCGTACCGTCCAACATATTTTTATACATTTGAAGCGTGTGCAAAACATGTGTTTTATCGGTTTGATTATATGTTCGAATCAAATTATTTATTCCATGTTTAGCCAGAGTTATGAGTAATTCGAATAATTTTGCATTCTCTACTTTTATATCCATGTAAAATTTTTTAAATCTAGAAAAAATATTAAATAAATAAAATAAATCTTCTTGTGTATCATTATTATACCATCGTGTTACAGATTGACTGTAAGATGGTGATTGAATGTATAAGATATTATTCTGTATTGTTATTTTTGATCCAATCGGATAGTATGATAAAAGTGCAATTTGAATTAACGCCTGTAATGGTTCAAGAATTGTCTCAAATCGCTCTTTTTTCTTACTCCCACTAATTGTTTTGTATAAAAGTTGAAGGGTTGTTTGCATGCTAATTATATTCATAGTATTATTTTTAAGTTGTCTTTTAACAAAAAATCAAATTATATTATAATGAATTAAATTAATAAATTGAATAAATAATTTTATCAGGTATTGTTTTGTTTTACTATTAAATAATTATTTTTATTATAAAAATATCTAAAAAAATAATTATCATTCGTTATCATTCAAATATTTATCAGTAAACTGCTAACCATCTTATTTGGATTTTCTCTCCACTTGTAGTATTTATTTTATTTTTTATTTTTCAATTGTAGATGATAAGAAAATATTTGTACTTTTTAGATTTTTATTGAAATTTATATCAAATATTTCACACCACCTTATACATTTTTGTATATGTTTTTTTTTATAATAGTCCATCTTATCGAACTTTTTATTCATCATTATATTTAATGTAGTAAGAATATTGTCGATTTGTTTTTTTCCAATAATTATGTTAATTTCTTCTATTTTAGAAATAAAAGTTCGATTGTTTTTAAAGTTAAAAATTGTTTCAATATATAAACTTGAATTTAAATTATCAAAATTATCATATATTTTTTCTATAATATAATCAATCCTTTCTTTATTTTCATTCAAATTATATCCTTTACATATAATATATCTTTCAGAATTTGCATTTCTACTTGTTTGCGGTTTCATGATGTATACACTTTTATATAACGAAGAAAGTAAATATAAAACGTCAATAATGGCATTTGAAAATGTATCAAATACTTTTAATACGAAATTTCCATCATTCGATTGTAATGTCAGTGCGTACACTACTTGAGCAATAATTAACTTTGTTGCACTATATTCTTGATTATTAAAATCTTCAGAAAAATCGATTCCACCATCTCCTGTAACAAGATCCATACTATTTTTATACTTATCATAACAATGAATAAAATTATCACGTGATAATAAATTTCCTGTTTTATCAACACCTTTTTCGATAATTACATTTGGGTTATCTTCCAGAAATTTTTTACTGTTTCTCCATCCAGGACACTTTGTGTCGTTATTTACTAACGTCATACCGTAATATTCATCTTTTTTATTTTTTCTAATGTGCGCAACAGCTTCGATAAACCCACCCGGACCTTCTGCCAAATGGAAAGATTTAAATTTATTTTCCAAATTATCTTTTAATTCTGAACCCGAATTATCTTTTAATTCTGAATTATTATATGATATCTGTACATTTTCATTTTGTACATTTTCATTTTGTACATTTTCATTTTGTACATTTTCATTTTGTACATTTTCATTTTTACATTCATTGCACTCAAGAGGATTTTTAAAAATTGTTGTTTTCTCTTTTTTTTCATATACCGTATTTTTATTTTTAAACATACTACTACTATTCATACTACTATTACCACTATTAAATGAATTTACATCTCCTCTATTTATATTATTTTCATTTGGATTTCCATTTCCACAAATATCAGAATAGTAACTGTCGTTAAAATACCATTCAAAATCATTCATGTGGCGTACATTGTTTGATAAATTATGAACATAATCATTTAATAAATTCTGAAACTTTATTTCATTATCATACTTATTTGTGTCTGTATTATTATTACACAAATTAAAAATAGTGGACATTTCAATCATTTTATAAAAAGACCTTGAAAGTGGTGTTAATTTACTTACCTGCGTTTTATAACCTGGAATTATGGTATGAATAAATTCAAAGGGGTTTGTTATTTTCTTATAATTGTCCCAACCAAAATCATTTTTTTCTATTTTAATTTTAGTTTGGCAAAGTGAGTCATATAATGAATGTGAAACTATTACACTCGGAACATTTTTTATCATTTTAAAACAAATATCATGGCCATCATTGTCTCCAATATTATTATCTAGAATCTTGGGTAATAAAAAAATACTCATAATTTATAATTTTGTATTTAATTTAATTCAATTTTTATTATTTTAAATTAAATTATATTAATTATACTGTTTATATTCTTTTACATCGTATTTTATTTTTTTTATTGATTTTTAAGAGGAGAATCCGGAGAAGATGTTTTTTTCAACGTTTTTCTTTTTACGAATATAACTTTTTTTTTGGGAGGATTTGGCTTATCTTGTGTTGAATCTGTCACCGTCGCTTCTCTCGCAGGTTCTTCTTCTCCAACTTCTTTTTCGCCAACTTCTTCAACTTCTTTCTCTTCTTTAACTTTTTCGTCACGTTTCATTTCTAATTCTCTTGTACTTGAGGGGTCTACTTTTTGCCACACCCAATTCGGTTTGTATCTCCCCGAGCTTGTGACGCGTGATATAATTCCTCTAAATTCACCATCTTTTCCTTTCGTAAAATGTTCTCTCATCATGTATTCGCCAATGTAGTCGTAGCGAACGCTTTGAAACACAATGTACCCGCCAACACGAAGTCGACTCCACAACACTTCAATCGATGCATACAAGAATTCGCTGAGCCACATCTTTTCATTATTAAACATGTTGGTGGATTGCTTCTCTACCGTTTCATCATTGTACACTTCTTTCCCCCACATCGGAGGGCTAAACATGACAACATCGGCCCACCCTGGCGGCAATTTATCAACCCCAACTGCATTCGGAAGACCGTCTTCCAACATTTTCTGTTTTTCGGGTGAACCGAACATTTCAATCATTTTTTGAAACCCGGGAGTTGAAAGCGGATTCGGCTCCACTCCAACATACGTTGCATTCAGCATAATTGCCGCCATCAAACGACTGCCGTATCCTCCCGCCCCATCCAGTATCTTCAAACTTGATAAATCTTCCAGCAACGGAAACAACAGCTTCCAAATCATAACATAAACAAACATATTTTCTGCACTCGCCAAGTACACCCTCTTTTCTTTTCCGTCGATTTTTGACATCTTCATATTAAACGCCTGTTCTCTACGATCCGCCCCTTCCGATTGACTCACAATTATATCGTGCAGATTTTCATCCGTTATTTCCAGCGACTTGCGTCGTAAGGCGCGCACCGCCTTTTCTATGAGCGTTCCTTTCGTAAAATGTTCTTCCAGTGACGGCTCACCTTTGGCTATACGCACCATAATTTTTGAAGGTTCCGTGAAGTAGTCCACGAGCAAGTAATCTTTATCTAATACGACCTCGTCCGGCGACTTGATAGAAACGAATTCACCCTTGCTTTTATCAAACTGTAACATGAGATAACTTGTACGTTTACCATTTTTATCTTTTGACAAATTCAATTTCAAATTATCATTTGCACCAATATATTGTCTGATAAATTTATTCACTTCTTCTGTTTCCTTATTCCCTGTTAATATATCATACGGCGTATTTTGTATGTAGTTCTCTTTTCTAAGCGTCGCAATCGATGCATCCGCAATTTTGCTTTTAATAAGATCAAATGCCGACTGCGCATCATCCTTCGTCCAAAATCGTGAAACAAACGGAAATCCTTTTTCAATAATCGATACAACCCGATCATGCTCTGAATCATATTTTTCTTCTCCTTCGAAATCAATGGTAAATACCGGTTCAATTGCATGCTTATATATCCAATCCCAGAAATCACTGCAAAAACGTTCGTACACTTCAGGCGCTTCCTTCTTCACGTCGTTTACACCGTAATCGTGTCGCGCGTTAATTTCCAACAATTTTACGCCGACATCACTCGTAACCATGAAATCGCATCCAAACACTTCAAACCCGTATTTCGATTCGCGCGTGGTCGCAATATGTGGTTTATACACGTCGTACGCGCACCGCAACACTTCGCGCATTTGTTGCATGATGTTTTTTGCCTCCTTGTCGCTTATTCCCAGCTCCCTCGATTCCGGAAACAGTCGATTCTTTTTGGTCGACTTGAAATGCGTGTCGTGAATTTTTTTATTCATGTAATCCGCATCCTTGTACGGTAGTTCGGCTGTAATGATTTTGCCCTCTTCAAACAAAAACCAGTCCGACTTGTGATTCGGTCTCATGCAAACCATAAAATACATGCGCAAGTGGAACTTTTTTCCTTCAATCAACATCGGGTTTCGAATATATTTTGAAACTAAATAGTCCTTTGTCCCTTTATCTTTCGACTGTTTTCGTCGCTTGACAGCATTTGTAAATTCTGCCAGCTCTTCTTTATTTGTCACGTATACGATGCCCTCGCCTCCGCCCGCACCAACTCCGAGCGGTTTAATAATGAGGATTCCATCGTCCGCTTCGCTATATTCCGCCACACGTTTCTCGTCGCTTAAAAACCACGATTCTGCCATGTATTTTTTGCAAATTTCGGGGCACTTTTTACTCATCTCCATATAAAGCTGCGCCTTGTCTGTAATGACATTCTTTGTATACGGATAATCGGGATCAGACGCGCTAAACCCTTTCACGCCATTTCCTTTCAGTAGATTTTTTAGCGTGGTTTTGATTTCATAAATACTTTCTTCATACCGCAGAAAATCGCCGCCAACAGTCGCACCCACCCACGCAAAATCGGCATTCGGCGTTTTAATATCCACCTGTTTCCATTTATGGTCTGTCAAAATATCCACAAGGCGCGTATGATTGAGTCCTTGCTTGTCGTGAATGGCAAACGTTTTTTGCTTTTCCGTTTTCGAAACAACCACCGCATGTCTCAAATTGGCGCAGTCCACATCTCTCACTTTTTTATAGATGAAGTAGTCATTCAAGAAGGACAGCGTCTTTTCTTCATTCGACATTCCAAGCGCTTTTGCATACAGCGAATTGGAAGCATGATTCTCGCGCATGATTCTAAACAACTCTTCAAATGACGCGCGACTCTTTCTGAAAATGTCGCCCTTGTCCAGATGGTGCGGTTCAAACCCATATTTTGACATCATGCCGTCAAGGTATTCGAAATTTACCAGGTACTCTGAAATATAGTTGCCGATGGATTCCTGCCACACCTGGATTTCATATCCCAAACTGAATTCATCTGGAGGAAATCGCAGGTCGTCGTCATACTTTTTCACAATTTCGATTATTTTTTTGGATGACTCCGATTGCCCGCCCCTGAACATTACGAAACTCTCGTTCTTTTTCACACCATTTCGTTTTAATAAATCAAACACTTTCTTTCCGTTAAATGTGGTTCCAATGAACACTCCGCCAACTTTTGTGCATTCGCACACGTTTCTCAAAAACCCGTTCAGCGTGTCTTCATTTTCAAACATGTAATGCGCTGCGAATTGTATCGATGAAATGTCAAAGCCGGATTCACCCTTTCCATAATTCGCCACTACTCCGTTTAGTCCCAACTTTTTTAAAGAATCCACACTGCCCTTTCCAAATACGGAGTTTGATATTTCGCGCGTAAGTTGACTTGAACCCGAAAATGCGGCGCCGTCTTTTATATTTCTGCTACTATTTCCAATCACAAAGACGGCATCCATTTTCCCGGCATTTTCTCTCGCAAAATTTACGTATCGCGTGCATGCCCCGTTTGCCGGATTTTCAATATTATCTCTCGAAATGTCGATTCCGTAAACAAATGACAGTCCCGACTCTTTCCATTTATGCAAATCGCCCGCTTTTCCAACCGCAAAATCAATCAGCGTGTCTCCCGCCTTGCTCATTTCGTATATTAACGCCGCCTTTACAAACTTGTTGTGAAAATCGCGCAGTCCCTCGGTCAACCTTTCTGCGTTACTGCTACTATTTGACTTGTAATACACTTCGGTTATGGAGCCGGAACCGGAAACATCTCCACTGCTCATCTCGTCGTAATTTATATTTTTGTCCACGCCTTTAATAATGTCTTCCGTAACAGGATAGTGAATGGAATACCAAACGCTGTCTGCCGTCTTGTAATCGTTTCCAAAATTTTTACCGTTTTTTCGCAGATCTGCCGTCTTGTCATACCGAATGCGCAACGGAATCCACCGTTTCTCCGGCTTATCATACTTGAATTCCACAATCGTCAAATCTTCAAACACTTCCGCGCCTTCTTCCGTCACCATGTCACCATCTGAATTGAGTTTCATTAAACATAGTCCAGCGCTGGCATCATATGGATTTGAAGGCAAAAACTGTATTGGTTTGTATTCGCCCGAACCGCCGGAAATCTTATCAATGGTGCCTTCATAAATCATAGCGCACGCATTCGGAATGATTTTATTCGACCGATTCGACGGGTCAAATCCCACTTTTAGCACGAGCTCTTTATACGATTCAACTTGTCTATTCGACAGCATGTTGATTCCGCTTATTGATCCGCCGTCTATCTTTTCAACGACCTTGTCACGATTGGTTTTATCGTCCTTCACCGTATTCACAAGAAAGTCCACCGTGTTGTATTGCGGCGGCTTCCATTTGAATGAAAGTGCCCATGTGAATTTCCGGTCGAGCGGACCAACCTGACCCGGCGTTGTTCCACCCACTCCCGTATTACACGGCGTTAAAATCAAACCATCGGTTACATATCTATATTCGCTTTCCAGGCACTGCTTGCATAGAGCAAAGATTCTTTCCGACGCGTTTTCTTCACCGCTTTTTGTTTCAAATATGGAACCTATACCCGCGATACCGCTTTCTCCGTCATCGAAATAAAATCGCTTGGGTTGAACTGTCAGCGAACTTTTTGCGCTTTTTAAAACCGGTTTCGCATCCATATTTGCAATATATTTCAACATTTCAGAATGGCGCGACTTGTCCGCGTGCTCTTTATTCGTCGTGTAAAAACTCCGTTCGCGCACGCTCTCACCTTTCAGAAAGTAAATATCAAAGGCCAAATACAAGTTGATGAATGCGCCACCCTTGTCGTGCAACACGTGCTCTCCGTCGAACAATGTGTTGTGAAACGCCTTTATATCAACGACCAGGCCCGTAAATTGAACATTTAAAAGCGGATCAATCAAATACATTTTACCACCGGTCGAAATGAAGAGGAGTTTTCTCAAACCATCCGCTTTATCTGTCACCGAATAGTTTTTACGAATGCTCGGCATTTTGTATGCCCCAACCGGTGCAATATTTTTAATTTGAAGTGTGACAGATGACGGTCCGATAAATGCGAGCCGAGACGGCGGTCGAACATCTCCGCCGTAAATCAGTTTCGAATACTCGTCTTGAACTTGACGCATTTCATCATTCGAAATCGGAAAATTGCTGGACTGTATTCCCGACAAAATGGTTTTAATGCATTCTCTCAGCCCTTTTAATAGCGATTCTAATCCCATAGCGGAAACCTCCGAATTCACCACTTCGATTTCTACTTCATACTTGTCTTCACCTCGCATCACATTTGCCGATTTGAAATTCCCGTATGATTTTCTCGACGGTGTAAATGTGTCTTTTACGACACTGATGTCAATTCGAACCGGATAATCGGGATGCATAAACGCGGTTCTTCGAATGTATCTGAAGTTTTTTCCGCTAGATTTCCAGTTGGCAACAATTTGCTCGCGCTCATCTTTTCCGATTTCTCGTTCCGTTTGAAGCGACACCCTGAAATCGAAATCGGTATTATCGACCGGGCGAACATCGGAAATGAATTCAGACCCGTCTTCGCGAATCACTTTATGTTCCATGTTTCGTTTGATCACCATGACGGCATTCTTGTCTGCTATGGAATTATCGATGCAGAAATTCTGTATATTTGAAAACCCGTCGAGTTGAACACGGACGTCGGAGTCATTTAAAAAGATTCTTAAACTGTATTCTTCGGCGGATTGTTGAAATTGGAGCGACTTGAGTTTTTTAATTACATTGGTGACATTGTCTTTGGTTAGGGGCGCGGACTGTCTCATGGTTCCAAAACGAACCTCTAATTCTGGATCTAAAGACAATGACGATTCGCTTGTTGATGCTTTTTTAACTTCATCTAAATATGTTTTCACAATCGTGTCGAATTTTAATTTTTCTTCATTTTGTTTTTCCTTATCTTTCGCGGTTATTATTTTACCTTTTTCTCTTTCTTCATGTCGCTTTGAAGAAGACATTCTCTGCTATTATATACTTTATTTAGATAATTCTATATTGTTCAATTTTATAATAATTAATTTAATTATTATAAAAATATTTTTTTTAATTTTTTTAATATGAATATAAATATAATATTAATCATCATCAAAAATAAATTATCTTTTAAATGGCACGTTCTTGGCATGGGACACATCTACGACTAGGACAAGGACAACCTCCTCTCGAAAATTACGTATGGCCATCCGATCCTGACAAATTACAGAAATATTTAGATAGATGTTCGCCTAGTTTAACTGCATTACAAATGAATAATGCAAGCTTAACACACATTGAAGGAGTGCGTTTTCCCACAAATTTAATAAAGATAGATTTAGTCGGTAATCAAATACAAAATTTAAATAGAGTGCAATTTCCGCCTAACTTGACACACTTACATTTAAGCAATAATCATATAACAAATTTGAATGGAGTGCAGTTTCCGCCTAATTTAACAGAATTATATTTAGGTAGTAATGGAATAAATTCTTTACAAAGGGCAAATTTTACATCAACATTAACAACGCTAGAATTAGATCATAATAATATAGAATCTTTACAAGGAATTCAATTTCCATCAACATTGACATCATTGAACTTGGGTTGGAATAATATACATAATTTAGACAGAATTCAATTTCCGCCTAGGTTAACAGAACTATGGTTGAATGATAACCGTTTAATTCACATGAGCGGAGTTCAATTTCCATCTGGATTAACTAAATTGGATTTAAGCAATGGTGAAGAAAGGGGCGACGATAGGATGGGATATGGATACAATCAACTTAAATCATTTAATGACGTAAAATTTCCGCCTAGTTTGACTGAATTAAACTTACAACGCAATCGTTTTGAAACGTTGGGTAAAATAATTGAACCAACCCCGAATGTTTTACAGCTGATTGAACACCAATTTCCAAAAATTGTTGAAGAATATCGCAAAACTTTAACTAGGCAATCTCAACAAGAGCAAGCAACTTTAACTAGACAATCTCAACAAACAGAGCAAGCAACTTTAAAAGAAATATCTGATTTCAACCAACAATCCATGCAGAATCAGTTGCGCGGAATCACATCATTTTTGCGCGAAGGTATGGAAGCTCGCGCTAAACAACATGCCGAACAGTTGGAACGAGAGGGGGAAGAAAGAGGAAAACCATTGATTTATATCCGTTTAATTGCAAATGGAATGCGATATCCAGTTCCACTAAATACGACAGAATCTGTTCAATCTGTAATAGATTATATAAACGAACACTATTATATTTCATCATTAGTTTCAAATTGTGGCGCTATACATCTTTATAAATCAGATAGAAGGGGTCGTTTGGATCATATACGCGTTTTAGCTGATTACAATATTCAAAACGGTGAAACGTTAAATGCTCAATGTCGCATAATGCAATACGTGCAAAATGGAGGGAATCAAACTACAAAACGATTCCAAACAAGAAAGAATAAAAATAAAAAGTCAAAAAAATGGTCGTTAAAATACAAACGAAGCATCAACTGCAAACGACCACGCGGATTTTCACAACGCCAATACTGCAACTATGGCCGAAAAAAATGAAAATATTTTAGCAAATGAATTCATAATAAATTAATAAAAACTAATTCAAGAATTCGCATATACGGTCATATAAAAATTGTTTTGTTTTTTTTTCTTTAAATGATTCAGTAAAACCTGTGGTTTCCTTGTTATTGTTATTATTATTATTATTATTAATATTCTTAACACACGTGACTTTATTGTAAATTTCAAGCAATTCCGCATGCGTATAGGACGAAATCGATTTAATCGGTGTTAAAACATTTTCCGTTCGCCATTTTGATTCTCGAATCTGTTTTGCGTATTCCAGCGACACCGCTTTCATTTTAAAAACATGAATACCCAATCCACCTTCCACTTCCTCAACAAGATGCGTAACCGACGAATCCCCTAGACCGTATAATTCGCAGTAACAATTCTTTTTCATAAAAATCGCAGAAATGTTATAAATAATACAGAGTCCATAAAATCCTTCCAACGTAAGCGGAACATCTCCGGACAACTCGTTCTCAATGCGGACTTTATTCAACTTATGTTGCTTATACACGTTTGGCAATTTGCGCATTTTTTCAACTGCGCCTATTTTTATTTCTTTTTCTGTCACAAATTTTGTTTTCAAATACTTGTACGCATCTTCACCATTCAACATGATATAAAATGCCCAAAATAATTTATCCTTCTCTCTCGTAATATAAAACAAATAAGAATTTACATTGTCATCATGAGTTTCTTGTTTCTCTTTTTTTTCATTCAATTCTATTTGTTCAACTTTTATAATTGGCGTTGAAACTGGTGCTGTTTTCACTTTTTCTAGTGACGATTTTTCTAAACGAATAACATATTCTTGCAGTAAGTCAACCACTTGCTCTAATTCTGATTTCATTTTTTTTTGTTGTAATAATAATATAAACAATATGAATAATATCAACTAAGTGGAACCCTTTAATATTATTTGAAATATTGATTTGAAAGCGTCATTTTTTTCTTCTCGAATTCACACATTTGACTTTCTTGATTTTGAACAAATGTCACATATTCGCTAATTTTATGAATTATGTCTAAATTCACATATGACAAGTTTAAAAAAACGCCATTTTTATTTTCGCTAAATGTAATATGATTTTTATAAAGGATTCGCAAAACCTCGATTTGATGAAACGTGGGAAGCGCTTCAATATTATCTCTCAACATTTTCAGAGATTCGGTGAACGGGGTTTGCGATGATGCCTTTTTATTTACGATTACATTATCATGATTACTATCGTTATCGTTATCATAATTGTGGGTATATTCGACATCGTCTTCATATTGTTGTTCTTGTGCGCTTTGCATTTTTTATTTATATCCCTTGTCTTTTTTTATTTATAAAATATGAAATATAAAATATATTATATAAATGTATCTATGAAATCTTTTTATATATTATTCGGTATATTAAATTAAATTACTTTCATTTCATTTGTTTATTATTATCATTATTTTTTATTATCATTATTTTTTATTTCATGTGATATTGTTTCATTGTGACAAATATCATATTTTTCAATGATAGTAGTATATAAAGTCGCCCATCCCAGTCCAATCATATCAATCATATATATATATTATGTATATGTATATGTATATAAATTAATTTTTCTATATCCATTTTTTAATACTTTTACTTTTATATTTTATACATGAGAACGTTATTTTATTAGATACTTAAACACATGAAAAGCAGTGAGCGATACTGCAATCAACATTGGAAGCGACTCATACGACAAATTCGTAGTTTTAAGAATAATAAGTGCAGATGAAATTGGATTTCCAAAAATGGTGCTAAAAAATGCTGTAATACCTATAATGATGGACTGAATATGCGGAATGGATGTAAAATTATCGTATAAACTTCCAATTCCACCCCCAATTGACATGAAAACGAATTTATGTCCTCCCGAACACCCCGAAATAAATGTCAAAATCACATTGCACAGAAACTGAAACAAAATGCTGAAATTATATGCGCAGGTGTCATTTAATTCACAATTCACTAAATTTATTCCGCTTCCCATTATTCTTATTGCATTGTCAGAGTAGTTTATGAGTGCAGCAACACAAAAACCAAATACAATTGGAACCAAATGCAGCAGCAGTTTACTCTTATTTATTAAAGAACGCACTCCGTAAAAAAGTAACGTCATCGTCTTCATTAGAATGGATGCAACGAGTCCGCACATCACGGCTAAAAATAAATACTGAATTATATGGGTTATGTTATACGTGAACTGAACAGGGGTTTCTTGAAACAAATTGCCAGTTTTATCATTGGTCATAGCATACGCAACAAGTATGCCGATACAACAGTACACGATATTCGATACCATGTTCGAAGACCCTTCGCGCAATGATTTTTCTATCGACAAGGCAAATGATGCCAGTGGAGAACGAAATAATAGCGTAATTCCGAAAACATATCCCAAATATAGCACGCTTTCAAAATTTAATTCAGAGGTGATAGTTTTAAACACGGTTTTAAAGAGAGAATGCGCGTATAATAATAATATCATAGACATGTAAATTATTGGCGTTTCAGGCCCTAGCGCTCCGCCAGCATACACTGCAATCAAACTGCTTGCAATAAGTGCTAAAATAGAAGTAAACGGGAAATCGGTCTTGAAATAATTCGGGAAATCTACGTTTCTAAATAAATTATGAATGTTGGAATTTAAAGGCCCGTTGGCATTTTTAAAAAGAAATGATCTAGATGCAACCCAAAACAATAAAGGTGTTAGCAAAAACATGGCTCTTGGATTTTTAAAACTGTTCATTTTTGCATCGAGAGATAAATTTGTAAATGCATCTCGATATAATATGCAAATGCATCCAATACAATAAAGTGCAATGATAAGAAATAGAACTGTTACAAAATTTTTAATTATATTCATTCATTCATTTACATATATTAAATATATAAATAATTTTACAATAATATTTTATTTCTATTTTTTTTATTTCTATTTTCGTATTTTCGTATTTTCGTATTTTCGTATTTTCGTATTTTCTCTCTAATCTCTCTAAATACCAATATTATAAACCAAATATAAAAATACAAGTTTACATTTCAGAACTCGTAGATTTTTATAAAAGGTTTGTCATATTCGTCATAGAGAGATTAGAGAGAAAATGATAAATTAAAAAAAGAAAAAAAGAAAAAAAGAAAAAAAGAAAAAAAGAAAAAAGCATTTTTGAATTCATCCCGCGAATTCGCTTGGACCAAGACCAAGGTGTTTTATATATTTAATGATTTTGTATGAAATTTTTTTTGTTTTTTTCCCACATTTCTTTGGCTACCTTTTTCCCTGTGAGCAACTCATCAAATGCTTCTTGAACTGGAAGATAGAAACAGTCCTTGTTGTTTCCATTTACGAAGAATGTTCTTACAATTTTGACAGGTCGCGGAATATGAACACGATGTTTGGAAAGTAGTTGTCCGAAAATTGCATCGCGTGACGGAATGTGAAATCCGTAATTTGAAAACTCGGGATAACACCATTCTCTTTGTTCCTCCATATGTGGAGCCATGGTCCTAGAAACCATCTTGGGTTCAATGGCTGAAAATGCAAGAAATGCCGAAATTAAACCGTCTTTGCACATCTCCAATTGTTTATCTCTTACAACTTTAACGTATCTTGCATAAGATCCTGCGCAATTGTCAAACAAGTGTGCAACGTCATAGCTGAACAACCTTGGACAAATTGCTTGACAGGAAAATACAAGATTGCAAATAACGACTTCTATGTATTTGCGGTCAAATGTGATGTTTTTTCTTTCACACAATGATTGATGAGCGCTCATACCAGAATCAGTAACTTCTCGGTATTTCATACACTGTCTTTGCAGCTTCCAAAACTTTTCTAACAATTTGTTGAATTCGGAATCTTCTCGAATCGTTTGAATTGGAAGAAATCCGCGCTTAAACTGTTTGACTGCATTCTCCAGGCGCTCGATGTTTGAATTATATAATTCAATAAGTTGCGCCCGATTTTCTTGAATTTTTTCACGCGTGGCATCCTCTACTTTAATGTTCTTGAATACATTGTTTTCAATGCCAACGACGCTCTTTTTTTCACTCAACACTGTAGGTAGGTTATAATAATACCTGTTTCCAATCAAGCATTCTGATGCAAACGCAGAGTGAATGTATTTTGCAGTAAGGTCTGCATGTTTTTTCAAGCATTTGATTGTATGCGGTTTCGCAGATGAAAATCCGAAAAGACGCGATACAAGGAGTCCCGCCATTGCAGATTGTGCTTGCAAGTAGTTTTTTTGATGAGCCGTGAGTTCGATAAACGGCGTTTTAAATCCTTCATTGTTAGCATCATGAATGCGAGTGAGAGCGTCTGTTGAATCAATGCATCCTACTGGTTGAAACACTTGTGTGTATGATGCATAGAATCGATGCGGGCAATTGTCATCAAGAATGGCTTGTGCTGAAGAAAGCGACGCCCTCATCCGACAATGGTGGTGTGGAAATGACTTTTTAATGCCTTGGCCCAATGCCAACTTTTTTACATTTGACGCATCATCATAGAAATAATAATGCTCTAGCATTTCTTTTGTTTCTTTTGTTTCTTTTGTTTCTTTTGTTTCTTTTGTTTCTTTTGTTTTTTGTGCGGATTCATTTTTGTCATAAATTCTCCATGTGTTGCCATTGATTACACAAAGTGTGTAACCGATTGCCGTTGTTGTCATTGTTGTCCAGTCGTTGCCGTGTGTGTCCGTCCGAACTCTACAAAAAATATAATACTATAAAATATTTCAATTTATATATTTTCTGTTGAACCCGTTTTGTATATTTAGGCGATTTTATGATTTTTTAACAGGTTAATTCAATTCATTCATTTCCAGGGCAGATTTTTTAACAAGTTCAAAACATTCTTATCATTTTCATCGTGCTTTATCTCTCGAATATAGTTTGACGGGCTTTTTGACATGTGAACCAACATATTGGCATCATGTTTTATATCTCCGGTCAAATGAACAACTTGTCCTGGGAAATATGTATCGATTTCGATACACCCTAAATAAACCGGAGTTGTATTATATACGAGACAGTTGGTAATTTTTTCTGAAAAGTAATGCGGATGTCGATAGTTTTCAATGCAAATGCTTAGCGCATACGATTCGTACGGTTCCTTGTCTTTAAACGGCCCTTTTATATTTTTATGATTTGGAAACCGTTTTGAATGCATTTCTGTCCCGTTTCCCCAAATGTCAATTGGTAGATTGTTTATCAATATAAATGTTGCAAGTTTGTGGCGGTACGCGTTGCCCGGTGCCTTCATTTTCTTTGATACAATAATCGATATTTTATTTCTTTGACTTGCTTCGCTCTTATCATATTTTTCTTCCAAGCTCGGCGGAACTTGCGGTGGAGGAACGTGCCACATGAATCCATGATGCTCTTTAAAAACCGCACCGGTTAAATTTGGGTGAATGTGACCAATATAATAGAGTCCAGCACCTATAAACTTTTCTGCAAAATGAATAAAATCATAGGAGAGTCGCAAATACGGGATGGGTTCAAATGCCAATCCGAGAACGCGTTCCGGAGGAACAGAAATCGTTGGAACAATGGGACAGTTCAATAGAATTGCGTGCGTATATGTTTCATTTAAAGTAATGTACAAGCGCTTGTCTGGACCGTAATCACCCATTTGACTCACTCTGCATATTTCTTCGTATTCTTGTTTGCAATTTTCAGAACTGCAAAAATCGGAGAAGAATCGAATTCTCATGAATCTCTCTTCAAAATAGAGTTTTGCATTTTCAAAAAATAAATGATCGCACGATTTGTGTTCTTGAAAAAATATTAGTTTCGATTGCTGTGATGTTTCAACGAGAGAATGATCAAAAACGCGCCCAGTATATGCAGTTGAATTATTATTATTATTATTGTTATTATTTGATATTGAATTCGAATAATGAATACAGTAAATGTTTCGCTCAACAAGTGTGAGATAAAGAAGTAAAGCGTGAAATTGCGACATTAATGTATTACTTTCAAAATTTATGATTGTGAAATTATGAACATTTTTTATTGTTTCGCATTCATTTTGAAGAACTGTTTCATCAAAGTGTCGAAATAATTCTCTCTTGATCAATACAGTTGAAAATAAAAAAGGACACGATGTGAATAATGATGATTCCGATTTTTTTATGGTTCGCGGAACAACTGCAGAAATGGATTGTGTCGAATATGTGGTTTCGCAACCAATGACATCATAATCGCTTGATTCCATTAAATTGAATTGTATTTGCAATTTGTTCGTATTCCACACATCATGTTCCAAGTCAAAAAATGAAATGTATTTGCATCGCGGATTCATTCGATGATTTCCATCGTCATGATTTCCATCGTCATGATTTCCATCGTCATGATTTCCATCGTCATGATTTCCATCGTCATGATTTCCATCGTCATGATTGTCATTCTTATCGCCATTGTTGTTGATTTTGAATAGCGTGTTCAAATTTAAATATGAGTCGGAAGTATACACAATTTTTATTCTTGGATCATTACTCTCTCCGTTTCCATTTATCAACACATTCTCAACATTTGTTACAAGCAGCAGTTCCCAGTTTGTATATGTTTGATTTAAAATAGAAGTTTTAATCGACGAAATTAGAGAGATGGTCGGATTATTATTATTATTATCATATTTAATATAATCTTTTGGTATAAAAGAAAAAATAGTTATCATATTTTTGTTGATTTATTATTTTTAATTTATTATTTTTATATTTAATATTTAATATTTAATATTTAATATTTTATACACTTATTTTATTATATAGTTTTTTTTATAAAATAAAATATTATAAAATAGATGAAGTATACGCGTTCTAATAAAAAAAATCGCAAACATTATTATTTAGGTGGTACATCTTTTGATCAAAAAGGCGTCGCTGCCCAACTTCGATCATCGATGCCACATAATAGCGTGTTGCGGAAAAAGTTGAATGAAATTGTACACAGCGGAGATTTTTACGAATCAAAAGAACGAAACAGTTTTTTAGATTTAAATAATGACGATGATGCAGAAGCCCAAAAAGTATTGAGTGAAGCGGTTGATTATATAAAAAATAATAAAGATTTAAGTGCCAAAATAAAAAAACGAGTATTGCAAGGAATAGCACCTGTTACCGCCTCCACAACAACATCGGGATATAATAAAACTTCTACGAAAAGAATGAGAACACATACTCCTACAAAAACAAATAGAACAAACAGAACAAATAGAACAAACGCGGCGACAAACGTAATTTTTAGGAATCGGAGTCGAATGCGAACAAGAAAAATGTATAAAAAATAAAATAAAAAGTTGAAAAATGATATTAAAGATATAATAACTATAAATGTAAATTGTATACATGAATTAAAATGATACCGAATGCAATGTTATTTTTATTGAAAATACAATGCACTATGTTATACAATATACTATTTGAATTCATATTTGGAAAAACAGATACTCAAAATATGTTTAAACATATATCAGATTCAACACATGTAAAATATTCAGGTGAAGTAGATAAAATCAATCCGAATGTAGATGTTTATTTATTCAATCACGTAAGTTTTGTTGATTTTTTTATGGATAATTATATTATTGGTGGAAACGGGTGTTATATTTCTCGAGTTGCTGCATTTTTTGCAGTTCCTTTTACATGTATTTATGGAATGTTTAATAATTGTATTTATTTTATTATAAGAAACCATCGTAGTGTGAAAGATCGTTTAAAACTAGGATTTGAAAATATAATCCATAAAAATAAAAAAAAAGTTATTATTTATCCAGAAGGAACAAGAAACCAAACAAATGATGTCATACCATTAAAATGGGGAGGGTTGAATTTAATATTTAATATGGGATATTCTGTTCAAATTATTAACGTAAAAAATAAAGATAAAATATTTAATGAAAAAAAAATGCAGTTTAATTATAATATTACGTGCGACATTGTTGTATCTGATACGATCCACGCATCTAGTTATAATAGTTTTGAAGAATTCTATGCAGCCGTGTGTGTAAAATGGGAAGAATGTTTTTATAGAACAAGTGGAAGCAATGTACCAGTAGAAATTAGTAACAAGGAAAATATTCATTCATTATCTCGATTTTATTCTATTGGGTTATTTGGGTTTTTATCGTTATTATCCTATTTTCATTTAAATTTATTTATTGGCATGATTCATGTTCTTTATGTTGGTATGGTTATGGCATCAAAACATATATCCACGCTTAAAAAAGAACACATTCAATCTTTTATATTTTATTATAATTGGTTTCAAGTGTTATTAAGTTTGACAATGTCCATTTATGGTATAACAATTTTTAATGTAGACAATCCTCTATTGTTAAATGATTTCAATGAAAATGTATATATTAGAAATTTTATACTATTGCATGCTTTTTCAAAAGTTGTAGATTTTATAGATACTGCCATACTTATTGTATCTGGAAAACAACTTTCTTTTTTACACACGTACCATCATTCAAGCATTGGACTTATTTGGTTTTATCTCTACAATGAAAATGTGAATTCTGTATATTTTGGTGCAATGTTGAATAGTATAGTGCATACAGTCATGTATTTTTATTTTAATTATAGTCACAAGTTGAGATATATAAAATCGTGGATTACAAGAATGCAGATAATGCAGTTTATTATTTTAATTATTCATCCCATTATTTTTATATATAATACAGAAAATGTGTGGTATAAAAAACTTGCATACTTTCAAATGTTATATCAATTTTCAATGATCATTTTATTTGGCAATTTTTATTATAAAAATTATATTTTTTCTAAGCAAAAACAGGTATAGACGAAGTATAAATGAAGTAAGTAGAGATAAAATATATAAAAATGAAAGTATAAATAATAAGCAAAACAAGAAACGGTACTTATTATTTTATTTATTTATTAATTTTTAATTTTATTAATGTTATAAAAGTAATTTAAACAAGATGAAAGATTTTCATAAAAACTGTCATATTTTACGTACACTATATTTCGTTTTTTACATTCATCGATAACAATGTCTTGAATCTGTGGATATAATTGGTCGCTTAATCCGGGAAATAAATGGTGTTCGATTTGCGAATTAAGCCCACCTGTTAAAAAATTAATCGATTTGGATTTACCACACCATGTTGAAGATTCTGTAATTTGCATCTCTGCCCAATCTTCATGTATATTTTTTTTATATTTATTTATTTCACTTGTATTGTGACTTATTAAAAATTGAAATGAAAGATACGTTGATCCGGTATACACTGTTAATAACGGAGTCCACCAGTGACCGAAATTATATATTGGAATAAAATAATATAAAAATACATGCAATAATTTAAATCCAAAAAAAAGTATAACATCTTTTAATGTTTTTTTTGGACTCCGAACGTTGCAATGATAACCATTTATAAAACGTAAAAAGTCAGAAATAAAATAATCAAATCCCATAAATCCAGTAATTAATGGCAAGTATAAAAACTGAAACTTATGCCACTCTTTTATTTTAAATTTTTCAGAAAATCTCGTAATTGGATAATTAGAAAACGTATCCGGATCATGAACAATGTCATTTGGTAGCAAATGGTGTCCCAAATTGTGTTGTGTTTTCCACATGAAAGATGATGCTCCTGTAATGTCATTATAGTATCCAAAAAATTCATTCCATGTATTATTATCCGTCAACGAACCATGATTTGCGGAATGTTGTACACATAACCCAAAAGATGCTAGCGAAATACCTAAAAACAAAGACAACCACCAATGTCCACAAAAACAAACCAGATATGTTAGTAAAAAAGTTGATAGATTAAAAAATAATATTCTTGATGTTATATTACCTCCTCCTCTCTTTTTTTGATTTGTGTTATTTACATATTCTAATACTCTATCTTGTAAAGTAAACAATAATGACGGAGATAAATAATTTTCTTTTTCGCAACTGTTTACACGTCCTAAACAACGCAACTGTGATAAATATTTATTCGCTTTATTTCTGTCAATGTGATAAGACCAAAATAAATATGTTGAATCCCTGTTTTCCGCAAGTCGTATCATTTCTCTCCCACCCGGATGAACGTTTACAAAATCTGTTATATCGTATATTTTTCCATCGATAATCGTAGTAATCATACAGGCAATCCTTTTTAAATATCTATTATATATTATTTTTAAATATAAAAAAAATATTATTACAATTCAATTATTATAATATTTCTTTATATTTAAAAAGCCGTGATTATTCATCTAATAACATTAATGCCATTGCTGAATAATTATGTAAATCAATCAACGTATCTCTAATTCCTTCATCGTTTATTAAATTTACTCCATTTTTTGTGATAGACATAGAACGTTGTAATTTATCTTCTATCCTCATTAAAACACCGATAACTCCATATTTGGCAAATGCGTCTCCATAATCAATATTTTTTTTGGTGAATAATTCTAATGCCTCATTTTGAATTGTTTTCATTTTTTCTACCCTGTTCATAATATATTTTATAATATATTTTATAATATATTTTATAATATATTTTATAATATATTTTATAATATATTTTATAATAAATAATATTATAAAATGTATTTATATTATTTTACAATATTTAATGTGCATTTCAAATATAAAAAAGTGTAAAAACCCCAATTAAATATCCAAACTGATCGACGTTCTCTCTGATTTTTGCTTGCGTTTACTCTTGCTCGGAAAATTATCATTCTTCATTTCATTCAAATCCGACGCGCTAATCGTGCTTCCGCCAGCATTTGAATTCTTGTCTTTATTCATTGTTACATTTAATGTGGCTGCTGCTACTGCTGCTGAAGCCGAGTTATCAACCGTAACTGTTTTTGTCTTCAATCCAGAAAGTAGGGATGAAATATCCGAAGGTCCCTTCATTTCTGGTCGCAAACTTTGTTGTATCGTTTGCGACATATTGCCGCGACCCATCAAGATATCTGGTCTTGTATTTGTCAAGTCGCCTGGGCGCCTGGGAGCCGGGGGTGCATTTTCACCCTTGGTTTGAATAGGTGGGGGCGGGGGGCGTTGTGGCAAAACCGGCATTGGCATCGGCATATTCATTTGTTGCGCCGGATTATATTGAGGTTGGTGCGAAAACGGTGTCGCGGCAGCATTTCGAGATGACGATAGGCCGGCAATGTCACTCATGAAATTCCCGAATCCACTTCCTCCGCCTCCTCCTCCGCCACCGCCACCGCCACCGCCACCTCCATTACCGCTAGAAGAGCCGCGCGTCGCATTCGACATGGAAGATACTGCCGCTTGGGTGAATTGCTGCATTAGTTCCGGATTTTGACGCATAATGTCATCCATTCCCGGCATGGCAGATTTAAACATGGTGTTTGTCATGTGCAGCATGATGGCGCTTCCGCCTAATTGGAATAGCAGCTTGAGTTCCGGCGCCATTTTTGCCTTGGATTTATATTTCTCGTGCAGCTCTCCAAAAATATCGTCATAATCATCAATATTCTCATTCACTTGCTCCGACCATCCGTCCAATTTCAAATCAAACGGGTCGAATTTGTTATTCAAGAATTCGAGACCCGTAATACATGCCATCAGCATTTTGCCCTGGAATTTCACACTGTTTCTGCGCTCTCGTTCTTCCACGTGTGTTTCATATTCCCCCTTCATCTCTGATAAAGACGACTCCATATCATATTTTTTCGTGAGTCGAATTCCCTTTTTTTCCAAATCCTCTAATTTTTTAATGTACTTGAACTTCTCTCGAAGCAGCTCTTCCTTCGTCAGCTGCGGATGCGAATCAATCGGCACATCGGGGTGAAATGGGACATTGCTGAATTTTCCAAAACCGTCCCACGTCGGCTTATCGTCGTCAAATAGCGCCGTTGATGCACCGATTCCGCCGTTATTCGTGCCACCATTATTATCGTCACTACTGCTATTACCCCCAATGCTGTTTGACAGGGAATCGTGTTTATTCACATGAAACGACGAGGACGAAGATGAGTGCGAAGGCCCCGATCCAAACAAGTCCGAGCGCAGTTCTTTCACGTTTCTTGACGACGACGAAGAATCCATGTCGCGTAAATCATCTTCCAAACTTGTAATATCGTCCAAATGTATATTTGTTGACGCATTTTTATCTCCTCCCGATTTAAATCTGTCATTCATAAGCAACTCTAAACCTCCTCCAAAATTTGACGATTTTCTACCACTGTTACCACCGTCCCCAATATCCAAAGATCCTAAATCAATTACTTCTGGTTCCATATTTTTACGTTTATTTATTAATATCTAACTTACAACTTTTATTTTTAAGTCATACGCATAATAATTATATTATCAATTTTCTCTACTATTATTATTTTTTATATAATTTTTTATATAATTTTTTATATAAAAATCTCTCTATCTCTCTATCCAAGTAAGCATGAATCCAAATTATTTTAGTTACACGACTTGTTGAAAACTGGATAAAAATGTATCTAGTTCGAATGCAGATTGATTTGTTTCATTGAACTTTAGGTGCGCATAATAGTATCCTTGAAGAAAACAATCCGCCAAATCGTCATTCTTTTTATGTTTATCGTATTTTGCTATCCATTCATTCAACATTGGATAGAATGACAAGAGAGACCTACACACCATTTTTCCTGCATCCTTTCTCATTTTGTATAATTTTTTTTCACTTTCTAAAACATTATCCAAATTACCTTCACCACCTGTATCATTTTTTTTATTTATAACCGACTTGAATAATTTCAACTTGTTTGTTGCCGATATAAATTCAATCTTTGTTATGTTCCGCATAATAAAATACTGCGAAATCATTCCTTGTAGCACATTCATTCTTCCCGCCAAATTTCCAATTTGATTTTCAATGAGAATTGCATCGATTTTATCCATGTGTTCTGCGAAAATGACATCCAAATGACACTTTATATTTTTACCGAGATCGACAATATTGATTTTATTACAGGATACTTTTTTTTTAGAAAGCGGAACGATATACGGCGCGTGCCCGCTCTTCGAATTGGATTTTAGAAGTTTTGGATGCATCGGTAGTTGCGCTTCTTCTGCATGTTTTTTGCAATACTTTTTTACATCTTCTGGTAACATGGTATTCGAATGTGTGCAACAAGTTGCCGTCTTTTTGCATTTACAACACTGTTTTAGAATTTTTTCTACTGTTTTTGTTTCTGCTTCTTCCACGTGGTCACACGACAAGTCAATAATATTCCATTTTACTATTTCTATAAAATGTTTACTGTTTTCGGTTTCAGTAATTGAAAGTAGACAATATGCAAGATTTTTTATTCCAACATCAAAGCTTAATAGAATCATTATACTATGTGTTATGTAAATTATATTTATGTTTATATCATAATTTATATATTCACTTATGTTACATTAACTCGTTAATGATTACAAAATATACATATTTAACGCACGATATCTTTGCCTTTATAATCGTTTTTCATCTTTTTCTATTACCACCATGTTTCATTATTATTTATTATTTTTTTAGTATAAAATTAGACCTATCCAAATATAGTCCATACTTTACTTCTATACCATCTAATCTTACATTTTTTAATGTTTGCTTTTTAGATGAATCACGTATTGTTCCTATTTGTATTGTTTGATTATCTGATGTTGTAATTTTTAAATAAACAATTATATACGGAAGTCCCCGGTATTCATCATAATGATAAACAATTTCTTTGAATACAATATTTTCTACATTAATTGTTTGTGATTTGCTCCCTCCATCACCCCCATACTTAGTATTATTTATCCAAATTGCGTCTACCGTATCTCCTCCTTGAATTGCTAATTGTGTAATGTTATTAACTGTTGATTTGGATTCGTCGGGTCCGCCTGATTTTTCAAATTTTAATGTACCAGAAAAATCTATATTTGTAAAATCAATTTCATTAAAAATACAATCCTTACATATTGCACCTGTAAGATTTGCACCTGTAAGATTTGCACCTGTAAAATCCGCACCCGTAAGATTTGCTCCCGTAAAATTTGCACCTGTAAGATTTGCACCTGTAAGATTTGCACCTGTAAGATTTGCACCTGTAAGATTTGCACCTGTAAGATTTGCACCTGTAAGATTTGCACCTGTAAGATTTGCTCCTGTAAGATTTGCACCTGTAAGATTTGCACCTGTAAAATCCGCACCCGTAAGATTTGCTCCCGTAAAAATTGTATTTGAAAAATTTAATTTACCTGTAAAATCCGCACCCGTAAGATTTGCTCCCGTAAAATTTGTATTAAAACCAATATTAACTGCACCTTCAAAAATCGCACCCGTAAGATTTGCTCCCGTAAAATTTGCAAACGAAAGATTTTTTGCATTTGTAAAATTCACATTCGTAAGATTTGCTCCTGTAAAATTTGCAGATCTAAGTAGTGCATTTGTAAAATCTGCACCCGTAAGATTTGCTTCTGTAAAATCTGAATTTTCAAGATAAGAATCTCTAAATTTTACATTTATTAGTGACGATTCTTTAAAAGTAACATTTGGTGGTATACCGTAAGCAGTATTATCTGTTTTTGTAAAATCTGAATTATTTAGGATTGCCTTTTTAAATGATGCACTATTTATTTGTGTATTTGTAAAATCTAAATTACTAAGATCTTGACCCTCCTTAAATATTTCTCCCCGAATATCTGCATTTTTATATGAGTTTGTGACCGTTATAACCGTTGTATTAAAATTAAAACGTAAATTTTTCATATGACCACTTCGTAAATTTTTCATATTTTCTAATTTTCTATAATGTTATATTTATATATTATTATAATATAAAAATTAAAATTAAAATTTTAATTCTTAAATTTAATATTAAAATAAATGAAAATAAATTTACATTTCATGTATTTTAATATTTGTTAATATTAGCCATCTATTTTCTCTAAAGAATTAAAATACAAATTTTAAAGTAAAAATATGGGTATGAGCAATCCATTTCCGTCCAATATGATTGATAAAATATTAGAGATTTATGAAAATCAAACATATTTAGAACGATACGGCGAGTATGTTTTTTTCGCAATCATTATATGCACTTCATTTATACTCGTCATTACGTATATTCATATTAAAATAAATATTGAACAAATACGGGCAGATTGGAACAATCAAAAATGCAAACCGAACATTATGCCGTTTGCCGGAATGATCAATGCGCCTGCCAACATGTCAAAAATGAAATACGCCGAAAAAAATTTCGCAGAATGCACCCAAAATATTTTAACCGACATTACCGATATTGCGCTAATACCTGTGCATTACATAGTAAGTATTATTACTGCAATTGTTGGCGAGATTATGAAGGTTGTGAACGACATGCGCGAAATAGTAGATAAAATACGAAATTCGGTTACCGATATTACATCGGATATCATGTCTCGGATTCTTAACATTATGACACCTCTAATCGAAACCATTATTACGACGAAATCTATGCTTGGAAAATCGAATGGTGTGGTCACTGCCGTGATATACACATTGTTTGGTGTATACTTGTCAATTAAAAGCTTAATTGGTTCTATTCTTGAAATTGTAATTATTCTTTTGATTGCCATGGCGGCAGCAATTGTATTATTGTTTTTTATACCGATTGTCGGAGATATTTTAGCAGCAGCCGGAATTATATTTTTTATTGCAATTGCTATTCCGATGGGTCACCTGATTGGTGTTTCGAATAACATTCTGAATGTACACGCATCGCGCGGGGTTCCCAGTGTTCCACATGGATAAAAATGTAGAAGGGGTGACATGGGATTACATTTATTTAGGAAAAATAACTTTTTTATTTTGCAAATAAACAATTCAATATTTTTAATTATTTTTATCTTTTCTAAATGTATAAATAATTAAACCAATATTATTCTGTCTATTTTTAGTTATTTTATAAATGGAACTTAAACTTTTTGGATATGAAGCGCGACTCGAAATCGTAGTTGCTTGTATTATTATTGGCATGATTGCAGGATTGTTCATGTTTTGTGACTGTTTTCAATACAGTATTTTAGAAGGAATGACTATAAAAAATATGAATGATAAAAAAGCCAATGGTAAAAAAGCTGGTGATAAAAAAGCCAGCGTTAAAGAAGGGTTTGTGAATTTAAGCAATAATGAACTGAATATTGACGACTCATATACGATGGGTTGGGTTCAAACTGCCAAACGGTATGCATCCGGAATGGGCAACAAGAATCGCCTGAACACATATAAGGACAATGTCGGAACTCCGGTGCCTTTGCCCGAAGGCGAACTCTTCTTTTTTGCCGATAATAAATTTAAGCCGGAGTGCTGCCCATCCACGTATTCTGACAGCATGGGGTGCGCATGTTTGAGCCAGGATCAAGTGAACTACATTAACCAGCGAGGCGGAAATCGAACGATTGGACCAACCGAGTTTTAAATTTGTTTTGCGAGGATAAATTATAGAAATAATAGAGAGAATTATAATTTATTATAAAAAATAGATTATAATAAATTATAATTTTTTTATTATAACCTTAATATACATTATATATTATAATAAAAATAAAAATAATTAAATAAATGTCGACAACAAAACCCGTTGGATGCAGAGCATGCGGTACAGCTTTAAGTTATTCAACATACACCGGACCGCAATTTAGCAACCAAAATAATAAATACAATGTAAAACGAATTGAAAACACGGTGCGCGTGCCGTCATCCGAATACACCATGAATAAATCCGCACTGATTGTGTATACGCCGCCAAAAAGCCAGTTCGCATACGTCAACTGGAACCAAATGAGCGACAGAGCCGTTCCCGGCGTAACGCGATCCAACGTTCCGTCGCACGGCAACTCGACGCGCTCGTCTTTGACGCGAATGCGTCCGGGAAGCATGTCAGCCGGCGGCAGTAAAGGTGTCGACATGAAACACGGTTCCTATGATCGCTATTTGGCTCGTTTGAAAGGCAAATCCGTTTTGCGAACCAGCCCGAATCCGAATGGGGCGCAAGTGATTAATAATGCGAAATCAATCAAATGGGGAATTGCTTATAGCGACAGCTGCATTAATGATTGCTAGAATAGAATAGTGGAATAAGTGAATAAAATATAAAAAAATATTTTAATAAATATTTAAATATATATAAAGAAGATATAAATTATTTATTAAAATAATGGAATATGAAACGCCATATTGGGAATTAGGGCGTCTGGATGATCCCTCTTATCCGTTTTCACGATTAGTGATGCAAAATAATAAGGGAAAACTGGAAAAATTAGAAATTGATTTAATTCAATTTGTGAATTCTCATCCTGATATATTTGATGATCAAGAAATTGAAAGTATAAAAAGAGTAATTATTCGTGCATTTGGAATGATGCAGTGTGGAGTACCCGTTCGTCCCGATTATTCAGCCCAAAGACCAGGTCTTAGTGTCATAGCACAATTAACACTACAAACAATTTCGGACAAAATAACAAGAAGAGAAATAAATGTGTCGCATGAAGTCACTGTTGCAATAAGATATTTTGACGTGTGTGGGGACTTTATAAATACATTTTTACCGGATTTATGTGATACTGAACAAGAAGGTGGTCGACCACAAGGATATAGTGGATTGTATTTTAGTAACCGCCAAAAATGCAAAATGATATCAAACGCATTGAACAATAATTGGTCTGGTTCTTCTCCAAATATTTTCAAAAGTTTTCAAAGCGTAATAAACCGATACCAAGCACGAGTATTGAAGTTATGGGCGGATGTACTGATTCATGAAAAGAAAATAACGTCAGCAGAAATCGCCGAAATGCATACTGAAGTTGATGCAAAAGACGGGACGGGATATGAGCGAAAAATGCGCGAGTTGCTTGCAGAATGCGGAGGAGGTTTTGCGTTTACACCCAATTTAGATGTATCCATGCTGTTGAAATGGTTGACACTATTTCATGTTGCAATTGCAAAGGATGAACCTTATATGAGAAATCTGACAAAGACATACACGAATGGAGGCAGAGCAAGCACTTTGGATGGGATTGTTTTTGGAATCATATCACAATTTGTTCCAATTCATAATGCATCTGGATATTCTTACATTCCTCAAAGCGAAAACCACAAATCAGAATTAAATATGCTGAATTTGACGTGCAATGTGGTTGAAAAAAATCCACATCGTTCTCAGCAACTAATCCAACCACCCGTGTGTGCGTATTTATCATCCGATCTATTAGATCGATGCGTAAAAAGTATTGGTGGTTTTCCAACAACAAGACAGTTTGTTGAATTTTTAAATATGGTTAGACAAAGTAAAGCTGAACAATTTTTAAAAAAAGATTCTGATTTATCGACAGTAACAACATCAAGTTTTGGTGGCGGAAAAAAAACAATACGAAAAACAAAGAAAAAACGTAAACGCTACAATAATCGTCGAGATAGTCGTCATCGTCGTTAAACTATAACGCATTTGGCGTAGAAAGCAATGGGTTTGCATTTGCATTTCGTCAAATAATTATTATAAAACTGAATAAAATATTTTATATATATTTATATATAATATTTTTATTATATTAATTTATAATGGATAAAGAATCGCCATTGGAAAATGGTCTAGTGAAATTTGTAGAAGATCATTCAGAAACATTTACTGATGTGGCGAGCATACGACGCTCAATCATTCGTGCATTTGCAACGTTCCAGTTTCATCAACAATATTCTGGCATTTTGAGAGCAGGACAACAGCACTATTCCCCACCCGGTCTTAAACATTTAGCAATTATTATACTCAAGGCAATTACAGGTAGAATAATGTCAGGGAATAATTTTACGTCAGAAAGTATTCAAAATGTATTGAATAACTTTGATTTGTGTGTGGAATTTATACAAACATTTGTAAAAAAAGAACCTGGATTGTGTACATATGAAATGAGGCATAATGGGTTGGGAGGTGAGGTTAGTGCCGTACAACCCTGTATTGAATTTATGAATTCATTAGTTATACCACCAAGACCTTTAAGAGTATTTGTAAATATGGAACTCAATATGAATCATGCAATTTGGACTAACACTAAAGTAGAAATAAATTTATACCATTCACGAGTATTGAAACTATGGGCGGAAATCTTGATTGGTATGAATGAAATAAAAAATGACGTAATAGAACAAATGAAACAACGTATGTCAGTAACAACCGGTTCTAGTAAGCCAATGAAAATTGACGCATTTGGTGAATTAGTAACAATGTCAGCGGAAGAGGCAGCAAAAGCAGCAATTGTCTCAACCTTTGGCAATCCAGCTAATATGAATTTGAAAACACTATTGAATGTTTTGACTTTTATTCATTTGACGAGTTACCATGATCAGATGGATTTATTTTCAAAAAATGGAGACGGTTTGCTTGTTAACAGATTTGTTGAACTTAATAATACTCACAGTATAGGAAATAGCTTTATTGGACCACCAATTTCAAGTAAACTTAACGATGAGGTACAATTGAAGTGCAATGTTGTTGGAAATACAGATTCATCTCTTCCAGTGCAAGCGTATTTATCATCTGATGTATTAGATCGATGTGCAGCAAGTATTGGTAGTTTTCCAACAACAAGACAGTTTGTAGAGTTTTTAAATATGGTAAGAGAAAAGAAAGCTGAACAGTTTTTTAAAAAAGATTCTGCTGTTTCGACAGTAACATCTAGTTTTGGTGGCGGAAAAAAAACAATACACAAAATAAAAAAACGCAATAAAAAAAGTAATAAAAAATTCTCACAAAGGAGTCGTTATCATTAAATATATATATATTATTAATCTAGTATAGTGGTTAGAATATTCGTCTATGTGTACATGAACATGGGAGTGCTGTTGGTCTCCGCCTTTTTAACCATTTTATCCACAACACTGTTTGTGACCGTGAATGGAAATGCAACCTCAATTGAACTAGAGTCCTTGTCAAACAATTTGCTTCCCGGTTTCATCAAGCGATACAAATTCAACTTGGTAAAGATAATCTCCAAACAGCGCTTCAAATTGCGCACACCGTCCTCCTTGTTTGTGTGATGTTCCACAATGTATTCAATTGTCTCATCGGGAATGATAATTTGCTCCGGTTTGAATGCCACCTCCGACTGAATCTTCGGAATCAAATACCTTTGCGCAATGTGCGTCTTGTCCTTCTTCGCATATCCGTTGGTCTGAATGCGATACATCCTGTCAAGAAGAATCGGATTCACCTTCGACTCGTCATTGTAGCTGAAAATGAAGAGACACTTGCTCAAATCAAACGCAATCTCCGAAAAGTACTTGTCGTGAAACTGGCTGTTCTGAGACGTATCCGTCAAATGCGTCAAAATCCCCGTGATTTCTTCACCCTTGGGTGTGTCGCTGAGCTTGTCCAATTCGTCAAAGAAGATCACCGGATTCATCGACTTACAGCGAATCAGAATTTCCACGATTTTACCCCAGGTGCTGCCCTCATACGTATATGAATGCCCCTCCATAAAACTACTGTCTGTTGCTCCACCCAGCGCAATAAATGCGAAATCCCGCCCCAAAATCTTGCTAATTCCTTCCTTTACAAGCGTCGTCTTGCCGGTCCCCGGAGGGCCCTTGATTGCAATTGCCGAACCGAGCGCCGACGGGTTTGAAATCCACTGTCCCACCATTTGCATAATCTGCATTTTGGCATCATTGAGTCCGTATACCGCCGAATCCAGAATGTCTTTTGCCGCTTCCATGAAAGTGTGACACTGTTCCACACCGACTTCCATTGTAATTGGCAACGTCCTGTGCACTCCAAACGGAATTGTCATAAATGTGTCAACCCAGTTCTTCACCTTGAAGTACTCGCCAGAACACGTGTCCATGTAACGCAAATTCTGAATGCGTTTAAGCGCAATTGCCTTGTACTGCTGAGGGATTTTGGATTCGAGTAGTGTCAAACGATACGGTTTGTCGACCAACATGATTTTGTTGAGTTCGCTTAGCTCTTTCAACACTTCTGCCTGTTGCTCGTGTGACAAGTACTTTTTGAAATACTTGAGATCGTTTGCCGAATTCTTTTTTTGTAGCAAGCGTCCAAATTTTCTTGTATTACTTCTCATTTGTTTGACGCTCTTCTTCTTTCGCAACCGTTTGATTTTTTCCTCCCTTTCAATCATTTGTTCCAATGTCTTTCTCGCAATTTTGTTATTCTTGTCTTTTGCAAGAATTGCTTCCATTTGCGCTTTGATTGTTTGAATCGTTTCTTCATCTTCACTTCCAAACACATCTTCATTTTCATCATCTCGAGTAGTATCATTCTCTTTATCATCCTTTTTATCATCCTTTTTATTATTCTCTTTTTTATTCTTATCATCATTCTCTTTTTTATTCTTATGATGATCCTCTTTTTTATTCTTATGATGATTCATGTTCTCCTTGTCTTTCTCTTCACCATGTTTGTCTTTACTAAATATGGACTTCCCATTGATAGTAAACCCAATATTGTCTACTTTTTCTGCAATCTCTGTTGCTGCTGCTGCTGCTACTGCATTAGAAGAAGAGGAAAGAGAATTCTTCCAAAAACCACGAGTGGTAACTTCTTCTTCTTCATCGTCCTCAAAAGTGCTTTCAGTCCCTTCACTGTCATCATCATTATGACTATCATCATCTCTGTAAGTTTCGTCACTACCACTCGATTCTCCTTGGTCAGACGAAATGGACTCGTCGTCAAAAACTGAATCATTCATTGCCGAATCATCGTCATCATATTGGTCTGACAAGTGGTCAAACGGTTCTTGCAAGTTAATGACAATGTTATAGTTTCCAGGTTGTTCTTCTTCTTTCGATTCGTATTCTTCATTGTATTTTTGTTTTTTAATCTGATGGAACTCTTCTTTTGCGCGTTTTGTGACGGCATCCCTTTTTTCAATGCTTTGCATTTCTTGTTTTTCTTGTCTTTCTTGTTTTTCTTTCCTTTCTGGCTTCTGTTGCTGCTTTTGCAATCGTGCACTCCTTCTTAGATACTGTTCTTCTTCTTCTTCTTCTGATGACGACGATGACGAATCAACAATTTTTTTATTTCTTCTTGATTCATTTTGTTGTAACGTTTGTAACGTTTTCGCCTTGGTTACAGAATATTTTGAAGGAAACAATTCTGCGAGAAGTTTAGCATACTCTACCTTGTCTAATTCCTCTACATCACTGCCATCCTCACTGACATCACTATTTCCATCATCACTTCTTGAACGTCTGTATTGAAGATTTGGCTTTTCATTTGTTACCTTTTTTGAGGATGAAGTTCCTCCAGTCGATTTTATATTTTTTTGTGGCTGCTGATTCTGTGGCATATCGGTGTCCGTGTATCGTCTCTATATTACATTTACATGCATACATCTTTTTATTTCAATTTTTATAAATAATATATTTATGAAAAAATGAAAAAATGAAAAAATGAAAAAATGAAAAAATGAAAAAATGAAAAAATGAAAAAATGAAAAAATGAAAAAATGAAAAAATGAAAAAATGAAAACAAGTTATTATATTATTCAAATGCAAAAATGTCATTTTTCATTTTCTTTGGAATTATATTATTATAAAAATTGAAATAAAACAATATAGATATATAAATATAATAAATAATAGTTAGCTCTTACAGCCAATGACGCAACAACCGAATTGGACGAAGAAAACTGTATCAAAGATTGTAGGTATTCAATTTAGCGTTTTGTCTCCTGAAGAAATAAGAAAATGTTCAGTTGCAGAAATTACGAGCCGAGATACATATTCGAACAACATTCCGGTGATCGGAGGCATGTTTGATCCGCGGTTAGGCGTGCTCGAACCCGGTCTCAAGTGTCCGACAGACGGTTTGGATTACATCAAAACTCCGGGTTATTTTGGACACATTGAATTGGCAAAACCCGTGTTTTACTATCAATATCTTCCTACGATTATGAAAATTCTGAAATGTGTTTGCATCAAATGCAGTAAGCTTCTGGTTAGCAAAGAAGCAAATAAAGAATGCATGGATATGAAACCCGATGAGAGATGGAGTTATGTTCATCAGTTGGCAACGAAAGTCAAACGGTGCGGCGACGACACACAGGACGGTTGCGGCTGCCTTGTTCCTAAAAAAATCAAAAAAGAAAATCTGGCCACGCTTTATGCAGAATGGGACGGCGACGCCGATGAAGGAGGCGCCGCTAGCGAATCCAGCGGAAAAGAAAAATTGAATATGAAAATGACTCCAGAGGTCGTTCTAAAAATATTTAAAAGAATATCAGACGAAGATGTCGCATTCATGGGATTCAGTCCGAAATTTTCAAGACCGGACTGGTTTATTTGCCAAGTGCTCGCAATTCCTCCACCAGCTGTTCGCCCCTCGATTAAAATGGACGGAAACCAGCGAAGCGAAGACGATATCAGCCACACCATTGTGAATATCATCAAGGCAAATAAAACGTTGCTCGAGAAAATGAATGAACCGTCGGTGAATTCCACGATTATTGACGACTGGCAAAGTTTATTGCAATACTACATTGCGACCCAAGTGGATAACAATATTCCATCATGCGCTCCCGTCGCACAGCGATCCGGTCGTCCTTTAAAATCGATTAAAGAGCGCTTGAATGGAAAAATGGGACGTGTCAGAGGCAATCTCATGGGAAAACGTGTGGACTTTTCTGCCAGGTCTGTTATTACACCTGACCCCAATTTGTCAATTCGTGAACTCGGAGTTCCTAAAAAGATTGCGATGAATATTACAAAACCGGTTGTCGTAAATAATCGGAATCGCGACTTTCTGCAGCAGCTGGTTCGAAACGGTCCCGACATTTATCCCGGCGCAAACATTCTAGAAAAGAAGACGGGTGGAGATATTTCGCTGAGATACATGGACCGAAGCACCATTGTGCTTGAGAATGGCGACGTTGTGCACCGTCACATGATGGACGGCGACGGCATCTTGTTTAACCGTCAACCTACGCTTCACAGAATGAGTATGATGTGTCACATTGTGCGCGTGATGCAGCAGGGCGACACGTTTCGCATGAATATTGGTGACACGAAGCCGTACAATGCCGATTTTGATGGTGATGAAATGAACTTGCACATGCCGCAAGACGACGAAGCAGAAGCCGAGCTCAAAGGACTTGCCGCCGTCCCGTATCAAATCATTAGCCCTGCAAAGAACAATTCAATCATCGGTATTTTTCAGGACTCGCTGCTTGGAGTGTACCAATTCACTAGAGGCGGACTCCCCGGATTTGATGCGCGCATGGCGATGAATCTGCTGATGGGATACAAGAATGTAAACCCGTCGCTATTCAGCGACCCGAAGAAGAAAATCACGAACTTTCAAATCTTGTCGCAGATTTTGCCGCCGCTCAGTATGAAATATAAAACCAAACAATTTGGAGGAAGCGACGACTATGCCACGTCGAACAATGTGCTTGAAATCAAAGACGGAGAAATTTTGCGCGGACACATTGACAGCGGCGTTTTGGCATCGACAACAAGCGGCATGATTCAGCGCATTTGCAACGATTTTGGGAATTTCGCGTCTGCGAGCTTCATTGACGACCTGCAAAACATTATTACGGAATACATGAAGACGTCGGCATACAGTGTTGGAATCAGCGACTTGATTTCGGATAAGAAGACGACGGAGAAAATTGTGGATTCGATTAAAACCAAGAAGCTGGAAGTGAAGACCATTATCGACAACATTCACATTGGAACTTTTGAAAACAAATCCGGGCGCACAAACGAGGAAGAGTTCGAATTGCAAGTTACGAATATTTTGAACAAGGCAAACGGTGAAGCGGGTGATATTGGTCTCAAGAGTTTGAGCAAAACGAATCGCTTTATTACAATGGTGAATGCCGGTTCTAAAGGCAGCAAAGTGAATATTGCCCAAATGATTTGTTTGGTGGGTCAGCAAACCATCGACGGTAAGCGCGTGCCATACGGATTCGACAGCCGTACTTTACCGCATTACTCGAAATATGATGACAGTCCTGGTGCGCGTGGATTTGTTGAAAATTCGTTTATTGCCGGCTTGACGCCGTCGGAAGTATTCTTTCACGCCATGGGTGGTCGTGTTGGTTTGATTGATACCGCCGTTAAATCGGTTACCTGGGAAACACCGATAATTATTGTTGAAAATGATGTTCCAAAATATGTTAAAATCGGCGAATGGATTGATGGACATGTTGACATGAACATGACAAGAGTTCAACATATGGAAGAACAAAATATGGAATATCTTGAATTAACGCACCCGGTTAAAATTGTAACAATGGATTATGAAGGACGCGTATCATGGGAAAGCATCACGGCAGTAACACGACATGACCCTGGTGAAAAATTATTCAAGATTTCAACAAAAGCGGGTCGTTATGTAACCGTCACTGCAAACAAGTCACTTCTCATTTGGAATACAGAACTAAATCAGTTTCGTGAAGAGTACACAGAAGATGTAAAGGTTGGCGACTTTGTTCCGGTTGCGAAGAACATTTGCGAGTATTCTGGTGGCAATAATAACGGAACTAATTGTCTCGATTTTGAAACTGGACTGAAAGTTGGAAACACGATTGAAAAAAAAATACCTAACGAAGCATATGTCGCAAATAAGGAATATGTAAAAGGAATTTTGACCGCATACTTTTCAAACCATGGATTCATTTCTGATTCGGCGATTGAACTTACTTCTACGAATCATCGTTTTATTGAAGACGTCGCATTCTTATGCTCTCGTTTAAATGTGCACGCAACCATTACGATTGAAGATAATGGTGCCGCTTGGTATACACTTCTCACTATAAGTCATGATAACGGTCAACAGTTTGCTGAACAAATTACACTCCTTCATCCTGAGAAAAATAACAAAATGAAATCTATAGTTTGGACAACTAAATTGGACAAAGTGAAAACCATCAATGACGCTATACTTGATGAAATTATTTCAATTGAACATGTTGATCCGGCAAATCACCCAAAGATGTACGACTTGACAATTCCTAAAACATTGAACTTTGGTTTAGCAAACGGGCTTCAAGTGCGCGACACCTCGCAAACAGGATATATTCAGCGCCGCTTGATCAAGGGTATGGAAGACATCAAGGTGGAATATGACATGACGGTCCGAAACAACAAGAATCGCATTGTTCAATTTAGTTACGGAGAGGACGGCATCGACACGGTGAAAATCGAACACTCGAATATGAATTTCATTGGAATGACGCCCGACGAATTGTATGCGCACTTTTACGTCCCGGTCAGCGGCGACTCTGAGACCAACAGCGAACTCAAAGCCATCTTTTCAAAAGCCGCATTCAGTCGTATGAAGAAGCAGCAGAAACTTTGCGACGAAAAATCCAAAAAGTATACCGAATTTCTCATGAAAATTCGAGAGGATATTGTTGTCAAAGTATTCAAAAATAAGAATACGACGGACGCTTATTTGCCGCTGTCATTTTCACACATTGTCGCGAATGTTGCGGGAATGCAAAAAATCAATAAGAATTCGGAAGTGGATGTAACACCGCTGGAAACATTTATTATTCTGGAAGAAACGTATGCGCGATTCGAACATCTTGAATATGCTCCGCCCACCGAACTGTTCAAGGTGATGTATTATTACTCGCTGACGCCGCGCGATTTGCTCATGGTCAAACGGTTCAATCGCAAGGCGCTCGTAGCATTGGCGGAAATGATGGTTCTCATGTACAAGCGCGCAATTGTGGCGCCGGGCGAAATGGTTGGTATGATTGCTGCTCAGAGTATTGGTGAACCGACAACGCAGCTCACGCTAAATACATTTCATTTATCTGGAGACGCTTCCAAGTCACAAGTTACTCGTGGTCTTCCGCGAATTGAGGAGCTGCTGTCGTTGTCGGAGAATACGAAGAATCCTTCGACCACCATTTATTTGAACCCGAATGACGAGTCGAACAAGGATGCGGCTGCGGACATGATACCATTTATCGAGTTGACGCGACTGGAGGATATTGTGAAGAGTGTGGAGATTTGTTTTGACCCGAGCGATAGTCCGAATGAGACGAAGATTACTGCAGATCAGTTAATTTTGGCGCAATACGCGGAGTTTCAGCGGATGTTGAAGGATGTTGGAGGCGAAGACGAGACGGAATGTGAGCGGGAGCGGTCAAAATGGATTCTACGAATGGAGATGGATCGTGAAGCCATGTATGAGAAACGGGTTACGATGGATGACGTGCATTTTGCGATTAAAGCGGTGTATTCGAAGAATGACAGGAGCGAGGTGTCGTGTATTTATTCGGATTATAATAGCGACAATTTGGTGTTTCGAATTCGGCTGGATTTTCAGAAGAAGGAAAAAGATCCGAAGACGCTGGACCAGACGGATAAAATTTATCAGCTGAAGACGTTTCAGGATGCGCTGATGAAGAATATTATTTTGAGGGGGATTAAAGGCATTCGAATGGTGCTTGCTCGAAAAGTTGTGGATTTGGTTGCCAAGGAGAACAACACGTATCGAAAGAAGGAGACGTGGGTTCTAGACGCGGTGGGCTCGAATTTCATGGAGATTTTATCACTACAGAATATTGACGCGAGACGAACGATTAGCAACGACATTCAGGAGATTAATCGGGTGCTTGGCATTGAAGCCGCGCGACAGGCGCTGTTTAACGAGCTGTATGAAGCGTTTGATACGACGTATATTAATCACCACCACATTAGTTTGTTGTGCGACCGCATGACGTGCAAATCGGAAATGGTGTCAATATTTCGGCATGGAATTAATAATGACGATATTGGACCGATTGCAAAGGCGTCGTTTGAGGAGACGCCGGAGATGTTTCTGAAAGCGGCGCGACATGCAGAGCTGGACCAGATGCGCGGGGTGTCGGCGAATGTAATGTGCGGACAAGAGGGGTATTTTGGAACGAGCGCATTCAAGGTGATGCTGGATATGGGACAAATTATGAAGATGGGACAGATTGCGACGGCGGACAAGACGGTGGAAGAAGAGAAGGAAGCGCTGTTGCAAGGGTTTATGGATAAGATTGCGGCGGAGGATCCATTGAACCCATGCAGCAAGAACAAGTTGACGATACAAAGCACGCTGGATAAAGTGCAGGGGTCGAATCTTGGTTCAGTTGATGAGGATTATGATATGGGATTTTAACTAGTGTTTGACTTGTTGATTGATTAAATCAATCCATGTATAAAAATGATGGAATAATATGTAAAAAATGATGGAAATAAAAAATAAAATAACTTAAAACTTTTATTTTATTTTTTTTATCTTTCTTTGATTCAAATTCGGTTATTAGTCCACATATTCGGCGCCCTCTTCACCGCCATTGTCGTCTTCATCGTCGATGAATTCTTCGCCTTCGCTAGTATAGTAACTCTTGTATTCAATGTAATCATTGGAAGCGATGGCGCGTTTATTTTCAGAAATGTAACTTGCCAAGTCGGTATCCAGTAGCAGCATTTCATTTTCTTTCAAATTATAGCTGATAGAGTCGAATGTCAAATACTTGTTTGGATACAACATGAATGCGCGTATGCGCCTGTAACGCAGCATCTCGTCGGCAAGTCGGACGTAATAATTATTCTCATTATTTGAACCGTCAACCAAGTTGCGTTTGGGAATGTAAAGCCCGCAACCATCTGTTTCCGAAGCGTATTCTGAAGCAGCAGTTTCAACAGAAAAACAGTAGGCGTATTTGTTGCACGATGAGCTGCGTTCGGTAACACAACTGAGAGCCGAGTTTTGTTCGTAAATGTTTTTCAGAACAGACGGGCTCATTTCGACGAATTGGATGGTGCGTTGTCCCAACATTTGTAGCAGTTTTTTCATCTGTTCGAGCTTTTTAAGATAGAGTTTATACTGCTGATCGATGTTGAAACGCTGTTCTTCAGACGATGAAGACGTCATACGACTATGAAAGAGCATTTCAATTGCGTTGCGCGCTTCCATCATTTCAAAACGGTTCAAGTGAATTCGAATAATGTTGCGAAAAGCGTTATAAAAATTAGTTTCGAGACGTATTTTTTCAACATCATCGGTTCTCTCTTCATCCCTCTTGAAAACAAATCCGGTTCTGCTTATTTGCGGAAGAATGGATGCATCAATGCTTGCACTGTTACCTAGTTCGACGCGTTTTAATTCATCGTCATCTTTGAATGGAACCGGTTCGCTAATCGGCATAAACTGGTTGGTTTCCGTGATAAAACCGATTACACGTTCGCCTTCTACGACCTTGAATTTAAATGCGCACGGAATTTCGCCGTTTGTTTTTTTTTGCACGAGAAGTGCGAAATCTTTTGTATGTTTGTATGTTTTCCAAACTGTTGGGACTTGGTTTACAAATAGCAGCTCATAATTTGGCTCCGGGTTTAGACCGGAAGGATTACAAAGAATGTTTCCGACAAGTTGTTGGGTCACTTCATTCCGCGTAATACTGTAGGTAAATTGCATTCCGATGACTTTTCCCGAAAACTCCACAATTTGTTTGATATCGTGAAACTTGGTTTGAGACGTTTCTTTGCTTTTCAGAATTTTAACGACTTCATCAAACGATTTATTTTGAATAATTGATTTTACAAGTTGAGCAGGTTTGCATGTGGTCTGAAAGTATGTTTGTATTTTTACGAGAGCGCCTTTGAGCGAGGGATCGATTGCGGAATAATTTACGGATGAAAATAAAACGGTGCTTACAATGTCGCGTTTTGATGTGTACAAATAAGTGTAAAGCGGTTCATAATAACCTTCAAATTTTACAATAATTATATTTTTTTTATTTGAATCAAATGTTGACGCGGAATAATGATTGGTGGGACACAGAATGCTGACTTCTTCTTTTTTATCGGAGAGTTCTAGAATAATTAAATTTATTCCGTGCTTGCTTATAGGCAGTTGACGCTTTTCTTCTTTTTCTATGAAACCGGACCACAATACCGAATCCATAACGTAGTCCCATAAATACGTGTAATCGATGACGACTTCATCGTTTGATAAATAGTTTAAAAAGTTTTCGTATGACATGATGAGCGTCTTGAAAAATACGATTTTATTGTCTTCATCATCGTCAAAATCGGTGTCTTGGTTCCCGTTACCGTTTCCGAATATTTGTTTGAACAATTTGGTGTCGCGATATTTGAACAAATGGTCCTTTTCAATGTATTCGAATTTTTTAAATGTTTCGACGAGTGATCCATTTTGATACAAAACAAATCGGTCGAGAGAAAGCTTCGGAATGAATATGCGATGCTTAAACTCGTTCGCTGTGAATGAACTATTGGTTAGAGAATTGTATATGTTGGCAATGCAAGAAATAAAACACTGATTGTAATTTGAATCTTTACTTTCGAGAACCCCTGCGCGCAATACGCATATTTCATTTTCGACGAGCATGTCGCCCTTTGTGGATTTGCATTTCTTGCTATAATTTTCATCTTCAAACAAGAAAAGCTGGAGAGAAAGCGGCAAAAATCCGAGATTATTTTGTTGAAGAGGAAATGCGGAATCGGGTTTTGAGACATACACATTTGTTTTTGATTTTTTTTTCTTTTCTTTCATGGTTTCTTCTTGTTGCTCTCTTTCTTGTTGCTCTTGTTGCTCTTGTTGCTCTTGCCGTTGCTCTTGCCGTTGCTCTTGCTCTTGCCGTTGTTGCTCTTCTTCTTTTAATCCTTCTTTCTCTCCTTTCTGTTTTTGCGCAGCTTTTGTTGGTTGTTTCGGTTGTTTTGGCTGTTTCTCAATTCCTTTTCCTTTTTTGCACTGGTTGATTACTTCTTGTTCCTTTTCAAAAACGCGGTAATCTTTAAAATCATCGCTGTCTTTATCTTTCACTCCCGTAAAACAACAAGGCAAACATTTTCCGGATTTGGTTTTGAGAGTTTTGAGAAATCCTGGTAAATACGGCGTATACTTTCCGGTTTTAAAATGTTCGAGAGGAGAAGTTAAATCAATAATGTATTTTTCTTTATTGTTCGGATTATAATCTTCTTCTTTTGTGACAATGTGTGCTTGAAGTTTATTGTCGTCGATTTCTTTCTGAGACACCGATCTCTCTTCTGGCACATTCCAGTATCTCGGACAAATGTAATAGTGTTTATTTTTTTCATTGCCTTCACCGTTGCTGCCGGCTTCTTCATCTTGACTGTCGTATTCTAAAGGAATGCCGTAATATGATGGCTGACCGACTTCCTTGTCATACGTATTAATTTTATCCAGTTCTTCTTTTGTCAAAATAATGGGCTGTCGTCTTGCGCTCCATCCGCATTTCGTAGCATACCCGGCAGTTTCTTTAAATAGTGACGGTTCCATATTTTTTAACCTTTTATACACCGGATTGGACTCGAATGCACCGCCAATAAAATCTGCTTCGTCCTCTTCTTCGTCTTCGTCTTCGTCTTCGTCTTCGTATTCTGATTCAGCGCCGCCCAATAATCCAAAATCTCCAATTTCTTCTTCTTCCTCTTCTTGTTGTTGTTGTTGTTGTTCTTGTTGTTGTTCCTCTTCTTGTTGTTGTTGTTCTTGTTGTTGTTGTTGTTCCTCTTCTTGTTGTTGTTGTTGTTGTTGTTCTTCTAATTTTGGCGGTTCCAATAATCCAAAATCTCCAATTTCTTCTTCTTCTTTTTCTTCTGCCTGTTCTTCCTTCTCTACCTCAACCGGTATTTCTGGTTCTGGTTCTGGTTCTTTTATCACAGGAATTGGCACCGCCTTTTCTTGTTCTACTTGTACTGGAACTGCTGGAACTGCTACTGGAACTGCCGTTTTTTTTATAGAGATTGCAGGTTTCGTTACAGAAGAAGACGTTATATCGCACAGTTGTTTTACCAGTTGAACAGGCATATACTTTTCATCGTTTCCGAAAATGTGGAGCAGCGAATCAAGATATATTCGAATCGGATTGAGGGTATATATGTTGTTAATACCCGACACCTTTATCGTTATTTTATTATTCTTGTCACCCAAACTTTTCATCATGTGTACTTTGAAACCGGGCAATTTTCTAACGTATATTTTCTTAGGCATTTGTTTTTTTTGCAATACTTTACTGTATTTTCCTTCAAAATTGGTTTTAAATTCTTCGTAACTTTTCTCGGCCGTTTTTTTCGAAACGAGTAAATTTTTAGCGAGCAGGTCAACGACTTGTCTTTTCTCTCGAAATCCGAGATTATAAAGCAGTTCAATGTAACCCACTCGCAAAATTGCTTCGTCGAAATTCGGAACGCGTATGTACTGCATACTCACACCCTTTTCATCGGAATTCCAATTGTTCTCGATTACTTTTAGAACGCTGGACATGCACCCGTAAAAACGCGTCCAAACTAACGGTTCTGTATTATTCAGCTTGGATATCAGCAAATATTTCATGTTTTGTATCACGACGTTTTCATCATACATGGAATAAAAATCGCGCATCTTGTATCCATTTTGCTGTAAAAAATCAACGATTGACCGTATGTGCGGAGACACTGCGGCGCGAATCATTTCATCGACCGCGTCTTCACTATACGCATTTTTAAACGATGCGTGAATGAAAACGTGACCGCGATCATCAAAATCGCAAACAAAAACAATATTTTCGCCGTTTCTTACACCGTATTGTCTCTCCATTTTATCGTAATTAATGTAAATACTTACACGCGTATTCATGTTTGTATTCATCTTCGGACTCGGATGCTGTTCCTTTCTTTTCATCTTCATGTAAACGTCGTATATCTTATTTGATTCGGATTGATGCTGAATGATAAAATATGGAATTTTTTTACCGCTTTTCGTATGATTTTTCGTATACATTCTCAAAATTGCGTCCTGAAATTGCGGATTATATTTGATGAGCTGGCACTGTTCTGTTGCATGAAACAGTTTAAAAAGCAGTTCCAAGGGAAAATTAAAATCGCTTTCCGGCAACAATTCAATGTCGACTTCAATAATTCCCGCTTCCTCGCTCTTGAGTTTGGGTTTCGTCGATTGTTCAAAAATGTCATAAAACAGCTGTATTTGTTTTACATTTGTTTTAAATTCGCTCGACTCTATGAGTTCGTCCGTTTTCTCGCGCAACCTGATTTTTGTCGACTCGGATTCCAGATCGCCTGCATACAGTAACGGATAATATGTTTTAAAAATTACGTTATTACGGTTCGCATCGATCAATGCCGTTGCATCCGTTGCATCCGGTTCTGACCCGACGACATCTCTCGCAAAACACGCAAATAATGTATTGTGAACGATATTTCTTGTATTTAACAGCAAATCTAAACCGTTTATTTTTGATTTTATTTTTGAAAGTTCCGTCTCCGTATTAGCAGCACCTTCTTCAAATGCAAAGAAAAATGGATTCACATACGCGTTTGAAGGGATGCTCTGTCCAATTGGGACATCTTTGAACATTTCTCTAGCGTTCAGCGCCTTTAAACTTGATAAAATGTTTTCAACTCCGCCAACATCGACCGGTTCTCCGTTGGAAGAACTGTATCCCATTACATGCGTTTTAAGAAAATCTAGTTCGGCTTTTGTATCGCGCTCTCGATTATCTTTTGTTAGCGCTAGTTCTGTCATTTTATGATACACTTCGTTTGAATCAAATGTTACGGGAGTTTTTGAAAACAAGTACATTTCGTCATACGCGTAATCCGACAGCTTTGGATCAGTAGTAGCAGCAGTAGCAGCAGCAGTAATTATACTCTTTATAGCCAGCATAATTTTCCGTTTGACAACATCGATCGAATCATCTGAATACACCTTGAAAGGAATCATGTATACTTGAATGTCATACGTCGCAATATTTTTTAGTTCCATTTTGCTAAAAATGTGTTCAAACAGTTTCGAATTAGATCCATCCTCGATATAAGCATTATAAAGTCGCGTTAAAATTTCCGACGACATTTCCGATGATGGAGCTAGTTCAGTTTCCGGCTCTCCATAAAAAACGAAAATATATGTAGGTACTCCACCAGTTACGCCTTCATATCGCCTCAATATGCTGCACTTGTATATTTCTTCAATTGGATTCTTTTTACTAGACATCTACTATATTTTTACTATTTTTTATTATTAAAAAATAAATACCTAATAGTTATAATTATATATTATTAAATATAATTTAATGATAAATATTTATATTTAATATTTTTTATGTCACAACTTTATTTTTATATCATCATTTCAAGTCGAATATTTAATTTAAATAAATTTAAAGTTTTTTATCAGTTTTACCATTTCATCTATTTTGATTCGTGGAATATATGGAGAACACGGTAGATATACCACTTCTTCTTTAAATTTGAAACAGTTACTTTCTTCTTCCTCTAAACCAACATATCCAAAAGTCGTTGCTGTTTTGGTGGCTATAAAACCGTTTTGATTCAATTTATCTAAAAGCTGGTCCCTATTTTTAACTAAGATTGGGAAGAGCCAATAATGTCGTGTCATCTGTTTATTTCCCACTACTTTTACCGTTTGTATGTTTAATAACTTATTTGTCAAATAATCTCCTTGCATCTTCCTTTCTAATTGGTATTTATTAGAATAGGGGGTGTCATAAATTTCTTTAATCCTGTCTCGAATTATAGATAAATGTGGTGTAGAACATTGTTTTCGAAATTTAGCTAACAATTTACTTGGATCGTCCTGGTCATTAAACTCTTTTCCTATCTTATTTAATACATTTTCAAAATTAGAACCAAATTGTCTGGCGATAAAATGTATTAGTGATACTGCTATAGAAGATGATAGTATAAATTTAATAGCGGATATAGTAACTGTTGTTAGATAATTAAACTGAGATTCAATTGGATAGGTCTCAAGTAAATTAGAAATAGAATTACGATATTCGTTATTATGCACCCTGAGCAGTCCTCCGCCAAATGCTGTGTAATCTTTGGATAATCCAAAACTAAACAATGTAAAATCCACATGACAACTCCCAAAATATTCATTGTTTATTGATTGTGCACAGTCTTCAATGATAATAATATTATTCTCTTTAACAATTCTCGCCAGTGGTTCTAAATCAACATGAACACCACAAAGCTGTGCCACTACCAATATATGCGTTTTTGGTGTAATTAAATTCTTCAACTGAACTAAATCCGGTTCCATAGTATCCAAATCAATATCTAAAATCTTTACCTTGTAACCATGTATCTCAGGTAACATCCTCATATGTTTAATATTCAAACCGGTCATAATAATTTCCGGCTGGTCATCTGATCGCGGAGACGTATTCAATATTTGAAGAATAGCATCAAATCCTGACCGACAAGAATATATCGGAAAAAAATGATTGGAATTAGACATTATAATATCACTTTTTAACTTTATACGGTCGTTGACGGAATAACGCATTAAAGATCTGTACATGGCCACTGAAATTTTAAAAGATGTCACATCTAAGTTATAGAACAAGAACCACGGTTTACAAATTATAATCCGTAATTTATCAAATAATCCGAATATCTTATTGTACATTTGTAATAATTTTATAACATAACTATTTATTTTTTTATTAATTATAATTACGATATAAATATATTTAATGATTATAATTATTTACAATTCATATTTTATTTGAATGTCAGAACCAGCATTGCCGCCAACACTGCCGCCAACAATGAATACCAAAATCGTGAATGAAAAGTCAAAAAAAGTCCAAATAACAACAATATCAAAAGACGCCGTAAAACGTTTGCTAAAAGATATACAGCAAATCATGACAAATCCGCTCCATGATCAAGGCATTTACTATAAACATAGCGAAACCAATATGATGGAAGGGTGGGCGCTCATTATTGGTCCCAAAGATTCTCTCTATTGCAACGGGTATTATTTTTTCAAGTTTACATTTCCTCCAGATTATCCACATTCGCCGCCCGTGTTACAGTACTGTACAAATGACGGAACAACGCGCTTTCATCCCAACTTTTATAAAACGGGGAAAGTGTGCATTGATATTTTAAACACGTGGCGCGGAGAGAAATGGAGCGGATGTCAAACCATTTCATCTATATTATTAACACTTATATCTGTTATGGATAATGAACCGATACTAAACGAACCCGGAGTTACTAGAACCAGTAAAGATTTTAAAAATTATCACTCGCTAATTGAGTATCGAAATTTATCGTTTTCGATTTATCTACTTATTTCGAGCATTGAAAATTTGCAACTAATTATACCCATGAACTCCGATTTTTGTGAGCATTTTTATGCGATTATGAAGACGCATTATATTCAAAATAAAGATGCGATTATGCAGCGACTACAAGTAAATCGTGGAAAGGTTTTACATACAGAGTATTTTTATTCATCTCTCTATTTATTCGGATTCAAAGTGAATTATGAAGAGTTGGTTCCGCTTTTTAATAATTTGAATATTTAATAATATGACTCTAACTCTTCATCATATATAAGCTTCGTTAATCTATTCTTCAGATAATTTTTATAATCTGGTAGTTTCATAATAGAAATATATATTTATATAAATATATCCTAAATATTCTATTTTAATAAAATTGAATTTAAACGTATTTTATTTTTAAATTATAAGTAAAGCCATCAAAGCCATCGTTCATAACAATGAAATTTTGCAGCGTGTGTAAAAACATGTATTATATTACAATGGGAGATGCTCCAGGTTCTAGTGCAGAAGAAGCCACGACGAAAATTCTCATTCACAAGTGTAGAAATTGTGGAAACGAAGAAAAGAATACCGAGTCGACAATTAGCGTATCAAAAACGTATTTCAAACACTCCGATGTTCATTTGGCGGATGTGGTGAATGAATACACGCATTTGGACCCCACGCTTCCGCGAATCAAGTCCATGAAGTGTCCGAACGTCGAATGCGAAACAAATACGGAACTAGACAAGCCGTGCACTGTTTTATACATTCGATACGACGACACCAATTTGAAATTCGTCTACATGTGCGCTAGTTGCAAACATACTTGGAACACGGAACAATTTAGTGCAGCGTCATCTTGATATTGATCTTCTTACTATATTTATTTGTTTTTGTTCATTTCATTTAATATTTATATAAAAATAATATAAAAATAATACAATATGTACAATTATTCTTATATAAAATAAATATACACGCATAATAATGAGTTATGAAGAAAGTTGCGGCGGCGCTAAAGATGTAAATATCGGTAAATCGTTCATTGTAAAAGGATTTAATAAACATTTTGATGAATTTATCGAAGACGTTCAGAGCATTTTTCCAGAAGATGATGAAGTAAAAACAATGAAGAATCTTTTATATTTATTCAAGAAAACAAACCCGAGATTAGTTTTAGAATATTGGAATACATATATTAGTGTTCCATATAAAGAGCCAATTGAGAATGGTGATATTTCTTTTTTTGTAAATAAAGATTACTCGGTGGATGTTACTATGACCGACGGCATTTCCAATTTTATCGAGCGTTTGAGAGAATATGTGAAAAATATGACGCCAGACAATCAAAGTAAATCGATGAAATATATTCAAAATTTATGCAATCTGACAAAATTATATTATGGATAAGATAGTAAATGTGAAAAGAAATAGTATAAATGTGAAAAAAAATAGTATAAATGTGAAAAGAAATAGTATAAAAAATATATTATTATCACTTACAACCATTTAAATAATTCATTACAAGTATTTTTATAAATAGTATTTTTTATTTATAAAAATTATAAAAATAAGTAGATGTCATCAAAAAAACAAATTCCGGACGAGTTTAAAAAGGTTATTTTCGAGTTTCTTGCCGATATTTCAAACACGTTTCCAGAGTATAAGAACACACTCGGTTTATTCTTGGATTCAAATGGAATTAACATTTCTAGCGCCGAACCGGAATCAGACACACAAAAAGTTGTTTCGATTCTTTATGAATATTGTTCAAAAGTGTATCCCGAGAGATTTTTCGACATCCTATATAAGAATGAAAAATTATTTGATAAAAATGTCAGCGAGTATGCGAATGTAAACACGCACTTTTTGCCGAATATCGATTTTAGCGTGTTGTGGAAAACGGAAGGCATTAGCGATGCCACTCGCGAAACCATTTGGAAGTACCTACAACTCATACTCATGACAATTATAACAAACATTGAAGACCGAAAATCGTTTGGAGATGCCGCGAATTTGTTTGAGGCGATTAATGAAGACGAGCTGCGGAACAAGTTGGAAGAAACCATTCAGCAAATGTACAGCATGTTTGAAGGTGTAAATGCGAATGCAAATGCGAATGCAAATGCGAATGCAAATGCAAATGCGAATGCAAATGCAAATGCGAATGCAACTGCTTCTGAGTCGGGTTCTCAACCAGATGCAAGTGCTTCTTCAGAACAAGCATCAGGATCAGGATCAGAAGAAGGTTTTAACTTTTTCGACTGGGCAAAAAATATGAATAAAAGCGGCGACGACGGAAGTGCAGCGGAACCCAATGCGAATGCCGAATCCATTCACGATCACATCTCTCATATTTTGAATGGGAAAATCGGAAAACTTGCAAAGGAGATTGCAGAAGAGACGGCAAAGGACGTAGATTTTGATATGGAGTTTGGAAGAGAGAGTGGAGAGAATATGGATTTTAAAAACGTGTTTCAAAAAATGTTTAAAAATCCGGGCAAGTTGATGTCGCTTGTAAAAAATGTGGGTTCGAAATTGGACCAGAAATTCAAGTCGGGGGAAATTAAAGAGAGCGAACTTATGCAGGAAGCAAGCGACTTGTTGAGTAAAATGAAAGGGATGCCGGGAATGAATAATTTAGCAGACATGTTGAATAAAATGGGAATGGGTGGTATGATGGGTGGAATGGGAGGAGGTAATAACAAAAGTAAAGTGAATATTGGAGCCATGCAAAGTCACCTGCAACGAAACATGAAGCTGTCTCAAATGAAAGAGAGAATGCAGCAAAAGTTGAAAGCACAACAACAACAACGGGATGCTGCTCTTGCCGCAACAACTCAGAGTGCAGGAGTAAGCGCAAGCACGAATTCAAATAATTCTACTGGTGTAAAACCGGCGCCACAGTCACAAGTTTTTAGTACCGGTGAAGTTGTCGAGAGAACGCCGGTTGAAGCACAGAGGCCGAGACCATCGAATTCAAATAAAAAGAAGAAGAATAAATAAATTTAAGAATTAAATTTAAGAATATTTTTTCATTAAAATAATGAAATTTATATTTTAATGAAATTTAATAAAAAGTTGGAGTATAAATAATAATAATTAATTATAATATTATATACAGGTATTATAATTAATTATTACATATAAACATATAATAATCATATAATAATATATCCAGTAATTTTAATTCCACTATTGAACAAATAAATACATCATAAAAAAATAAAAAAATAAATAAAATAAAATGGCAACTACAACAACAACGTTACAATCTGCATCCGATGTATCAAATGTTACAAACCAAATGAATAATCAAATCAACAACATTGATAAAAGCAAAAGCAAGTTGAGTAATGATGGTGGTTTAAACGCAACGCCTACCACAAATTCAAATATGGCAATAAGTTATCCGGAACCGGTTCCAAGCATGGAAAAACGATTATCGTCCACACAATTTTGGATAAATGATCCGCTAGTATTATTTAAGAGAGAAGAAATGATGGATATATGGCCTGCTCCGTTGATGTCTATTGAACAAAAACTGAATGCAATATCAAGAATTGTGATTCTCTTGAGTATTTTAGGATTTTTAATTACAAAAAATGTAAACATACTTTTTACAGGAGCAATTACTTTAGCTATTTTTGTCATGATGTACAAGTTGCAATACCAAGAACAATATGATGAAAAAAATGGTAATAGCAATAGCGGTAATAGCAATAGCGGTAATAGCAATAGCGGTAATAGCAATAGCGGTAATAGCAATAGCGGTAATAGCAATAGCGGTAATAATGATAGAAAAGAAGGGTTTGTAAATTCAAAAATGTATAATGTTTTAAAGCCAAATTTGACGACACCGACGGTTACGAACCCAATGATGAATGTACTACTCCCGGAAATAGCATATAATCCTGAGCGAAACCAAGCTGCTGCTGCATACAATCCCAAAGTTGAAAAGGAAATCAATCATAGTACAGAAGTAGCGACGGTTCTGGATTTTGAACCAAAAACTTTAACGGAAGCTGAAAAGCTGCGAAAGAAATTATTTGCAGATTTAGGAGATAAATATGAATTTGACGACTCTATGCGGAGTTTCTATACCAACCCCAGCACCACCATTCCAAACGACCAAAAAGCATTCGCAGAATTTTGTTATGGTTCTATGATTTCATGCAAAGAAGGCAACGAATTCGCTTGTCAAAGATTCAATCCGGTTTTAGGCAGTGTCATCAATTAACATTTATTTATTTATTTTATTTATAGATTTCATTCAATTTTATGTTTAGATTTCATTCAATTTTATGTTTAGATTTCATTCAATTTTATGTTTAGATTTCATTCAATTTTATGTTTAGATTTCATTCAATTTTATGTTTAGAATGATTTTTTTATATTATTATGTATATATATAATTATATATAATATTATAATATTTATAAACAATATATTATCGAAATAAAATAAAATATGGCAACCATCAAAGATTACGTGTTTGATAATATGGCGCGTATCGGAAACGATACATGCGGTCTCAGTCAGCGAAATATTCAAAACCTCAATTCAGGAAACTACATGTTGGAGAATTTTTTTGCATCAGATTGCACAATGTCTAGACCGATCGAGTTTGCAACCAGCCAGCCAGGAATTTTTTATGAAGGCGGACACCAAGTTGGCGCAGGCGGATGCAACATTGACGTGAACTCTCAACTGATGAACGGGAGTGGGCTCATGCATCCAAAATGCAGAATTACGCTGAACCAACGACCTTTTGTAACAGTCCCGTATCTCGGACGCGGTGAATGCAATCCGTTGCTAGAGTCAAAACTCATTCAAGGCGACGTGACAATTAATAAACGAAGCGTGAATTTGTTGTCAGAACAGTGTTACTCGAATTATTTGAACTACCCGCTGATTCCGTCCATTGCTTCTACGGTATCCAACCCGTCGAATTTGATTGAAGGCGTTGCAGCAGACGGGTGGGTTCGCGGAGGCATTCCGTCGCGCGAAATGTCGCGTGAAAAGGCATATGCGGCGTGCAATTACGGTAGTAATTAAATAAATTATTTTTATGATTAGTATGTTTGTTTATATATGTATTCGGACACGTTTATTCCAAGCAGTGATTACAGCGGTAGCTCATAGCCGAGTTGGTAATCCGCGATTCGAATAGTCAAGAGCGATGAGAAAAAAAAGATCCCAAGTTCGAATCCCGATATAATTCGCTGTGAATTTTCAGTTAAAATAAACCGGCAACCCATTTCACTTTGTGGGCTCATAACTCCGAGGTCACTCGATCGAAACGGGTTGCCGGTATGTATATATTCACTTCGCCAGTTTTACAGAATCTGGCCGTCAAGCTGGACGTTAAACGCAGATGGCATTGATATAACTCAGAGGTAGAGATGGGCTATCGGCCCAAGGTCGTGAGATCGAAACTCACTGTCAATGCTATTCAATTCGCCAGCTTTACAGAAGCTGGCCGTCAATTGCTATACGACGTTAAAAATGAGCACATGTAACCGGTATGGCGCAGAGGAAGCGCGCGTGGCTCATAACCACGAGGACGTATGATCAAAACATACTATCGGTAATATTTTTTTAGTAATTGTAAATATATATTTATATAATTTAATTACATTGATAAATAAATAAATAATAATATTGTATAATATTATATAATATTATTTATAAAATGAATCCAGAAATTTTCCTGAGTTTGTCTTTGTACGCACACCTTGCAAATATAATGTTTGTTGTTTTAGCATTATTTTTTGTTGTTTCCAATTATTCTTATCTTGATAAAATGACTCCCGAAAAGAAGATTTATTTGGTTCTTTTATTTTCAATCGCAGCGGGTGTTCACGGATTGTCTCATATTGGTTTAGAAAGTATTTACAATTATAACCCAATGGGATTCGTTGTAAGAAGTTTACACAGATTAATGTAGATTGCGGATTGCTGATTGCTCATTGTGAACTGCAGCGGCGGCAATGATTTATAAAAAATATGAATAGTAATATTTTTTATAAAATAATTAATATTAATATATAAACTGATATAAATAGCTATCTGTATAATAAGTAGCAATAAAAATAGCCGAAACAAACAAAGTATGGCAAAAACATTGAAACAATATACACTTCAGGATTTTAATGATATTCTATCAGGCGGATTTTCATACGATTTGAAAGACAGCAATGTTATTGAGCTTGTATCATCTTTATCGAATAAAGTTGGTGCTCCCACTTATATAAAAACGCCAGTATTTCCTAAGCGAGAAAAGCCAAACAGTGTCGGAACAGATCCATCTAATTATAATTCGAATGTACCGCAAGAAACTTCTTGTTCCTCCCGACGTCCAAGAAATAAACCGTCGCAAATAAGCGACGAGGATTGGACATTAATTCGAACATTTCAGAAAACGGAAATAAAAAAAACAGAGGGAATTGAAAAACGGATTGATACAATTCGTTCATTGCTCAACAAGTTAACGGATGCAACATACAGTGTCATTGAATCAGAAATAATTTCCGAAGTAAACAACATTATTCAAGGGCAACACGATGGTGCACACGATAATGATAATGGCGTCGACATAGACGAAGAGAACATGAATAAAATTGCGCATTCTATATTCAATACTGCGAGTTCAAACATGTTTTATTCAGCGCTTTATGCGAAATTATTCAAACAGCTCGTGCAGTGTCATGATGTTTTTACAAAAGTATTTGAAAAAAGTTATTCTGAATTTGTGGGATTGTTTAAGAAAGTAGAATACGTTGATCCCAACGTGGACTATAACAAATTTTGCGAGGTTACAAAAATGAATGACAAGAGAAGGGCAATGAGTATGTTTATTATCAACTTGATGAAAGAGGACATTTTGGAAGCAGATGGTGTGGTTGATATTATTGCGGAGTTGCAAGAGATGGTGAACGCGTATATTAAACAGGCGAATAAAACTAATGAACTCGAAGAGCTGAACGAAAATATTTTTATTTTGCTCACCAATGGAAAAAGTGTTCTGTCGTCTCATGAAAAATGGGAGAGTATTGTATCGCATATTAAATTTTTGTCGATATTAAAGGTGAAAATGAAAGAGTATCCAAGCGTGAATAACAAACTTATTTTTAAGAATATGGACATGTTGGAAGAATTGGGAATCAATTAAGGGTTTATCATTCATCATTTATCATTCATCATTTATCATTCATCATTCATCATTTATCATTCATCATTCATCATTTATAAAATTCATAAGAAATGTGTAATATTTTTTCTTATAAATTGAAACCGAAATTGAAATATTGAAATAAAATAAAAATTGAATAGAAAGTATAATGGGTTGAATAATGATAATATTAGAAGAATTGGTCAAGATGAACGCTCCTGCAAAAAAAACTACTAGAAAATCACAGGAAATATTAAAAGGGCATTATTTTGATACTGCCGATGCGGATTCTGGTGCTGGAGCATTTTTAGAAATTGGCGTTGATGAAGCGGGAAGGGGTCCGATGTTCGGACGAGTGTATGTTTCGGCTGTAGTTTTACCCCGCGATTCGACACAATTTGACTTTTCAAAAATGAAAGACAGCAAAAAATTCCACTCGGAAAAAAAAATAAAAGAAGCGGCCGAGTATATTAAAACGCACGCGATTTCATGGAGTGTGAAATTTGCCGAACACGACACGATTGACGCAATGAATATAAGAAGGGCAACGATTCAAACAATGCACGAAGCCATTCGCGACGTGTGCGACGACGTTCGCAGTCAAGGTAAAAATAAAAACGGAGAAGATTTCTACTTGCTCATTGATGGCAACGACTTTATACCCATGTTGCATCCGCATCCATCGCAATCGCATGATTCAAAACAATCAAAACAATCAAAACAATCTGCGCATTTACACTATTCAACAATTGAAGAGGGAGACAACACATACGCGTCCATTGCAGCAGCGTCCATTTTGGCAAAAGTGTCGAGGGACGAATACATTATAGACCTTTGCAAACAACATCCGGAACTGCAAGAAAAATATGATTTAGAAAACAATAAAGGATACGGAACAAAAAAACATATGGACGGAATAAAACAGCACGGAATAAGTGAATGGCACAGACGGAGTTTTGGGATATGCAAGAATTATTAAAAAATATTTATAAAATCATTTATTAAACTGGTATAAAATCATAGCCGTATCAGCGGCTTAATCCGCATATTTTCAATAAATAATTGTTTTTTCATTGAAGCGGTGACAAACGAATTCGACGGATGAAAAGACGAAAGTTTCACATTGGTTATACTGCCATCCTGATTCGAGTAAATTATATTTTTTAAACCAACGGTTTTCAGCTTGTTAAGACAGTCCATACAAGGTGCGCTGCTCACACAATATATATCGTCTTTAGAAATGATGCTTCTTACAACGCAAATGGAAAATTTCCCCAACTTTCGCTTAATTTTGTCCGGGTCTCTCCTTGAATGCGAGTGTATTTTAATGTAGCTGTTTAAAAATTTGGTCACTGCACCCATTTCTGCGTGAATGCTGCAGCATATATTCCTTCGATACGATGTCCTTGTGTCCATGTTATGACTGCAGCATATTTTTTTCCCGCCTTTACACAAAACCGCTCCGTGCTTGAATTGTTGAACCGAATTTCGACTTTCATCAGCTGCAAATCCAACCAATCGTGCGATTTTATTTGAATGCGTCTGCAAATGCGTCTGCAAATGCGTCATAATGATTCCTTCTTTTAGATATTGTGGTTTCAATTGTCTTTATTGTCTTTATTGTCTTGATTGTCTTTATTGTATGTATCCTTTGATTCTTCCTATCCTTCTTATATAATATAGTGTGTATCGTTTTTATTATCAATTTTTAAAATAATAAAAATGAATAATAAAAATTGATAATATCGATAGTAAAATATAACTACAGTAATAATTTTTAACATTTGAAATTTTCTTTTGAATATCCAATGACGGCGCACGCGATTCGTTTTCCCGCATTTCCCGTTTTCAAGCTTTCCGCATTTGTCCCCGCGCCACAATCATCTTCATCTTCATGAATGATTAACCCTCTACCAATGATGTTGCACTTTGTTCCTCTCAATTTTATCACGTTGTCATAGAATACATACTTTGCTTCACCTTTACCATTTGTTACTATATTTCCAAGATCGCCAACGTGTCGTTCTTTTGATCCCGGGCAGCCGTGATTTTTACCAAACGGGTTGAAATGAGCACACATGCTTGTGCACTTGTCTGTTAAATCGCCGGCCTCATGTACGTGAAATCCATGTTTGCTTTTTGGTTTTAATCCCGTAATATTTAATTCAATTTTGATTCTATTTTCTTTACTTTCTTCGCTGAATTTGACCGTTCCTTTGACTGCGGAGTCAGTAAATACAGCAATGGCATAGATTTCTTTATCCATTTGTTATTTATTTATTTTTATTTTGATTATTTTTTTATTTTTATTTTGATTATTTTTTTATTTTTATTTTGATTATTTTTTTATTTTTATATTGTTTATTCATTTGTTTTATATATGTTTTATATAAATTTTTTATTTTTCCTATTTTTTTTACGCATTGTTTTTTGTCTATAATTTTTCTTTTTCCCACCTCCATTCATTCTTTTTCTTGAATTCTTTACTGTTTTATTCTTTACCGCGTCATTCTTTACCGCGTCATTCTTTACCGCGTCATTCTTTACCGCGTCATTCTTTACCGCGTCATTCTTTACCGCGTCATTCTTTACCACGTCATTCTTTACCACGTCATTCTTTACCACGTCATTGATCCACGCAATAATATCTTCTGGTTCGCGGGGTGTATCCGCTGGTAAATCAAACGACCTCAACGGTTTTCCATTTTGGCTAAAACGAATATATCGAATAGTAGGATAGCCGTCGATACTGCCGAATATTTTTTTGTCTGGATGATTATTGTAGTCGGCTTCTTCAATGGAACCCAGGGTAAGCAACCCTTCAAGCTCTTTGCTAAAATCATTTGATGTAATAATATCATTTTCAAATTTTGGCATCAGCGTTTTGCAGTGCCCGCACCAACTCGCGTGTATTATAACAACACACGGTCCTTTTGGACTTTTCATTTTAGGATCGTACGCAAGTTTAACCATTACTTCGTTTCTACTTTTATAAAAAAAATAAAATCTAACAAAAAAAATAAAATAAAATATAATTAATTTTATATAAAAAATATTTATATATAAAATTAAATATATTTTATTCTTTACTTATAATAATAATAAGTATAAATATATATAATATACAGTTGTTAGTTGATTATATAAAATGGTCAATATTTCATTACCGAGTCAAATTTCAAATACGCTATTGTTTACGGTTGTAGTTTTTATTCTAGGACTTTATTTCGTTGTAAATTATTCTGTTTCAGCAGAAGGGTTCGTGAGTAACCAACCCCACAGGTGTCCAAATATTTTAATACAAAAAGGCACTGAAATCTACTTGTATAATTCGCAAGTTGCTAAAGTTCCAGGAGTCAATCCAGTTAAGTTTAACAATTTAGAAGATTATGTAGAATTCACGAAATGGCAACGAAGTCAAGGAATTGTTTGCCCGGTTTTATATTTGCAACAGACGAATGACGCTCAAGGGAAAAATATTTATAAAATTCGCCCGTCCCCAGTCGACTTACAAGGCGGATTGCCGCCCATGATTGACACGACGACCGCTGCTGGTGCAAATCGTTTGCCACCGATTACAAAGCTGATGGACTCGAATCGGAATGATCCGCCGTTCAATACAAATTCGTATCCCGGGTTTGATGCAACCGGTTTCAATATGGGCGACGTCACTCCACTCGATCTCGTGAATTTCATTCAGCAAGATTCCGGCATGAGCCCGAACCCCATGGATCCGAATTGGGGAGGTCCGAAATTCACTCAACACTTGGTTGATTCAGGGTACTATGAAGGCGACCAAGTCAGTTTGTACATTCCTTAGAACTGCCGACACCACTGACAATAAATGAATTACGCTTTCTTTTACATATTCAATAAATACTTTCGTATATTTTCAATACAAGTTGACGTAATTTTGCGCGATTTGCCATTCGTTTCAATGCATACTTTATTTAAACAATGCGCATTTTGTTCGAATGATTTTATAAGCTGTCCTATTGTTTTAAACTCATTCATAATGGCAATTGCTGTTTTCGAACTTATTCCCGGTATCGTGGACAACATGATGACTCCAATATTTTCCGGCGTCACATTTGCATTTTTTTCTTTTTTTACTTTTAGCACGCTGCAATAATCGTATGGGTATGGTTGTGCTGCTTGTGCTTCTACACCTTTATCAATTCCTCCCTCATTATTATCTTGAGGCGCCTGTACCTGTACCTGTAATTCATTTAATTCAATGTGAAACTGCATATTCTCTTTATTTTCTGAGACGGTAGTATCAGAATTGGAACTAGAAGTAGAAGTAGAAGAAGTAATATCACTTTTATAATACGGCATTTTTTCAAAACCGGATCCAGATTTTGAGTTTGTTCTAACCATTTCGCGCTCCAACTTGTCTGCCCAGCTCCAAACCAAGTCGCACGTCTCTACGACATTCATATTTCTCACGACCGAAAAACCCTTGTAATAAAAAATGGAAAACATGGAAGATAAAAGCGTTTTTTTATTAATTCGACTGAATTGATTCTCTCGATATCTTGAAAGGTCACCTTCAATGAGATAAACAATATTATGATTTGGAACGGCTTGATACCCGTCCAGTCGAAATGACTGCTCGGCGTATCTGCCGTCTTTGATGCTGGATGCCAAATCATTTAAACTTTTTCTCTCGAATAAAATCAATTCATCGCCAATTTCATTCTCATTTTTATCCGTTTCTATAAATGCAACATCGCCAATTTTTAAATTATCCACTTTTAATTTTATAGAATTATTTTTATTTTTATCATTTGAATCATTTGAATCATTCATCATTTTTAGTTGCAGTAATGCAATAAGATCCTTCTCTCTAAAATCCACCTTGATAAGCAACATTTTTTTATTTTTAAAATAAATGTATTATCTATCTATCGTACTATCATTTATGAAAAAAATCTCTCTATTATTTTTTCATAAATATTTAATTTCATTGTTTCGCATTACTTGTGTAATATAATTGTACATGTTCGCATGACATTTGCATCGCATCTTTATCCCAGATTTGCGCCATATGCACGCCGTCCCGCGTCAATGTAAGGCGTCCAGTTGAACAAATAGTTGGCGTTCAGAGCTGGAACCGCAATCATGTGTCTTCGACCGAATGGAATCATAAATCCGGTCGCGGAGGGTTGCGCCCCCCCTTTTCGCATACCGCCGCCGTTGTCCGTGTTTGTATACATTCCGTTTGTGCTTCCAGTTGCGCTAAAGATCGCCTTGCGAGCAATTGCCGACCTGCCATTTTGACTTCTAGGAGTATTTCGTGCCATTATTTTTTATATTATTTTTATACTATACCATAACATAAAAATATTTATTTATTGTTTGTTATTTTCTCATTATTTTGTTAATAATAAAATTACTAAATTATAAAATCAAAAAAAATATATAAAATTCACAAATTATAATAAATATTTTTTTATAATTTGTGATTTTAAGTATTTAAAGAATATCTTCATGTTATTTATATAAAAATACAATTGAAAATAAAATGAGCCAAAATTCTGGAAAACCTTCTTCTTCAGACGGTAACGGTAACAACAATAACAACAATAACAACAATAACAACACCAGTAATAGTGCTAATAGTGCTGCTGCAACTGCCGGCGGATTTCGTCTGCCATCCAACATGTGCATGCAACATGCATCCAAACTGGCAATCGTTGAAGACCGACCCATTATGCTTGACTATTGGAGCCAGTCCATCGAAAAAAAAGTAATTATTGGCGTCAAGGAAAATGGAGAGAAGCTTCTAGTCAAAAGTGAAGAGGAGTATACAAGTCCAATCGGAAAAATATTTAAAATTGAGTCCGAATACATTATTCTCACCGAGAATTCAATCTACATTGTATCTTCCGACATTCAGTCCAACAGAATCAATTAATTACTTTGGATGATTACATGGAAATAAATCATTTACATTTTTTTTATTTTATTATAAAAATGTAAATAGTGTAAATAGTAATATAATAGTAATGTATTTTGTATTGTGCGCCACTTTTAAACGGGAGAAGCTTGAGCTATGAGCGGGGATTCACGTTGTAAAGGTTGTGGAACACTCTGTCCAAATCCTAAACCCATTCCTCCCGTTTTATAGTACCTTTGTTTTGCAGATTTCAACATGGATGCTGCCCTCGCTCTTCGACTTCCTCTTCGACTTCCTTTGGATGATGATGATGACCTTGTCATTTTTTTATTTCGTTTCACGCTCATGCGACGACGATGCGTAATGTTATGACTACCACCGCGAATTCGTTTCATATTTTTTATTTCCTGCATTACTCCCAAATAAGCGGCAAATTGATACATGGACTGATTTTCGTCAGGAGACAAATTTAATGCATCTATTCTTCCCTTTTCAGCAGCAACGGCAGCTTGAGCGGCCGCCTCAAAACGAGATACGGGGTATGCGCTACTTGCCTTGAAAAATGTTCCCAATTGAAATTCGGCTTGCATGACACCTGCTGGTGATTTATATAACAATGCTCCGTCTGGATAGCGAGCGTATACTTTCCATCCACTTGGAAGCATGAAATTACTCGAATCAAAGGGTACTTCCAATGTAGCATCATTCATAGTTAGCGCGCCCACTTTATTAAAATAATAAACATAAACGTCATTATTTGTATCTACTGCATTATTTCTATTTGTAACCTGATAACCGCTTTTAAGTTTAAGGCGACGAAAATCTATAAAGTTGTCGGGTGTTCGCCACGGGTTGCCTTCTTTGCTCCAAGTAAAACTGGATGAAAACCTTGCCAAATTTGCTCTATCAAGTGGATCTGCGTTTTGTTTAACATTAGAATCTGATTTTACACCGGTTTGAAGCGGTCCAGGTTCAATGTATGCTGACATTGCATAGCGTAATTTTGGAACATCTCTCGATCCGGGTTCCATATAGATTTGTCTCATATTGTCTTCAGTGAAATTTCCTAATAAAGCTGCTAAATCTACATACTGTCCATTCTGAGAATCATACAACAATGGATCTCTTCGAAACAATTCTTCAACTGTCATTTCCTTTGCAACAGGTCCATTTGCATCACGACCTGTCATATTCACCAGTTTAAAATTATTCATATCTGCGGGGGCAACTTGTTGTTGTTGTGGCTGTGGCGCCATTGGTTGTGCACCAGCAGCAAGTGCTATTCTTGCATCAGCTGAATTATTCATCATTGCTGTAATCCGATCATCAGCAAATAATATGTCGTTTAAAGCATCTCTCGCCGCGTCGTCTCCTCGAAAAGCCGCAACTATATCGACCGCAGTATTCATTCTATATAAAAATTATCTAGTTATATAATTATATATAATTATACAGATATAAAAATATATATAAGTTAATAAATTTATATATTTTATTTATATATTTTATTTATATATTTTATTACAAATACGTAAAAATATATAAAATATGATGAATTTATGAAATAAAATAAAATAATATACTCTGATTATTTTTTCCTAAATATTCTATTACATATCCGATATCGTTATTCCATGTATATTTATTTATTCAATTCATTATATCGACGAATTCGAATAGAGTAAATATTTTCCAATGAGTGTGTTTGATTCTAATACTTGTTCTGGCGACATGCGAACAAACCATCCAAACGCCGTTCGCCGTAATAATTCGCGTTCAGGAATGTAGAGTCCTAGCGCATTTGCATCCAAATCAACGTCTTGGTCGCCCACCAAATCATCGATTAAAATCGCATTTCCACCGGAAGCCGTTTGAATTCCAAACATGGTGGAAGTAATTGCGCTCATATTCCCGTTGATGATTTCAGAGTAGCACCATCGTCCGCACTCTCCCAGAAAATCCATTTCATTGGTGTAATCCTTTGAAATGAGCACTTCCAAATAAGAAATGTATTTCTGAATGACGGGACTGTTTCGTTTACATCCCATGATTTCGGTGCTCGGGAAAAATTCTGCAACGGCGCTCACTGACGAGGTTGCGCGCATTTCACCAACAAAAGCGGACGCAGGAAGCAACGCGTTATTATACACCGTGATCAAATCGCGAAAACAAATGACTGACGGGGGGACGCGCATACCGCCATACATTTCCAGCAATTTTGCAAATGCAAGCTCCCTTAAATGCGGGCGAAGCGGAGACGGTAGATTTTGCGCAGCCGGCGTCCACCCGGGAATCAATTTGTTAAACGATGCGTCATCGATAATACACACGTGAAACGAGTCGCTGCATTTTTGAATGATGCTTCGTATCGTGAGATAAATGTAGGGCTGGTTTAATTCGGTGCTGTTTCTCGATCCGTAATTTAACCAGCGCCGAGAATTGACATCGTACTCTATATGAATCCATAAAATCGGTTTTGAATTTTTCTTGTTGAAAATTGTATCGTAGTGGTCGTCATTGAGTAAATATTTTCGAATTAAATCATTTTCATCTAAAATCTCTCCATTTCGTGTAGATTTTTTATATTGCATGCACATGAATGCGATGAAAAAAATTGCAACATAAAATAGGATATTACTGGCATAATTTGACATGTTATATACTCCTCTTTATTTTATATTATAATTTATATTATAATAATTATTCCTTCTTATTTTATTCCTATATTTTTTATTCTTTTATTTATTTTATATTTTATTTATATTTTATAAATAAATAAAATAATCCCTTAACATTTGATTGATAACATTGGATTCGGTCGGTTAAGAATTTGGATTCGGTCGGTTAAGAATTTGGATTCGGTCGGTTAAGAATTTGGATTCGGTCGGTTAAGAATTTGGATTCGGTCGGTTAAGAATTTGGATTCGGAAATCTGCCGGTTAAATATTGTTCCTGATTTAGAGCCGGCGCCATCATTCGACTCTGCAGTTCGTATCGAGACAAGTACAAGTTCTTCAAATCGCTGGATTCGTATCCAAACGGCTGACTTCTGTCCCACGGAGAAGAGAACAGAAACGGTTTGGGGTAGTTCCCAGAATGTATGTCATTACTGTTGCTGATTAAATTCAAATTGAAACCGCAGGAATCGCACGCGCCAATTAAATTGGCTTGCATAACCTCGTCTGCATTACGAATCAAGTATTGACGATAATCGGAATTGCTCTGTATATTATTCTTCTCTCGCAATTGCTCGTTAATAGCGGCGCCTGGTTGCCATGTGGCATAGTTGCGACCATCTGCCATAATCGGCGGAAAATTAAAATGAATATTATTTGATCCTGAATAACAAGTTCCCCAGCTCATTGTTGGTATTTATAGAAATTATATTATATATAATATATATTTATTATTATATATATTTTTTACCAGTAATTTTAATTTTAATTAATTTATTATTTTTATACATTTTATTTTAAAATTATTCATGGAGCGCCTTCAATATATCCTTTTTTGACATTTTATTAATGGTTGGAACGCCAATATTGCTAAGTTTGGTTTTTGCTAAACTCCGTAATGAATTTACGGGCATGTTTTTCATGTCATCCAAAGAAACGGAATGTGTATCGTCTTCAATTACAATACTTTTAATTTTTTTATTATTTACACTGTTGGCGTTGCCATTGCTATTATTAGTGGCACTATTTGATACATCTGATGTAACATTTTGATTTTGGTTCTCCTTCTCCGCGTATTCGCTATTTTTACTTTCCTTACTTTGATTCATATTATCATCATCATTATCATCATCTTCGCCATCGCTGTATTCATCTTCGCCATCACTATATTCATCATCGTCACCATCATCGTCACCATCATCGTCACCATCATCGTCGCCATCATCGTCACCATCATCGTCACCATCATCGTCACCATCATCGCAATTAGAATGAATGTTTGACTTTAATTCGATTACTTTAATTTCAGATTGAGAGAATGGTTTCGAGTAGTTTGCAGATGACGCAATGGTTGACAAATCAATAATTTTAGAACAAGATCCTTCAAGCGTGCAGACATCATCATCGTCGCTTTCAGAGTCATCAGAGTCATCGGAATCATCACTACTGTCACTTTCACCGTCATCAGACACTTGAATTAAATTCATTTGCAATTGACTCGAATTCACAACATCTTGTTGTTGTTGTTGTTGCGCGGAAATAACATTCGCATTTGCATTCGTATTCGCATTCGCATTCATTTGTTGTCTATATTGCGACGATTTTAACGATGTCACCACTTGTTGCAAAAGTTGCGCTTGATCCATAACGGACTGTTCCAGCATGCTGATTCGTGTGCGAAGGTAATAAAAGATAATACCAGAAAGCAGCATGCATATGACTAAACTAGCCATTGTAAATAAATCGGAAATATTGCTTAACATGTTTTTATTTTATGTTATAGTTTTGTTTTTATTTTTATATTTTTTACTAATTAAATTATTTAATTAAATTATTAAATTGTATTACAAAATCCATATAAATTAAAATAAAATAATAAACGAACCATTTTATCTTAATTTTTATTTAATACATATTTAATAAAAACGATTGTTAAATTACACTTCAACATCAACGCCGTGAATCATATTTCTTGTGTCGTTAATAATTTCAATCGGATAATCTAAATCTTCAAGAACTTTAATTCCGCCTTTTACAGAGGAAATACCTTTTCCTAATTTATATGTGTATCTAATTGAATTCGCTTTTTTTTCTGCTTGTCCCTCATGTCTTTCTTCTTGTTCGTCAATCCTTTCAATTTTCATATGCAGGTTTTCAACATGCTGTGCTTCTAAAAGTTTGCACAACTTGGAATAGTGTGTGGTTAGCAGCAAGTCCACATTATCAAATGTGTTTAAATATTTAATGAAACCATATGCGCTGGCAACGGCTTCATAAGGATTTGTCCCGGAATACAGCTCGTCAAAAATACAAAAATGCCGTCTCGTTTTATGTTCAAGCAAACAAGTAATGATTTCTCGGCACCTGCGCGACTCGGCTTGAAACAAACTGTCTCTCCCCGAAGTGTCTGGAATATTCAGGTAACTGTGAACAAATTCATACGGCACCAGTTTTGCCTTTTTATAAAATCCATATCCGAATTGTTGAGAGAAAATGATATTCAAAAGCGTGGATTTAATGAGCGTGGTTTTTCCGGCGGCATTCGGCCCGGTAATTGTCGCCTTTTTATTCAGCACAATATTGTTTTTTACAGGGCAATCGTTCATTAGCGGTGCATAATACGACGATTTAAAATACGTTTTCTTATCCTTTAATGACGACGACGAAGGCAATAAAAATGTGCAAGCGGCCATCTTTTTATTCTGAATTAGGGACGTGAGTCCAGAGAGATGTTCCACGTATGAATTAAAACCAAATGTATAGCTGATTGCATTTTTTACATTTTCGTCACAATGAAATCGGTAATACAGTTTCATAATCGTCCCAATATTCGATACGTTTCCAAGAGTGAGTTTGAATGGCATCACATTCCTTATTTCATCGTGTAATTGAGTGAGAATTTGCGCGTGTTTCTCATTTTCCGCTTGAAAAGCGCGGTAGGATGTCAAATTTTCTTTATCAATGATCGAATTTATGAAACGAATGTTTTCAATGCTTCCGCCAATATAGGTTGCAAACTTGTGAATGTTATTATGAATTAAAAACATGTTTTTATAGAATCGGTGACATGATACAATATTTTGGTAAATCTGAAGGAAATAAAATGCAATAGAAATAAAAATGTATACCTTTTTATCCCATGGAACCGAACCAAAATTCTCAAATATTTTACCAATTGGATGATATTGTGCGATTTTTTTCAGGGAGGATATATACATGGTCAAATCGATCGGCAGCTTCTGAAATCGCAGTATAAAAAATGGAATAATAAGTATGATGAGTGGAGTCAAGAGAGAAATAACGGGAGATGCCAAATTTTGCAAAGAAAGAATTTGAAGAAACAGTGACGACGAGTTGAGCGGTTCCAACATGGCAATATCAATGTATCCAAACTTGTCCTTGAAGTGTTTATCGCCTTGAATCGAGCTCCAAATGTTGTGAATTTCTAAATACGACTCGGCAGAATGATTAAAATGATCCGTTTGATAATGTCGAATCAACGTTTGAGATTGCTGTAGAAATGTTACATCGGATGTATAATATTTCGCCCATTGGTCTAAAAACCGTTTCCCATAAATTGTTTCGGGGTTAAAAATATGATCGTACATGGTTTTTTGTTTTATGACAGATGCATCTTCCATTTTTTCTTTTTCTTTTTCTTTTTCTTTTTCTTTTTCTACATCACTTTGAACTTGAACTAGCTCTAAATCTGTCATGACATGCGCGTCGATTTCGTGCAACTTATCGGCGTCTACATATGTGATTGGAAGACGAAATGTTGAATTTATGTCATGAGATTTTTCCTTATTTTCTGTTTTTTCACTGTTTGTCATCGGTTTTTGATATTATTATTAGTATTCATAAAGAATAATAATAATTTGATGCTACGAATAAAATGCGAATAAAATGCGAATAAAAATTACATATTTCCACACCGCCAATTAAGAAGAAACATTGATAGTCGAAGGCATTTCCGTAATCGCCGTGTTATAATACACTTCAAACTCTTTAATCTTCTTGATGTCCCACCGAGTCACGAAATTGATTGCAACACCCTTTCGCCCCCATCGCCCCGATCGCCCAATGCGATGCAAATACGTGTGCACATCCTTGGGCACATCAAAATTAATCACAACGCCCACATTCTGCACGTCAATACCGCGCGCGGTCACATTCGACGAAATGAGGACGCGATGCTTGCCACACTTGAAATCTCTAAATGCCGCATCGCGTTCCGATTTTTCCATTCCAGAATGAATGCAACACACCGGAAAATTGTCCTGAACCATGGCCTCGGTTAAATCGGTCACTCGCTTAATGCTGTTGCAGTAAATAATAGTTTGGGTAACAGAAATCATATTAAAAATGTCCTTCAATGTGTTATATTTATGCGAGTCATCTTCCAGCGCAATCAAGTGCTGCAGAATGCCTTCAAGTGTAAGCTGTTCCGATTTGACAAGAATCTTTACCGGGTTCCTCAAAAAATTAGAAGCAAGCGCATGCAGTTCTTCGGGCAACGTCGCACTAAAAAGACACACTTGTATACTCGAACTCAAGAAATTAAAAATATTATACACTTGCTCTTTAAATCCAGAAGACAACATCTCGTCCGCCTCATCGAGCACAATCATTTTTACGTCGCTTCCGCGAATGTGGTTTCTGCGAAGCATGTCGTGCACTCGACCAGGACATCCAACAATGATGTGTGGCGTTTCATTCTTTAAGCTGGAAACGTCTTGTTCCGTGGAAGTTCCTCCAACCAACAACTGAATTTTAAGCGTCTTCATAAACACGCCCAGTCCAGAAACAACATCATGAATTTGTTTTGCCAACTCTCGAGTCGGAGCAAGAATAATTGCTTGCATTTTTTTAACACTCGTGTCTATATTTTGTAAAACTCCAACCGAAAATGCGCCCGTTTTCCCAGTTCCAGATTGAGCTTGTGCAATCATGTCTCTCCTCTCAAAAAATGACAAGATGGATTTCTGCTGAATCATGCTGGGATTATCAAAACCATACGCGTAAATTCCGCGCAATAAATTCGAATCCAAATGCTCTAGATCCTCCCATTTATTAAATTCTTTTGTGTCATCGCCATGAAGATTACTTTCACTCATCTTATTTTTATTTACTTCTGTTTCGTATACGCTCATTTTGAGTATTTATATATATTATTCTATTCTATTTAAGCTATTTACACAAAAAGTATTATGTAAGCGTATAAATTATATTTTTCATTTTAATATTTTATTTATTTGATAGAAAATATAATAAAGAATAACTGGTAATAACATAAATAATAATAACATAAAATAATATCGTCGCATTGAAATAAAAAAATAAAATGTCTTTCACTTTAACGCCACCATATCATGCCGACTTTATTTGCACATACAAGCTGATGGACAACGATGACGACCGAAACGACTTGTATCAAATACAATTTTTACAAGCGTTCGGTCTGCGCCATTTTAATGAGGATGAGATGAGTGAAAATGTATTACAATTATACCACCAATTAAAAGATTGTAATGAAATACAAGAAATTCTCGAAGAAGGCGTCAAAGCAAACCCGCAAATGAATATGACGCATGCAATCATGTTCATGTGCTTGTTTTCTTATGATTTTTTTGACTTGTTTCATAAATGTTTGATCGATTATTTTACAACCGGGTCTATTTTAGAAGAGTCGAAACGCGACATGATTGACAAATTAAAAAGTGACTAAAATGATAAAATGAAATTAAATAAAAATAAAATAAATAATTAAAATAATATATATAGATAAATATAATAGTAAAGAATAATTGAAATAAAAAATGGCATCCACTCGAAATAAAAATACAAGTTCCGATTATTGTTTGGAACAAAAACAAAATCACCAAATTTTCGGCTACACGGAATACAACCACTCTCAATACGGAGCCGCATATCGAAATGCGCTACCGACAGTCGGTATTACCCCAAGCCACATGCCGCGACAAGCATTATCAAAAAATTCGGTTGATATTGAATCCGCACTTTTCGGAATCAATTCCACAAATTTAGTAACTCCGCAAACCCCGGTCGCTCCAAAATTAATTCAACTTCCCGAAGTTGCATACTTTGAGAGAATCCCGTTCATTTTACCGAACCCACTCGTCGTCGAAAATAAGCAACGCCCGTTTCCCGTTCCTTAACCCCTTAGAACCAAGGATTTAACTCTAGCGTCTTTCCCTTCATGGTTGATAGCGTCGGGGGCGGAATGAGCGTGTACATGTTTGACACATCGCGCTTGTAATTCAGGTAGGCACGCGCCTCGCTAATAAGTCGTGGAATGCACCAATTACAAACCAAAGTATTTAGAGATTCAATTTGTTCGGTAATGTTTGTCGGTTGGTTCATTGCGCTTTCTAAATATATGCCGCGCATAATAATTTTCAAATTATCGCAATCTTGCGGACCAATATCGTATTTACCGCCACTTTGGTTGTATACTCCGGCGCGAATCCCATTTTGTATAATTTGCATGTTTTGTTCGCTAAAAAATGCCAACGACATTGGAGTATCATTCCAATTTCCTGTCATTGCATCCGTAAATGATGTGCATTGTGACGAAATGGGTATTTTATCAAACAGTGCAAATTGAGCCGACGGTGAAGGACTTTCAATATCAAGACGCCCGTTTGAAAACTGTTTAGGAAGAATGTTCTGATTCAGATTCATGTTTTTTGCTTATATGTTTTTTATATAACGTTTGGTTAAATGATATTTATATATTTATATTATAAAAATAATTAATTTAATTTTAAATGTATAAAATTTGATTATTTTTATAATATGTCTTTAATTCTAAAATATTTTATTGAATAAATATAATATAATAGTATATTAGATATTTTAGTATTATATATTTTTTAAAAATGTCGTTTCAGACCACGATTTTATGGGTAGCAGTTTTTATATTTCTTGCAGCTCTCGCATTTATAGGTTATAACATTTATTCTTCGCAATACAATACTGTAAACTGGCCACCGTTCATGTCCGACTGTCCGGATTACTGGACTTCGGATGGAACAACCTGTACATCAGGTTCATACAACCTATGTTCAGGAACAACCAGCTTTAAAATAACGGACTATCCGAATTTATGCGACAAGTTCGATTTTTCTAAAAAAAATAAATGCGGATCACAAGTAAATTGGTCTGGCATTTCAAACAGTTTACAATGTAATTAATCCGATCTTCAACATTTTCACAAAAATCATTTTCGAAACTCGGATTTATCAATACTCTTCATAACGCGTTGATAATCAGTATATTTATTTTCAATGTCGCTATAATCCGGTTTTTGAACAGCGATGATTGGAATCAGAAGCATCCACCGGTCTTGTTTTTGAAGTTGTAACCAATATTTATCAACTGCATAATAATAATGATACTCTGGCTCTTTCATCAACTTTGTGATGCCTTCCTTTATGTTTGAAATGAGTGCATCATAATAATGGCGTTTTACAATGTATCCGGTCGTGGTTTGACAGTGAGACACTCGAATGCTTACGCTGTCATTGGTTTCAAACGGGGGCAGATTATTTCCTGCAAGAAGAAGCACATCCCATTTATTTTGTTTATTTGAAAAAAATGAATTTGCATTTTCAACAAACTTATCCGGCAACATGAATAAAATATCATCTTCTAAAATCATCACGGACTCCCATTTTGCTTCTTTAGCCATTTGGAGACATTTCAAGTGGCTTAAACTGCATCCTATGCGTCCATTCGCATTTTTAATCGCGTTGAATCTTGTAATATTATCTGTCATTCGTATTTGTTCCAGTTGTTGTTCTATATGTCGCTTTCTGTCTGTTCTGTGATCCAAATTAATATAAAACCCTTTTATTTCAAAAAGTCCATTGATGTCTATATCATCAACGTTTTCATATTTCCACGGTTCATTAATATAAATCGAACACATTTATTACTTTTAATGACTTTTATCTTTATTATTTAATGTTTTTGAACTACTTTAAAAATCTCTACTCTACGTAATATAGTGTCCATCGTTTTATATTCGTTTTATTTATTTATTTATGCATTTATGCATTTATGCATTTATGCATTTATGTATTTATGTATTTATGTATTTATGCATTTCAACGGGTATAAAATGCATAAAATTTAATCAAATCCGACAATCGTCATTCGCAGCGTCGTAACAAGTTCTTTCTCTTTATTTTTACTCTGCTCTTTATTTTTACTCTGCTCTTTATTTTTACTCTGAGAAATCGCTTTTTGATAATCTCTCGCCACCTTCATTTCCGTTTCTACAATCTTTTGCAAAAGGTCAGTTTTTTTATAGCACGATGCAATCAATTCGGCGAAATCGTGTTGTGTCACTTTCACTTTGAACATGTCTAGACCGTGTCCGTTTTTTTTCATACACCACGACAAAAAATCGTCACAGTTACTTAATAATATCGACGTTAAAACATAGTATGCAAAAACGTGCGTATTCTCTCTGTAAAATGACCGCATCATGTTTCTAGAATGTTCAGAATCGCTAACCAAGAGTTGATAATTAACCCCCATAAAATCAAGAATCTTTATGCACTGGTAGAGAGAAAATACGCCCTCCAAATGCAAATAAAATTCAAAATTTTTCTTAAATTGTTTCGCATTTCGAGATTCTAATGACGGCGGGTTTTTAAAATACGTTTGAAATGCAACATTCATAATTCGCGCCCATATTTCCGAATACGTTTCCGATAGTCGAATACTGACTCCCTGCGGAAGCGAAAATAATGTTTTCATATATGTCGTGGTCATGGTCGTGGTCGTGTCGTGGTCGTCTCCGGTTATTCCAGTATCAAAATCATTCCCAAATGTATGCATTGTTTCATGTATCAACACTTTGAACCACTCTTCTTCGCGATAAATGACAATTTCATTTTTCTTCTCGCAACGATACGTGTATCCGGTATTTGCATTGACCGGACCAATAACTTCGCTTTTATTTTCAGGGAGCTCTTTTTTAAATGGTGTCAAGTAGATGTAAATGTCGAGAGATTCGACGCATTTCGATTTTAGCGAAACCATGTGTAACCATATGAAGACGCGGTGTGCGTACGTTTTATAATACGACACGGACTCTTCACAACAGTGGCTTTTAAATAAAATAAAATGTAAAATAATTTCTCGTTGATTGATGTTACAATTGAACGTCAGGACCTTTTTTGAATTGTTTTTTATGCATTCTCTCATTTCTCTCGAGAGATACTTGTCGGAAAATGTTTCTGGGTGAGGAACCTGGGATTGAACGTCGATTGCGCTTTCCTGCAATTTAAAACATCCGGCATTCTTTTGCGTGTTGAGTTCAATGTTGGCGGCATTTAGTTTTTCGTACAGTATGGTCACTGGATCACGGTTATTCGTTTTATTATGCTGCAAACTGCGCTTTTCACTCGTTTTATGGCGGTCTTGTTCCTTTTCATAATTGCGCGGTTCAGGAACGTCATCTAGAAGCGTAAACACTTTCGGCGTAACATCCGTTAATAGTGACTGTATTGTTTTTTGTATAATGTTCGAATCCAAATTCATTGGATCAGATGAATCAGATGAATCAGATGAATCAGAGAGAAAAGGTTAATTCTAAAATAAATATATATTTATAATATAATTATAGTATAATACTATTATAATTATATAATTCATATTTATAATTTATTTTTATAATTTATTTTTATTTATATTAAAGAATAAAAAATGAAAGTAAATTATTTGGGAATTCTTCTTATTTTACTGATGATTTTATTTGCAATGAAAATATATAAGGACTCCGATTCTTTTAATTTAAGGTGCATTATTTCAAAAGTGGATGGAAATACGTACTGCGTTAGAGAACGGAGCAAGGTTGAATTGGCGGCAGATTTGTTGGCAGAAGCAACAAAAAAAATGAAACGCCTGGTTGAACACATGAATTCAAAACATGCGTCGAATCCGGCAGTAAAACGCCTGGTTGAAAATTTCAATCCAAATAAAATTAGCGAGACGCTGCCTACGAGCGAGCACACTGCATATAGCGAAAACAAGGGCGAAAAAATGGCGTTCTGTTTGAATGAAGATAAAGCGGGAACGCGCTTAATTGATTTGAGCACGCTAACATTTGTCGCCATTCACGAACTCGCGCATTTAATGACGGAAAGCATTGGGCACAAGGAAGAATTCTGGGACAATTTTAAATTTTTGCTCGAATCTGCAAAAAAATCAGGAATTTATGAACCGGTTGATTACGCGAAATCTCCGGTGCAATACTGCGGAACACGCATTGACGAGAATCCGTTTTATAAATAAAATAAAATAAAACTAAAAATTGATTTTTTTATCCGCGCATTAAAATAGTCAAGTAAAGACAATAATGGTTTGGACAATGTCAATGTGGCAAGGATGGCATGACGAAAATCAAAAAAACATGTGTCTAGAAAGGCAACTCAAACAATTGACAACCCTTTTTCGTAGGGTTGTAGATGAACGCGACGGTTTGAAAATAGAATGCCACAAATTAAAAGAAGAACGCGACGAACTTGAAGAAGAAAATAAAAAATTACGAAACAGTTAAAAATCCATTTTAATTTTAACACAATTTAGAATATATAGAAGTATTATCGAAAAATGAAATTTCATTTTCAAAAAAACAAGATTTTCATTTTTTAGGGATATTTTGATATTTCATATTTCATAATTTATATTTTTATTTAAAAAAGTATAATAAATAAAAATTGAATTAAACTTATCTCATTCTATTATATCAACAAGCAACCATGAGCATGGCGAAGGCGAATGGAACTGGAACATATCATTTCGCATCATACTTATCGTCTCTTTATATAAAACAGGGTGAAAAATGCACTCACACGCGGCTGAAAGATGTGGAACTAGGAATCAAGGGCGGGGCGTATCTGATAGCGGAATCCGAGCTCGACGATTTTTATAGAAAATATTATAATCATGTGTTTGTGGAGGGAAAACAAGAATATCTTACGGAAATTCAACATGAAGACGGCGGCCCAATTCTTGTTGATTTCGATTTCAGGTATGACATGAGCGTTGAAGAACGCAAACATTCAAAAGATAACGTCGTCGACATGGTGCTCTTGTACATGAACACGCTGAAAAAGATGGTGGAATTTACTGGTACTGGTACTGGTACTACTAGTAACCTCGAAATTCCGGTATTTATTTTCGAAAAGCAGACCGTGAATTGCAAAAGCGACATGACAAAAGACGGTATTCATATGATTATTGGAATTCAAATGGAGAGAAAGCAGCAAATGTTTCTTCGAGCCAAAATTCTAACAGAACTGCCGGCGATCTGGGGCGAGCTCCCAATTACAAACTCGTGGGAGGATGTCATTGACAATTCAATTACAAGCGGAAAAACGGGGTGGCAGCTTTACAATTCGCGAAAACCGGGATGCAAGGCGTATTTGCTAAAATATCATTTTATATTAAAGCTCGGCGGCACGAATGGCGAGTGGGAGTTTTCTGAAAAAAAGGCGACCGAATTCAAATTTGACAGGGATTTCAAGTTGCTTACTGCTCGCTACCGCGGACACGTGTCGTTCCCGCTGATTGACTCGTGTAAAGCCGAAGTCGAACAAATGTTTAAAACAAAAAAGGCGCCCTCTTGTTCGAGTGCTTTGACGACTGGATCCGGATCTGGATCCTCCTCATCTCGTGTCAATATTGTTATGGTATCGTCATACAATCCCGTTATTGATTACAGTTCGATTACAAATAAGGAACAGCTGGAACACGCGGTAGGTTCAGTTATGAGTTCAACTGAGCCGCGAGAATATGAAGTCGTGGAAACACACAAGTTTACCATGTCACTTTCCAGCAAATTTTACGAGCCGTATGAAAAGTGGGTTCAGGTGGGGTGGGCGCTAAAAAATACCAGTGAAAAATTGTTTCTTACGTGGATGTTGTTCAGTGTGCAAAGTGAAAAATTCGATTATTCTAGAATTCCAGAAATGTTCAAACAGTGGCAAAAATTCAGGGTTGGGAAAAGCGAACTTTCGAGGCGCTCCATCATGTTTTGGTCGAAACAGGATAATCCCGGCGAATACAAGAAAATTCGCGAGGAGACGGTGGATTATTACATCGACCAGACGCTTATTACACACGTTGGAAAAACAAAGATTAACGAGGCGTCGGATGTGGACCTTGCAAATGTGTTGTATCACTTGTTCAAGGGGCGTTTCGTGTGCGTGAGCATCAAGCACAATGCGTGGTTTGAGTTCAAAGATCACCGGTGGTCTGAATGCGATTCCGGAACTTCGCTTCGTTGGCTCATCTCGACTGAAATGCTCAGCATTTATTCCGAACGAAGCATGAAACTGTTGGACAGTTTAAATGAACACGACAGCACATCCGAGCAATTCAAAAGCATCCAAGACCGTTCAAAACGCATGACGGAGATTTGCAACCAACTAAAAACCACAAGTGTAAAGAACAACATATTGCGCGAAGTTCGTGAAATGTTTTACGACAAGGACTTTATTGAGAATCTGGATTCCAAGCCGTATCTCATGGGATTCAACAACGGTGTGGTTGATTTTAATGAAAAAGTATTTCGACCTGGTCAGCCGTTTGACTACATTTCAAAATGCACCGAGATCGACTTTTTGGAGACGTATGCTCCCGGATGTTTCGAATATGCGCGCATTGAAAAAGAACTTGTCAGCTTCATGTCGCAATTATTTCCGTCGCCCGAACTGCGCGAATACATGTGGGATCATCTCGCATCTTGTCTCATCGGCGTGAATCGCGACCAGACGTTTAATATTTACAATGGTTGTGGAAGCAACGGAAAATCGAAACTGGTTGAACTCATGTCACACTGTTTCGGAAAATATAAAGGCACTGTTCCAATTACACTAATTACCGAAAAGCGCAACAAAATCGGTGGCACTGCGTCGGAAGTCGTGCAATTAAAGGGTGTGCGGTATGCGGTAATGAATGAACCGTCGAAAGGAGATCGAATCAACGAAGGTCCTTTGAAAGAGATTACGGGTGGAGATCCGGTGCAAGGTCGTGCGCTGTATCAAGAAATGATCACATTCGTTCCTCAGTTCAAGCTGGTGGTTTGCACGAATGTCATGTTTGATGTGAAGAGCAATGATGACGGCACATGGAGACGCATCTGCAAAGTGGATTTTGAATCGAAATTCTGCGAAGATCCCAAGACGGATGATCCCGATATGCCGTATCAGTTCAAGGTGGACAAGCATTTGGATGAGAAGCTGGAAGGATGGGCGCCTGTATTCATGGCAATGCTCGTTTTAAAAGCATACCAAACTGGCGGAACTGTAAAAATTTGCGAGAAAGTTCGACTCAGTAGCAACAAGTATCGAAACAGTCAGGACTACTTGTCGGAGTTTATTCGCGATAAAATCAAGGTTGTTGCTGGCATGAATGACAGTACCGGTAAAGCATTTGCTGTGAAACGCGACGAACTGAATCAAGAATTTAAGGAATGGTACACGAGTAATTATGACAAGAATGTCCCGCGATTTCAAGAGCTGCACGACTACATGGACAAGAAGTTCAAAAAGGTTGCCAAAGGTGGTTGGAGCGGTTGTAAGATCATTTATCCAAATGACGACGAAGATGCCGAGTTTGATGAACTTGTCGACGATGAATAAAAAAATCAAAATATCAAAAATAAGTTAAAATAATTAAAATAATAAAAAAAAAAATAAAATATTTGTTCTTTTTATTTTTTTTGTTTTTATTCTTCACAATGACATGGACACACGCCACACACCACACGCCACCACACACACGACACACCACCACAAACCAAAACAGATTATGTGTTAATCTCACGCAATTTCAAGTCGCTGTTGCAAACGGTGCCATTCGAATTTTGCTTCAGGAGAAATACGGACCCTTCTGTATTCCTCGTACTGCTCCGGGGAGTCGTAAAAGTAGAGTTTGGGTTCAAACTTGGTGCAGTTTACAACCTTCCACAAGTAACTCTCGCCGTATGAACCGACCTTCCAAGGATATTTAACTCCTGTGATGGCATTCACAATTGGAGCATTGAATATGTTGGACGAATACGGTCCGTGAAATGTTTTTTTTTCATGCGAACCATCTTGGCTGTGATTGTCGCCGCTGTTCTTGTTGCCGATGTTCTTGTTGCCGATGTTCTTGTTGTTGCTGCTGTAATTCTTCATTTCTCTACGACTGGGTTTTTATTGCATGTTATTATATCATGAAATAAAAATTCAATTTATATTTTTATTGTTCTTTTATAAAAAAGTATAAAAAGTATAAAAAGTATAAAAAGTATAAAAAGTATAAAAAGTATAAAAAGTATAAAAAGTAGGAATTTTCACATTATTTCTATTTCACCGTAATTTTATTACTGTAATTTATTTTATTTTTTCTTAGAATTAAAATCATTGAATGATTCGAACAGCGACTTGAAAATCGAGATGCATTCAGAAACAACCTTGGAAACATACTCTTGCACTTTTGATAACTCCGTTTCCTCTTTGAATGCAACAATAATAAAACTGTCCAGGGAGTGCGGATGCGGTTTTTTAAATCCACAAAATGATGCAACGCCATCGGGCTTATCGTAATAATTCGAAAATAGTAAATATTCGATTGCCTTTCCAAGAGTATAATCTTCTCCAATCAAGTTAATACAAAATGCATTCTTCATGGTTGTTAGTTCATTCGCCGGTTCAATTATATTTTTCATACCGATTTTACTTTCAGTTTCAGTACTGCTACTACTGTGTTCCATATCGGCCAATAATTTTTCACATTTTTTAATCATAATGTCGCATGACTTGGTAACCAGCTGAACATTCGTATATACGCCAACCGTTTCGATAACAAAGTCGAAACTGTCAGGAATAAATATACGCTGCGCTTCAAGGAGATCCCAGTTCTTCTTTGCAGAAGCTAGCTGTTGATCCACAGACGCAGAAGATCCAGATTCGAAACTTTCGCGCACCCCTTTCTCTTTGGCTTTCCACTGTTTTTCAATTTCTTTTTCGTCAGGCGTGCAGCTATACGAACAAGTGTGCGCCACATTGTACATGCCGTCAAATTTAGCATTTGAAATTTCAATCGTGCAAGTAAATGCAAGGGCTTCGCCACAAGGCACATTTGAAGATAATTTGGGCAACAATCTTGCAAATTCGATATATTCGCCGCATACAGAATCGGGAGGAAATATCTTTCGCACTGTCGATTCGGACAAATATTCATACACGACGTCATCATCATCATGAGAACCGCCCGACTTTTCAATATTTTTCGCCCTTTTTACTTTGAAGTCCTCGGTAGTAACATATCGTATAGTATCCGACTCATTCTTCACATCCACTTCCACAAGGTAATTTTTGTAATCGTTTTGAAATCCTTCCATTGTGTGAACGTGATGAATCGGAATGCATCCTAAGCGCTGTTTTAAAAGCTCATTATGGAGGCGCGTCGTATTCACGGTGAAATTTGCCCTATTTTCTGCATGCGGAAATGTTTTGAAAACGTATGTGTTGACATCAGACAATATGATTCTTCGAATGGCGTTTGCAATCGACACGTTGCAATTTTCCAACGTGAATGTGAGTTGTTCATCTTTGTTGTTATTATAAGTGGAAATTGTTGGCGCACGAGTCATCTTATAAATTCGATTTTCGTTGGTTCCTTTTATTATTTTTATATTGTAACTATTAAATCAATTTTTAATTAAATAATATTTCTCTAAAATATAAATAAATAAAAATAAAAATACTAATTAATTAATTATTTCGATAAAAATTATGTATAAAAAATAACTTAAATAATTCTGCTTTACATTAATATATTATTATAAATAAATATGAGCAGCATTGTTTATTACAGTAATTTTTGTGAAAAATCAAAACGATTACTACAAGTTCTTGCGAAAAGCGCGTGCAGCAAAGAGATACATTTTTTGTGCATCGATAAGAGAGAAAAGTCGCAAGACGGAGTTACGCATTTAATTCTAGAAAATGGAGACAAGATACTGCTTCCTCCACAAGTGAATCGAGTTCCGGCGCTGCTTCTGCTCAATCGCGGTAATCAAATTTTATACGGGGACCAGATTTTACAGTATTTAACTCCGATGGAAAATGAAATGAAACAAGTTGCGACAAACAACAATGGAGAACCGGCGCCATTTTCATTAACGAGCGATTTCATGGGACACGGTGTGGCGTCCGATACATATAGTTTTTGGGATCAAACCAGCGACGAGTTGCTCGCAAAAGGAAATGGCGGAATGCGCCAAATGTACAATTATTCCACAATCGACTATTCAAACGCAGGAAGAATAGAAACGCCGCCCGATACCTATACTCCAGATAAAGTTGGCCAAGTGTCATTAGAACAACTTCAAAAAAACAGAAACATGTAATGTTATTTACTATTTTATTTATTTTATTTATTTTATTTATTTTATTTATTTATTTTATTTATTTTATTTATTTTATTTATTTTATTTATTTTATTTATTTTTAAATAAACAACATATATTTCAATAATAAAAAATTGAAATATATGAAATATTATATAAATACATTAGTATATACTAAACATATTGTTAAAAACGTTTCTTGTTATTATAAAATGAGTGAAAGCGATGTTGACGTTGAATCTGTTGGTTCTGGTTCTAATTCCGATGCCGAGACCGAGTCGGCTGCCGACGACTCTCAAAATGAAAGTGTGCATTTCAGCGACGATGACGATGATGTAGAAGAGTTGATGTCACCTTCATCTAAAAGAAGTAACGATGATGCAAGTGTGGAGGAAAAAGGAAGTGATAAAGGCGATGGCGATGACGATGGCGATGACTATGACGATGACGATGACGATGATGACGACATTCTTCAAAAATTTGATCATGAAACAAAAAAAAAATACATTGCAGCACATCATCCCGAATGTTTATCGTTTAACCATGAAGAAACTGAAACCCTGTCTCGCGTCGTTCGAGATGAAAATGGTAGAATTGTTGACCCATATCATAAAACGCTGCCATTTTTAACAAAATATGAGAAAACGCGCATTTTGGGAATACGAACAAAACAGCTGAATGAAGGCGCCAAACCATACATTGACGTCAACCCCACAATTATTGACGGCTACATTATTGCGCAGCTGGAACTGGAACACAAACGGTTACCTTTTATTATTCGAAGGCCGATACCGAACGGCGGATCAGAATTGTGGAAACTACAAGACCTTGAAATTATTTGTTGAATATTAATCATCATACTCATAATCATAGTAAAAATCGAAGCTGCGGATGTGAAACTGCGGATGTGAAACTGCGGATGTGAAACTGCGGATGTGAAACTGCGGATGTGAAACTGCGGATGTGAAACTGCGGATGTGAAACTGCGGATGTGAAACTGCGGTTAATATTTTTTCAGTAGTATAATGTAACTCAGAAAAAGTCCAAAAAAATTCTTTGCAAATAGGTCTAAGATATTATATAATCCATTCTTTAAATAGTATGGTAAAAGAGCAACCACGCCATAAAGCGACCAAAAAATAAAAAAATACCAGAAAATTTTTATTCCGGTCGATGATGATCCAGCTGCATATTTTTGATAAATAATGTAATAATAGAGTAAAAATGGAACAAATCCAAGTATGACTCCTGTTAGCGTCGATATAACATTCATCTCTCCCAAATATCCAAAGAATAACATTGCCCAGTTTAAAATAAAAATATTTGAAATTGTATTTCCATTTTCAACCGCCAAGTCAATGAAGTTGAGCCCCGTTGTATCTTCATTTTTCTCTCTTCTCTCTAAAAATATTAAATAAAATAGTAGCGTTATCAACATGGTTGGCGTTGTAATCGACCAGTCGATGTAACGTTTCGGAGTGGCGTTTATCACGCTTGTAAAATTGAGCAGCAACCAAACATAGAATAACCCCTCAATTGCCTGAACCACTATTTCTAAAAAAAGCAACTGTCTTATTATATTGTATTCTGGAGAGACGGACGCAAACAGTGCGGTTGCAATTTCAATGATACCCGTTATAATTTGAACTATTACCGACGCGACCAATGTTGAATAAAAAAATGACTTTGTATTCATTTTTTTCTGATAATTATAATATAATATATTAAATTAAATAAAATTAGTAATATTTTTATTCATTTATTTGTATAAATAAATAAAAATATACCATTAATATATACTACACATATTACATGATTCATGCGTTTTGGAGTTTGCAACGATTTGTACTGAAATTTCCATTACATAAAAATATCGATAAAAAAAAAATTATAATATCGATTCAACGTTTGGAAAAAAACAATGAATATATAAAATATGAAGATAAAATTGGTGGACTTGGAACAAATAAAACCCTTTCGTTTATTATCAAGGACGATGCGCTTATTGTAAGTTGGAGTCATCTATATTATGACATGTATAGTATTAAATTTGTATTATCTAAAATAGACGACGTTTATCACGATAAAATAAAAACATTTACATTTAAATATTATAAACACAGTTTATCCCAATTCATACAAGATGACATTCAAATTTTCAAAAATATAAAACACATGTGTAAAGATGCGTTTCATTTTCGCCAGTGTGATAAAAAAAAAATTATAAAAATTCCAAAAAATAAACTATCATCACCATTATCTAGTTCAGAATTATTTAAACATATATTGAATAAATTAAATATTGATGACTACAATATAACTATTAATTTGCGAAAAGTACATACAGAATACAACGAACAACTGGGAATGTTATCTTGTATGTCAACAGTTATAAACAAAAATGACAATTTGCAGCATTATTTAAAAAAAATGTCACGAAAAACCATGGAAGAGAATATGTTAAATAAATATCATTTTAAACCATGTATTACTTCTTTGCTGAATATGAAAGTGGCATCTTTTATTGACGAAAAAGAAGTTGTGAAAGATGTATGTGATATTAAATATTATAAAGAATTCATTACTATACTGCCAGAAAATACAGATGAAAAATATATTAGAGCCGTTTATGTATATTAGTATTTCTCGTGTTTATATTTAGTGCTTTATAAATATTTCTCTAACATTTCCACCTCTTTCCGCATTCAAGACACGTGACAAATGTCGTCATCGGTTCATCCGCCGACCGCGTTTGAAGTTGCGTGTATGTGCACTTGTTCGACTTGCATGCACGACACGTGAACAGGTCGGTAGACGCCTCAATTTTAAGCTCGTACTTGTTCTTGTCGCGATTCTTCTTGTCTTCTATGATTTTTGTCCACATTTTCGGATTCATGTCTTGGTGCGTCATAAATGCAAGTTCGTGCGGTTTGATTTTTTTCGACGCAATCATGCTCATTACTTCTGGGTTATCAAGGTTAATGAATACGCATTTCAACCAGTCAACGTATAACTGAACAAAATATGCATTGTCCCATTTTTTCACAATATTCATTTCATCTGCTCTTTGCAGCGTCCGATTATAAACGCCCTTTTCCAGATTGAGTCCGATTTTTCCAGAGCTGCTGTCGTCTTTTATTTTTTCTGAAAGTTTTTTGCGTATATTCTGGCGAAACGATTCTGCATCGTTAATAATCATTTTTTTTGAATTTGAGGGTTGAGATTGTCTTTCTTTTACTACATTATAATGATAATCTGTCTTAAAATCAATTTTTGTATAATATGATTTATATTTTGATTTAATATAATAATTGAAATAATGTAATAATCAAAATAAATAAAATTGTATTATTTACGAGACCGTTTATTTGACCGTTTATTTGACCGTTTATTTGACCGAGTCCGACGCCTTTTATTCATCTTTAAACAACGAGATTTTCTTTTACCACCTTTTTTGTTTAATAGAAATAACCCGGCTTCATCCATCTGTTCATCAGATAAATTTAAAAGGGCACTTTTCTGTCCAAATACTTCTGGTGTAATAATTCCTTTTGCTAACTGCTCGCTCAATGTAGCAAATTCAGTTTGTCTTCTTCGTAAATTAATTTCTTCCATTGTTTGTGGAGGTTGGAAAGCTCGTGCAGTGACAGGAGCTCGTGCAGCGACATCATATTGCGATTTTTTCATGGGGGCGGATCCTCTGCGGTCGCGAAACAAATCATATTCACCTGGTAGTAACTGTTCATTTACAGTATTTCCATAAGCTTCATCAGACATTGAAGGTAGTGCTTGTGGTAGGTCTCGCAGTTCGGGCAGTTGGGAATTCATTTGCTATATATTGTATTATACATTTATACATATATAATAATTGAGATAATATCAAAAAATTAGAAATGTTTATATAACTTATTGCTTAATTTATTTTTCGAAATTTAGAAGGCCGACGGTAATGATTAATATTTATTTTTATATAAATATTAATTATTTTATATACATATTTATTCCAGTTTCAAAATCTTCACATTTATTTAATCATTTCATGTAACATTTTTTTCAGAATCCGAATCGGAATAGTCATACTCTTCTGATGTTAGCTCGGAAGAATCTTCGGAGCCACCGTCATCTTCATCATCGTCCGTGGTTGTGGACTCGCATCTTTCGTCACACGGTTCGTCCTCAGAATCAGCATTTTCGCCGTCATCTTCACAATCAACATCCTCATTATCGGATTCCCCCCCATCCTCCAACGCATCTTCAATAATAAATCCGTCTTTCAAATATCCGTCTTTCGTTTTCATGCTTGAAGGAACATTGTCCAATTCATCTTCTTCTTCATCATCTTCATCTTCGTTATCGGCAAGCGTTTCAAAACCGCCAAATAAGTGCTCGTACACTTTATTCCATTTTTCAACTGTCAAATCAACGATGCTCATATTTGAATCTCTTGCCAAAAGAGCACAACTTCCAAAAAACAGTTCGCTGTCTACAGGCGGAGGAAAATCATATTTATTTTCTTGATTCGCTTGACCATCACTTCGTGCCCACAACTCTACCGTAATCATATTTTCGCCTTTTTTAGAATACGTCCATTCTGTAACCTTTCCGAATCCGTCCGCCTTTTTAAAAGAACACTTTTTATACAATTCATCTAGAGTTGAACTCTTATATTCTTGAGCTTTCAAATCACCATTTTTTTCAACAATTACAATCGATGGCATTTATTTATCTATACGATGTTTCCTTTTTGATGGATTTCTATATCTATTTTAATCTTTGGTTTTAAATCGTTTATCAATAATATTTTATTTCATTTTGGTTCACTGTTTTTTACATAAATGAAATAAACATAAATGAAATAAACATAAATGAAATAAAAATAAATGAAATAAACATAAATAAAAATATTGTACGTTTTTATCATATTAAACTTATATTTTTATATTTTAATAAAAGGATCGTGATCATTTTTACAAAATAATAATTTAGAAAATAACTTTTAAAAATAAAAAAATAACATGTGGTATTGGATCATTCAAGTTTCTATTTTATCGCTTATTTTCATATTTCTTCTTCACTATCTTTATTCTTTTTTCGTATCAACATTAACTGTTCCAAAAGTAAAAGATTTAGTAACTCTTCCACAAGAAAAATACAACGAAATGTTTCACTCGTTACAACAACAACACACGAATGAAACCATCGCTACCACTACGACGCAGCAATCTATGAAAGAAGATCTTATTCACTTTCTTAAAGACCTTGGTTCTGATTTTAAATCTGGTTCTCAAAATCTGTATAATTCAAACACCACCGCTTTTGATTCTTTAGATTCAAATATATCATCTTTTTCATTTACCAAATAATACTTTTATTTATTTTATTTTATATGTGCATTCATCTTAATCGCTTGATGACATATAAAATAGTTTATAAATATAGTATAAAAGAATAGTTACATATCTATATAAGTATATTGTTATAATAGATAAGACATAACACATAAGACAATGAATCCATTTAAAAATAATAAAATAGGTACCGTTGCCACAGAAAAAATCATTGAAAGTCATTCAAATAAACAAGTTACATATGCAAAACTATTAAAACAATTTCCAAAAATAAAATTTTCTTATGAGTTGAAATCTTATAAGAAAGTTTCGAATTCGAGCAATGAACATGAACATGATGATGATAATAATGTATATTTCATGATACCTAAAGGTAAAAAATTTTTTGTCTGGTTTAAAAACGGCGAATGTTTATTTTTGGAACTTGATAATGATAAACAAGTTGTGAATGTAACGTGTAAAAAAACGTCGCGCATTTTCCCGAATGACACAATCCTATATGGAACCCATTTCTATTATCGATCGCCGCCTATGAATGCAACCTCGAATTCTATTATTCAATATTATTTTACAATAGAGAATATTCATTATTATAATGGAATCAATCTCGATGTGACGCAAACCGTATTTGAAAAGTGTAAAACACTACATCTTGCATTTACAACGGCGACCTTGGAGAAAACATTTCAGATTGAAATTGGGCTACCGCATATTGATACTTGTCTTGAACGCATTTCAGCTGTCAAACCATTCTATCAAGTTTATTGTATTCAAAAAAAAAAGTCCAATGACACGAATAATCAGTATCAAAATATTCATTTGAATGTATTGTCGACTATACAAAAAACGGATTCACATTTACAGTCAACATTGCAACCACAACAGGCGCAACCACAACAGGCGCAACCACAACAGGCGCAACCACAAATGCCGATACCAATCATTACAGTTTCAAAAAACATTCCTGTAGAAAACATTAAAAAATATGTCGAAAAATCGAATGATTATAGTAATAATAATAATAATAATAACAATAATACTAATAATAAAAAATATAAAATTTTCATCGTTTCAGCAGATATTCAAAATGATATTTATAATCTCGTAGATCCGGATCACTCGTCGGATTATGCAATTTCTGATAAACTTGTTGCATCAATACCCGATTATAAAACCAGTGTTTTCATGAATGCCTTGTTTAGAAATATTAAAGAAAACAAATCGTTGGACGCTTTAGAAGAAAGCGATGATGAAGACGAATTTGAAAATACAAACATTGATAAATTTGTGGATTTGACTAAAAAAATAAAAATGAAGTGTATTTTTAATTATAGATTTAAAAAATGGACACCTGTTGAATGTGTCAAATGATTATTATGTATTTTTATCTTATATTTATTTTTATTTATTCATTTCATTTTATGTAAATCAGCAACATACCCATACCATACCTTCATCTATAAATTTTACTCTTAATTTTCAATTTTTCAAAATATTGTAAATATAAATTATTTTATATCATAAATATATAGGTATAGATATATAAGCAAATAATAACTAACATATATAAAATACATTATTTAAAAATGGCATTCAAACTAAAATATAATTTCAATGGTCCGCCCGATAATCACGTGTTGATGAAACAGCGCGGAAATAATGCAACACTTACCGGCGTCAACCCCATGCCCCAACAATTTTATCCGTCTTCCAATGACAGCGTGTTTGCAATGGGTCGTCGCACTTTTGTAGCAACCAAAGGCGAACCAAATGGGCCTAATAACACAGACAATAAAATTGCCGGAACGGTTCGTGCCAGCATTGGTTCCACATTTAACCAAATACCACCCCATAAACGCACCGGACTTGTTGGAAAGCCGATTTCATTCCCGCAAGACAGTTCCCAAAGAATCGAGCGTCTTAAAAATAATGCCATTGGCGCAGGAAGTATGAAGGTGGGTTTAGCAACAAGTGCGCCCTTGTCATTCAAAAGCAACGATACCACAAGTCGAAATGATGCGATCAGGCGGTGCCGCGCCGGCGGATGCGTCGCTCCCAAAAAAAAGGGCGCAAACAATGCATTCAAATCGGGAGGCGGCTCTATTTACGGTGGTGTCGGCAATCGTCAGATATACGCTCCTTAGAGAATCTTTAGAGTATTTAATGCATTTTTTATATATTTCTTTTCATTGAACCATTAAACATATAAAAATAAAAATTATTATAATGACTTTTATAATAATTTTTATATCGTAAATATATATATATATATATACGTAATTTAATTTTAAAATAATGGTACACACGTTGAGACGGTCGAGAAGTAAATATGGACGAACGCGGCGCCAACGCAGAAAACAAAAGCGCATCCGCGGTGGTGGAATTTTTGATGATATTATAAACAAATTTAAACCGGCAAGTCCTCAAGAAAAATGCGAAAAGGCAAAACAAGCAGCTGAAGAAGTTTGTAGTAGTTCATCGGAACCCGTCGTCGTCGAACAACAATCTGGAGACGATTTGTCATCGCCATCAGAATTAGAATCACTAGTTCCTGAAAGCCAAATTCAAAGACCGGATTCAGTTGCAATTTCAGAATCAGACATGTTATCACCACCCGAACCCGAACCATTACTGTCCGAAGAACTTGCAGCAACATCAAATCCAGGAATGATGCCGCCGCCAAGTATCAACGAACCAGCAGGAATGATGCCGCCAAGTAGTAGCGAACCAGCAGGAATGGAACAGAAATATCTTGCGCAAACGCAACAACAACCTCCACCATTGCCTATGCAAACTGTTAATTTTGGCGGTTCTAGACGAAAAAATAAAAAGAAGAATAAAAAACAAAGTCGTCGTAAAAAAATGAAATCTAGAAAACACAAGAAATAAAAAATGACATTTTATACAATTTTATGATATTTCAATTCATTTGTATTTTCATTTTTGTAATTATGATTTATATCTCTATTCTCTCTACATTCAAAATAGAAACTTAAAATAAAATGAATCATACTTCAAAAGATTGAATCAAAATATATATTCAAGTTCACAATTTTACTTTTAGAGAGAAGAGAGATAAATCATAAGTAAAATTAATTAATAATACCTATAAAAAAATATAAATATATATTACTAATAATAAATAATAACAGTAATAATATTATAATATTAGTATAATAATCCAATCCATGTCAATCGTAATTACACTTTTACAGCGAGATGCAGTGCTGCGTTCCATCGGGGCGACAAACTCAAAACTGTACGAAGTTTTATCCGACTACATGTGCAGCGAGGGATACATTAAATCCAGGATTGAGAAACTGGACATTTTGTATAAGCTGGAAGTCATTGAAAGTTATATTTTAGAGATATCGGATGCCGTTCATGAGCGACCCAGCATTCATAAAGCGCTTGTAGGCATCCATGAAATGTGCGTGAAGCTGCATAACGAGTTGGACGACATGTTGAAAAAAATCAAAGCACACGCTCAAAAATATTTTTATTATGTGCGAAGTTTCGATGTTTCCGCAGATTTAGTAAATATTGAAACTCACGTTTATAATTTAGACCACCGATTTAAGATGTTTTTAGGACTCATGAATACGGCGACAGCAACAACGTTGTAACTCAAAGTATTTATTTATATTATAGTTATCAATTATATTATAATATATAATATATAATATAAAAGTATATATAATACAAGTAAAATAAAATTATAAAGAGAATTAAAAAAATTATAATGAATAATCCGCGTCGATATGAAGACGATCTTTTTACTGAAGTTGGAAGCAAAATTTCATCAGAAAATGTAGAACGAATGCAACAAACGGATCCAAGTCGTGCAAAATTTTTAAGTTCATTGGTAAAACATAAAAAACTTCAACTTGGCGGTCGAAGAACAAAAATTTCAAACAACAATAAAAACAACAATAAAAAGAAATATAGATCTAGATCATCGTCACGACGCAGATACGGCAAAAAAAGTAGAAAGTCAATGAAACGCGAATAAGCCGCAAATATTTTATAATAAAATATAATTTCGAATAATCATATAAATATAAAAACATGTATTTATATATTTAACAACTCGTTATACTTACGTACGTATGAATATGAACCCTGCGAATGCGAATGCGAATGCGAATGCGAATGCGAATGCGAATGCGAATGCGAATGCGAATGCGAATGCGAATAATAGTAACGACGAAAATTTAGAAGCAGAATGCACTGACATGATTAAAAATTTATTTGAACAGTATCCAAATATGAAACAAAAAATACACCATTACGTTAAAAATAATTTGCCGAGTATTTGTGAAAACGCGTGTCAACAACAAAAAGAGAGAGAAGAGAGAAAAAATACACTAGAAGAAAAATCGGATGATTTTATTGAAGAGTTTCTGGCCAAGACGCATTTTTTCTATTACTCGCCAACCGACTTATTCTTTACATACTCGGACGAAAAAATGTACGAAGTTGTAAAAGAGGACAATATTCAGCACTTGATTCTCACGACAATAACGTCGAAATATCCAGAGTTAATGCCTTGGAAATATAAAATTAAAATACAACTTATGAAACGAATCAAGGATAATAATGTGCTGAAATCTATTCCAGAATCGGAAACCATTCAAGATATTATACAACTTGTAGTACCGTCACTTTTTTCAACCAAAGATGCTGCGAAATATTTTCTCACTGTAATTGGTGATATTCTACAAAAAAATAAACCATACTATTATTTTATTCATTCCAAAACACTGATACCGCTGTTTAAAGAGCTGAGTCAAGAATGCTATAAATTTTTCGGAATAAACTTGTTGAACCATTTCAAATTTAAATATTATGAACACGCAAGCGATGATTGTCGTTTAATTCAAATGCGCGAAATCTCTCCATCTTCCTTATTGTTCAACTTTATTGACTCTAATCGAATCGTTAATTTATTTTGCGTTGCTTCGCACTATTCCACGCGTTACGTTTGCGGAGATTCATATTTAGAAAATTATTGCAACAACTATTCAGTAATCAACTACGCATTATACTTGAAGAACAATAAAAGCATGGAAATTTTACAACAATTTATAAATACAACTACGGAAGAATGCGATGGATACAATATTTCATGGAAAAATATGTTGTATCTGTGGAAAGTATTTATTGAAGACGAGGGTATCCCAAATGTGTTTTTCAATCATTCTCTAAGACATATGTTGTTAACACATTATTCTGAATTTGGAATTGAAATTGCATCTGATTCTAATTCTAGTGCTAGTTTAAATTTCCTTACCACGTTTAACAGCAGTATTTATGAAATTGATAATTTTATCATGAAAAATAGAACAAGTAAGCACCTCCCATTCGTGTGTAATTTTATTTCATATTGGGAAAGTAATATTATTTGTAATATTTATAATATTTGTAGTTATAGTAGTGATAGTAGTTATAATACAGTTACAGAAATAGAAGAATGTGGAGAAAAATGCGTTGAACAAGAATATGAATTAGAAATTGATGAACTGCTCATGCTGTTTAATAAATCGATTAAAAAATCGGCAACCACATTGCTGCATAACAATGCATCCGATAAAATGCTGTTAGGTCTTATACGCCATTTTTATCCCGATGTTATTATTGAAGACGACAAATATTTAATTCAAGTTGGAATCAAACCAGAAATTTGGAACAAACAAAAAGAAATCGAAGAGTTTAATGAATATTATAAATTATTAAAAAATTCACAAGCTCCTCCACCGCCAGTGAGTTCAGGGCAAATGAATAGTCAATCATTATATTCCATATACCAATCTTACTGTAAATACGCATTTGATAAAGGGTATAATGTCATTAGTAAACGATGGTTTGAAAAATATTTTATTTCAAAATATGACATGTTTTTAATCGACAATACAATTGTTTCATCGAAATGGTTTCAAATATAAATATCATAGTTGTAATTTAATTATTTTATAAATATTATTTTATAAAATAATATTTCAATAGTTTATAACTATTCATTATATTACATTACTATTTTATATTTAGGGGGGGGGTAAGTTGTCATGAAGAGAAATAGAAATATAAAAAGTGCCAAAAAAAAAATAAGTAACAGAAACAATAGAAGGCGCTCTTACACGGGCGGAAAGGTAATGTCGCCAAAATGGAAACAGTATGGATACGAAACGGAAGAAGAATATGCACGATTTGAACAAGAACAAAGAGATAGAGAGATAAGAGAACGCGAAATAAATAGAGTTTTATCAAATCCAATCATTGAATCCGTGATTTTAATAATGAATCCGGATCAAGTAGAAGCATTTCAAGCCCACATTCGTCAAAATATAAGAGTCGAACGTAATATACAAAGTTATTATGAAATGGTGTATGAATTTGTTACTATGGCGCGTCGTACTTTGTTAAATCATGACCAAAGATTGCTAGTTGGAAAAATTATAGGTGCGATTCAAGATGCGCGTCGTGCGAATCCGTCGATTTCACGTGTGGCCATAATGGATATTGTTGCAAGAGTCATGGAAGAGGATATACAAGAAATCCAAAGAAGTGACAGTATTGGCAATGTTGGTGGTAAAAAAAAATATTACAAACGTTACACGGCTAAAAATAAATCGAATCGTCGAAAATAATCAATCGAATTACCTACCATCCGTTTTATATATTGGCATGTTTGCTTTTGCGTCGTCCGATGCCTGTTTTTTGGCGCTTTGACTTGTTATAAACTGTGCTGCCGACTCGCGCGCTTGTTTGGGCGTTTGCACACACGGCACTGACAACATGTAATTATAACTTATGGATGTAATTAAAACGCCGGTCAACAAATACCAAATGAAATAGGAAACAATATTTTTCAATCGGATGAAATTTTTAAGTTGTATGAACTGTGGCGGCGGCTCGACACCAGGTGTTACTTCTTGAAAACTGTTGAAAAATTGTACTTTTATACTCTTATTCCAAAAATTTTCAATATTTTCATCACTGATGGTATTAATAATTGTAGACGGGTCATTTGTCACATTTTGTATCACTTTAAATGCATCTTTGCTAGGCGGTTTTCCAACATTAAGAAGTTGATCCGTAAAGAGTGATGCCACACCAGCCACGCTGGCAACTGCATATCCGATTGTATTTGAGAAGGCGGACAGCCATCCTGGAAACATCCTTAACAGCAAGTTAAGAATTCCGAAAATGAAAATCCATGGCAAAAAAGTTGCGAGAGCGGCGGTTCCTACATTTGACGGACTATTGCACATTTGTTTTGCTAAATATACATTTAAACCGAATTGGCTGGCAAGAACTAAAATAAAATAAATAATGAATAAGACGGATTCCCTTTCCGGCATCAAATATTTAAAAATAAAATATACTACAGTAATGCCAGTATATACATAAATTGATGCTACAGGATCAACGACTTGTTCCGACGATGTCGGTGGCGTTGCTGTTGGTGGCGTTGCATTCGGACTTGAACTGGAAGAAGACATTTTTATAATAATAATATAATTAAATAAAATAGTAACTGAATAAATAATAATAATATAATAATAACTATAAAATTTTTATATTATTATTATTCAACTATAAAAAAGTTATCTTAATTATTTATTCTTTTACTTGTTTTTTCTTGAACGTTTTGTTCGTTTTGTTTTTACTTTTTTTGTATGATTTTGTGGTCGTGGTCGTGGTCGTGGTCGTGGTTTCATACCACGTTTGCTGCCGCCCAGTAATCCTCGCTTTTCTAGAAAATCTTCCTCATCGTCCATGAATGCTTCTACACCGCGCGATGCTGCCGCCGTTCCTTGAGCAGCATAAGCATCCCAATCGTCATCACCATAATCATAACCATGCCCATGCACACGACCATCCAAATCGTCATGACCATAACCATTAACAATTAAGTCGTCGTGATCGCGAGAAAAAGCCCCCCAATCAGCAGCTTGAGGCGGAGGAGCAACAGCAGCAGATCCATGTCCATGTTCTGTTGCCGCATGAATAGTATCATCGGCAAGTGCGTCTTTCTCTTTTTTTAATTTGATGCATGTCCCGCAATATCGTTTAAAATGTCCGTGAATGCATTTAATGGAAGGGGTACAAACACTGCAATTTTTTTTAAGAATACTGTGGGGACATATACCCGCAACCCGAACGCCTTCACGAGCGCATTGAGTGCATTGACTTTTCAGAACACCATGTTGGCACAGGGATCCACCTCCACACCCTTTTTTGCACTTGGTTTTTTCTGTTCCATGAATACAGTATCGCAACGGATTACATATTGGACAACTTGATTTATGTCGTCCATGTTGGCATTTCACACCACCAAACATTTTTTTTAATGACCTTTTCATTTTTTTTTATTTTGAGTTTTATTCTAGTATTTATGATATAAATATACTATATATATACTAACTTATTTTTTTTCATTTAATAAATAAAAAATATAATAAATAAAAAATAAAAATAAAAAATAAATAAAATAAAATAAAATGAACTTTGGAATGAATTTTTTTAGATCGGGAGTATCCAATGATGAAAAACCAACCCTAATTGAACCCGGTGTAAAATCATTTTTTAGCGGCGTTTTAAAAGGATGCAACCAAATACGAAGCAATCATTACAACACCATATTCAATATATCCATGTTTATTCTGTTTGTGTTTCTCCTTTGTTCCATTCTTTATTTTAAATATAAAGGCAAATTAACGCCAGAAGAAAAAGAACGTAAAAAGCAGCAAGAAAAACAATACATTTTAACAAGATTGAATAATGTTTCTGCGGTCATCAATGTGGACCGACAAAAAATTGGAAATATCACAAGTGCAAATTTAATTACCGATTTACCGGGATGGTGACATTATTATAAAGATACTATATTATTGTTTTATTAAATGTTTTTTTAGTAATTTATGTTACACTAAGTGGTCATGTTATTCTAACCCACTTTAATTTAATTTACAATGTCTGCCTGAATATAATATAAATTAATTTTGTCTATAATTTTTTATAATTTTGATCTATAAAATCCGTTTCCGTTTCCATATTTCCTATGTATTTCTTCAAATAATTCATGTAAAAACTTTTCAAATTCTTCTTCATTCATTCCTTTATTCATTCCTTTATTCATAATATAAATAAATATATAATTATATAATAAATATATAATTATATATTTATTATATAATTATATACGTATACATTTATTTATATACCTATGTTTTATTATTTAAATTACATTGGGCTTGAAATTCTCAAAAGAATTATCAATGTCACAAAACGAACCGGACTCATTCACGATGATAAATTTCACATGTATCATATAAACAACATCATTTCTGTTTCAAGTATTCCAACAAAAGAGAACTATGATGTTATTTCCGCGTTTGATGCGGTTATTGGATTTATTGAACCGAATGAATATCGAAAATGGGATGTTGAATGGATAAATGATACAATTATCAAATATTATAATATACCGGTTCCTGATTATATGCCTCCGAAAAAAGAAGATTATGAAAAGCTGTTTCGTATTATAGATAAAATTCATGACGAAAATCCAAAAGCGCGTATACTAATACACTGTTATGCGGGTAAAGGGCGAAGTAATTGTGGCGCGGTCGCATATTTAATGTATAAACACGGAATGAATTCTAAACAAGCAATTGCGCTCGTTGAACGTAAAAATCCTCGCAGTCATATGAACACTTGGCAAAAAAATTCTATACTACATTTAGAAAATTATATACCGAGGGTGTAGTGAGGGTGTAATGTAAATTTTACTATACTATAATTATATAATTAACTATAATTATATAATCAAATACAATCAAATACTATAAATAATATATTATTTTATTATATATTATATTATTTTATTATATATTATTTATTATATGTCTTTATACGATAAGATTTTATACAATAAATAGGATCAAATATAAAAGTACAAGAATGAAAAAGTCATTGAAAAAAATGTTTGGTGGCGTGAGATGTAAACACGGGTTGAATATACAATCGTGTCGAGAATGTAGAGCGGGTTCCTATTGCGAACACGATAAGCTTAATACAAAATGTATACTATGCAGGCCAGAAAATTTTTGCATTCATGGAATAGCAAAAAGTAGCCATTGTTCAAAATGCACTCCGTGTCCTCACGGACGAAATAAGCTAAGTTGTCCAGCTTGCAATCCAAATGCATTTTGCATACACGGAGTCCGCAAATCCAGGTGCAAACAAGGGTGCGGCGGCGGAAACCTCTGCATTCATAACATACAGAAAGACCAATGTAAAAAGTGTTTTCTATTGCACGGCGTTCGATGCGCAAGTATATGCGACCACGGGAAATTTAAGAGGGATTGTCACATTTGCAGAAGTAGAAAATATAGTGAATGTGGGTTTAGCGGTGCTGCCGATGCTCCCGATCTTCAACATTTTTCCGGATTTGCAGATCCTGATTATGATGCATTGTTTCGTAATGATTTTACTGCTGCTGATTTTACTGCTAAATATGATGAACCGCGTGGTGCAGAAGCATTCATGGACGATGATGGCGATGGCAATGGCGATGGCAATGGCGATGGCAATGGCGATGGCAATGGCGATGGCAATGGCGAGGAGGAGGAAGAATTTCAAGGCGGTATCGGCAAACGTGGTATGAAACCACGACCACGACTACGACAACAAAACGATACAAAAAAAAATACAAGAACGAAAAAACGAAAACGGTCAAGGCGTTCAAGAAAAAACAAATAAATAAGTAAATAATGATGAAATAAATAAATAAGTATAAGTATAAATAAAAGATAAAAATTATATTGTTTAAAATTATAAATGAAATGAGCGAAATAGAAGAAGTTCCTGTTGTATCAGAATCGAATGAAGAAGAAATGATGACAATGTTCTTCAAATTAAGACAAGATTATTTAGAGGAGAGAAAAAAGATAATTAGCCAATTGTATAAAAAAACAAAATTTATGGAATTGGCCAACGACAAAAAACGCAACGAATTAAAAAAGAAGATACTAGAATCCGAGTCAATAAAAAATATTATGGAAAAAATTCAACGATTGAAAAGAAATCGTGGTTTTAAGCTCGGAAATACTCACAATCTTCAAGATTTGCTTGCATCTCAATTTAAAAGAGTCGAGGCGATGAAGGAACAAATTATCAATTTAAAACTGGATTTGTTATTCAATTACAAAACAGAAGATGAAACGCTCGCTGAAATTTCAGGGAAAATACCCGAATTTAATAAACAGCTTGAAATATATAAAAAATATCTCTCTGATTATGAAACCGTTGTTGAAAATAAAGAGGCGCACGTTCGTTATATACGCACGCGAGACGAGATTCAATCAGTTTTATCCAACATTGAAAAACAGCAAGAACTGGTTTTAAAAACGCACGACCCCCTGAAACAAGTTGAAATTATTCGCAACATGCTGGAAACGTATCAGTCCTCGCTCCAGTTTGATCCCGAGTATCAAGACGGCGCGGCAGCAAATGTAAACGAAGAATTAGAAGAACCTGTTTCAAAAAAACGCGAAACTGAAACCACCAAACTTATGAAATTGAAATACGCGAGTTGTTCCATGTATAAATCGCACCCCGATGACGATGAAATTTATCTCATTCAGACACCGTACACTCTCTCGGAATTAGAAATTATAAAAAAATGAAAAATATTAAATGACGTTAAAATTTATTACATTTTATTAAATTATATTATAAATATATTATATTATTTATAATTCATTTAGGAAAAATGCCTGTTGGTAGAAGTAGTAGAGATGATAAAAGTAGAGGTTCCGGTTCCTACATTGATAGAAGAGAAATAGAGAAACGGATGAGAAATAAAAGAGAAGAGATGGACAGAATGCAGAGAGAAGAGATGGACAGAATGCAGCAAGGAATCACTTTTACAATTGGACGTGATGATCCCGTAGCCGTAGTGCAAGGAAAAGTAGCTGCGCCAGTATTACCGCTACTTACAGAACAAGACCGAGTACGAGAATTTATGAATCGTCCACGTTCGCGCATACAAACATTTGCAGTTGTAGAACCCGATCCCGATGAGCAGTTATCGCTGACATTGTCATCACCATCAGCATATGATTATAAAGTTATACGTAAAGCAAGAAATTTTCCGATTGGACACGATTATACTCGACCGGCAGCAGAAAGACCTGTAATTACATTGTCGCCTGAAGCACAAGCGTATGAAGAAAGTCAAAAAAAACTTGCCGACGAGTTAGAATCGCGGGAAAGGGGGTGGGGTGGAGGAAGAAAAAAAAAGAGTACGCGTACGCGACAAAAGAAACAACGTCGTCATCGCCATCGTCGCCGGTCTACAAAAAAATATAGAAAATAAATAAAGTAATAACGGATTTAATAAACTATTATAAATAAATAATTTATTAAATAAAAATTATTAGGTAATAGTAATAATAGTAATAGAGTAATAAAGTAAGAATAAGAATATTAATTTTTTATTTATATTCAATATAAAAATGTCAAAAGTGATAACTCCAAAAATAAACAATCCGCAAAATTTTAAAAGTTCGAATACTTTAGTTACCACTCGAAAGCCGCATTATGCAACAAAAGTAAACACGGCATTCAACATTGTGCCTGGAATGCACCGCCCAAATGCAAACAATATGCCGCATAATGTAGAGCAGCACGATTTCATCGGACCCGATTTTAAAGCGCGGCCGCTAAAACATTGGCGCAGACAGCTGGTCCCCACAAATCCGTCCGGCGACAATTCCACTCAAAAACGAATGTCAAGAGTGTATTTCATGGAGAATCCCGGTTCCGCCGTTTATAAAAAGAACAAAGACACGTGCAAATGCATCGCGGATACCGGGCACAATTCTTTCGAAATTGCAGAAGCGTTCAATAAAAACCTCTTTGCAAATGGAACGCAGCTACAAAACGACGGACAAATTGATGTTCCTTCTTTTTATTTGAGCGCGCCCATCATTGAAGCCATTTATAACGACATTCCAGGAACAGCCGTGATTACTGAGATTGATTTTGATAACGATGAAGCCGTTCCTGATATTGTAAGCGTGGACCCGATAACTCCGTTGAACGATAATCCAATTCCCGATCCAGAACCGACGATTGATACAAATTATCACATTTATACCGGCGTCTTTGATAGTAACTGCATTGCATGCAATCCCGAAGCCAATGTCATCAAATCGGGAATAGTAACACAGAGTCAATCGTACTACGGATCGACATCGCAGTATCTGGAATCCAGGTGCCGAACGTATGCGCAGCGCGAATCAACCACCAAAGTTCCGGGCGGTACATACTATCCTAGCCCAACAAACAACATTCCATTTACGTTTTTATATCCGGACGACGACCCCCGAGGTCCGCAAGTGTATGAATCCAAGAATTGCGCCAACCCCAAAATATATAACTATAACCCGCTCAATACTCTGCAAAATAATTACTGCAGCACTATTTATAAACCAAACAATCCACAGTTTGCGCGCCAAGGCGCCGTTTCTGGAAGCACGCGCCTTCAAAAACTAAAATCCGACACGATAACAAGCAACGGGTTCTCATACTACTCGGCATACGGGGCAACCATGGCGAATGCTGGCAACTTTCAAGGAACCAGCGAATCCAACAACTATTTCGTAAAAAATAGAAACTTTCCATTATCCGAATATATTGCACTCGACAAATATCGGCAAAATAAATTATCCGGATGTTGTTAACACTCTCGGAAGTTTTACACTCTCGGAATTTTTACACCCAGAACGCTCTGAATCTTGTTTACATGGCTTGCGTTATAAACACACGCGCCGCGCTCAATTTCATTGATAATGGAAACATCCATATTGCATTTTTGTGCAAGTTCCTTCTGTGTCATTTTTTTTTCGGTGCGTGCGCTCATAATGGCTTGCGATGTAGTTTTCGAAACGTATTTGGTTTTCTTGACATCGTCGTCGCTGGCTGCCTTATAAACGCCAACGTTCGATAAAGAGGACGAGGATGGTGTTGCCTTTTCTTTCTCACATCCTTTTTTATTATCATCATATTTCTTGTTGAATACAACGGGCGTCCAATCTTGGTGGCTCATATTTTTTCTATTTGCGTTGGTTGCGTGTAATACCTACCAATAAAATACAACTAGAAAAAATATTCAATTTTATTAAATATATACCAGAGATACACATTTATTTATTCGTTATTACATATACACCATTACATACACCCTTGAAAATTTCAAACCGATTCAAACCGATGTTAATTCTTTCCATACTTCTATATGTATGCTTGATGCATGTTTCAAAGAACCGCTGACATCACCACGTTCAAGATATAAACAATTATTATATTTCAATCTTATGCTATTCTTTTTTAGATGTTGAAGGATATTAGCCGTACTTTCATAACTAATCCCTGCCAAATAATTTTTTGTTACAACATAATTATCATTTCGCGACCATTTTGTTTTTCCCATTGCTCTATTTGTGCGTTGCGTCCTTCTACTTATCTACTTATGAACTTACTATTATAAAATTATTCAATTTTATTATTATGACATGACCAATAAAAAAATGTCATTTCATCCCCAGATTTGTTCCTCTTTTTCAAGCGTGGCTCCATGCAACATGCTAAACGACTTATTTTCGCTTGAAAAAAAACCGGGGGTCAATATACTCCAGTCCAGGTCGCTTTTCAAAAGTGTGAGTTTTGTATAAATGTATCCAATGAGCGCACTGCACCAAAACCTCGACGTTTTTTGCGGTTTAAAATCCTTTTGAACGTACGCTTCAATCCAATCCGTGACTACCGTGTCATACGGCTTATCATACACAATCTGGTGAATTTCGCGCAACACATCAATATTGAATATTTTATGGTATTGTTCTTCCGATTCGCATTTCAATCGTCGCAAATATATTTTCCCCTCATACGTTTCTAAAAAATTCTCAAATTCAATAAACTGAACTCCGAATTTCTTGACACCGTCTTCTTGGTCCGGCGTGTTTGATATACCCGATGTCCACACGTATGTGCCCTTTAGTGCAGGGTTCGTCATTTCCGGATCAACCACGACCATTCCCACATGAGAAAAATCGCTCATTGTAAAAAACTTTATCATCCAGCTGAACAGACCCCAATCATCATGCTGCAAATCATCGCATACCAGCAAATCTCCGGTCTTTAGCTTTAAATTGCTTATATTTATATTGATTTTTTCTGTATCTTTGTTATTATTGTTCATATTTGTCCAGGATATAAAAAACCTTTATTTATATAATGTGTTTTTAAGTTTCTAAATATTTTATATACATAATATACAACATATTATTTCAATATTTAAATATTGAAATAATATGTTGTATATGTATATAAAGAGGAGAGAGTATAATGGTTGAAATAAAAAAAATAATTTCACATGTTATTCAAAAAATAAAGGATGACACAGAACCACTCGTGAATTTATCCGCTAAACTCGGGGTTTCGGCACCCCGCTTTAAAAATGTAACAGAAAATATAACATATTATATGTGTATAGGGGAAAACCCGAAAGAAGTATTAAACAGTGTTTTAATAAAAAACGGCATCAAACGCGACAATAAAAAATGCGATTTATACTTGCCATACAGTTACTATAATGTAGATAAAAAATTAAAGAATATTGACATACCTGTTTCCAAATACATATTCGGATTGATCGGGTGCGCTCCAATCAATAGGAAAAACGACCTCTGGGACATTCTTGAAAAAGCATATGGTCGAGATGGTGCAAAACGAATAATGCCCGAGTCGTTTATCATAAATATCCCCCACCAATTTGAAGTCGCTCTTAAAGAAGTCCAATCCGGAACCGTTCTCATTTGTAAAAAAAATATAGAGCGAAAAAAAGGAATTTCTCTCACGTTTACGGAATATGACCTAAAAAAAGCAAAAAATGACAATTTCAAAGTTGCGCAACGCTTTTTGACAAATACCATGCAAATAGACGGCCGAAAAATGAATATGAGATTATACTACATGATTCGTAAATACAAGGGAAAAATCCAATTTTTTGTGAATAAAAATGGGAAAGTTTTATATACAAAAAATAAAACCGGTAATAATATTACATTCGAAACCCACATCACGAGCCAAATGGATGTAGAATTATATGAAACAGAAAATATACCTCACGACTTTAAAGAATTGAAAAACGTGATTGGTGAAGAATCTTACAAGCGTATATGGGAGAAAATAATAGATAAAACAACGGATTTATCAAAAGCGATTGCTCCAATGTTAAGTAAAAATACTACACACGAAAACAAGGTATGCTTCCAACTTTTCGGCATGGATATTATATTGGAAAGTGACGGCGAGCCCTATATTTTAGAGTTGAATAGAGGTCCTGATATGAAAGTAAAATGTAAAAAAGACAAGAAATTAAAAGAAAATATATTCGAGTCAACTTTTCAAGTTGCCGGACTTCTTAAAAATAGGTCGAAATCGTCAAATTATGTCAAAGTTTATGAGATTTTCTAGATATTTGACTATATAAATTTAAATGCTGAGATACACGTCTTTCGGGAACATTGATACAATATATTTTACCAAGGAATACGCGGCCACGAACAGCCACACCATGAAAAACGGATATGCCACGATCAAGACGAAGATTGCGAGTGAACGTGTGGTAAATTGGCCATAATAAACGACGCCAACTGCGATCCAGATTACTGCGCATATCCAATACAAATTGCGAAACAAATAGAACCACCACGAAAACGAGTCAATCTGTTTTTCCATGTAGAAAATTTTTCGATTGCTAACTGTTGCGCTGCGTTCTTTATCCTGTATCTCATCTTCAACGCGCGTCTCCGTCGATATCAGCATATTTTTATACATGGTTGAATTGTACATTTCATCGTTTTGCGACTGAATCTTCATGACTCCTAAATCAATTTCGTTCATAATCATTTTATGTTCATCTTTTAATTTCTGAATCTCTTTGTCTGCATTTTTTCCATACCGCGTTCTTAATAATTCGGTATATTTTCTGGGACCATCTCTGTTCAATAAATAGTCGTGTTCGGCTTGCGTCAACTTTTCGGGCGCAACTTTAAGATTTCGTTCTGCGTCTAAATATCGTTGTTTTAATTCGCTCCGCTGTTTCGCCATTAAACAATCATGGTCGCATGAATTGTTAACGTTTGCAATCATATCATTTATCATTTGAATGCTTTGAAAAAGTGCGGCATTGTCGGTCATACTATTTATTATGTCGTCGTATTTATTTTTATTATTTTATTTCGTTTTTTTATTGTTATAAGTTGTTATAAATTGTTATAAATTTAAATTACTTACTATTACTATAATAACCATATTATTATTTTTTTATTTTTTATTTTTATAATAATGAAATTAATTACCCAATTTTACCTAATTTCATTTTCATCTAAATTTATTTCAGTCCGAGTTTTATGGGTTTTACATTATTATATTATATTTTTTATATTTTTTATATTTTTTATATTTTACCATAATTATCTTCCATTGTAAACGGATTTGCACCTTGTCCTTGAATATCAGAAAAATATTTTCGAGGCATTTTTGACAGCATGAAACTTTCAGATATTTTTGATTGCACCGAGGGTGGAGACGAAGCGGTGTCTGGTCCGGTCGTTGCTGTTGATGCGGCGGAAATGGACGATTTAATCGAACCTTCGACGGATGCTGCAGATGATGAAACCGATTTATACATGGAGTCCAATTGAGATAAGATGCCGCTACCGCTATTACCGCTACCGCTATTACAAGTTCGGTCTGTTGATGCCGATTTTTTGTGTCTGGGTTGTTTCGAAATCATGGATGCCATTTTTTGAGAATCAAATCCCCAATCGTATTCATCATAATTCATGTTGCTCCTTTGATATGCGTCATTCACCAAGGAACCAATATATAATCCACCAGCAAGAATAATGATGACCACCAAGACAATTACCATTTCCTGCGGGAGCCAACCCAAATTCGATAAAACCACAAAAAATATTACCAAAAAACATAAGAGAACAATATATTTCATTATTTTAACACGCGCTTCGTACTGTTTCTTATAATACACGTTGATATCCACCATTCTTTGCGTGTTTTCACTTTCTTGGTTTAGTGCCGCAATTGCACTTCTTCGCGCGTTCAAGTCGTTTTCTTTCAGCGTAACAATAGTGTGTTTGTCTTGTACGTTGGCATTCATTGCATCATTGACTCTCGCATTATTTTGGGTGTTTAGTACTAGCGTGTCAAATAATTGGGACCGAATGTTTGTGAGGTGCGTTATGTCACTGATCAATACATTTTGCTGCACAACGTTGTCCGGGGTTGGATTCGAAGCAAGTAAAATATTCAAGTCATCATATTTTTGATTTTCTAAATCTTGTAAATTCGAGATTTGTGCAATAATTTGTTCCATTGAATTGTCCTGAACGGGCGTCGACAATACACTTGCATCCAGGTTCGAAGAGTCACCCATAACCTGTGTTGGAACAGTTGGTGCATTTACTGGAGCGGCAGTTTGTCTCGGTGAATTTGGCGCAACTATACCACACGTCGCATAATTTTGATTTGGAACTTGCGTATTTGTATCATTTATACTATAACATTGTTTTGCCCAATCGGCGTAATCTTTATTTTTATCATTGTGATAGGTTATTGCCTTAGCACTTGATGGAATATTATTGGACTGAGAGCATTGTTCATAGGAATCAAATTTACCTAAATAATTATAACTACCTGGAATTGACGAACCTGGACCTTGTGTTATACGACCATACACACAATTTGTGTCATCTAGTTTTATAAATGTAGTCATTTATTTGTTTGATATTTATTTATTTGATTATTTATTATAAAACAATAATAATATATACATACATAAAAATTAAAATATATTCAAATTTATTTACTAAAACAAAAACAATGGATTTATTTCACCAAAAGGTAAATCAGATCTTTACACCCTTGAAATAAGACAAAATATATTGAACTACAAAATATATAAATGCAATCATCATGAATACTCAAATCATCAACATCATCGACGACATTAACGATGATGAGTATTCTTCACCTTCTCTCCGCCTTCGCTCCTTCACTACATTTATTTACTACATTTATTTACTACATTTATTTACTACATTTATTTACTACATTTATTTACTACATTTATTTACTACATTTATTTACTACATTTATTTACTACATTTATTTACTACATTCATTTACTACATTCATTATTGTTTATCTCTCTATACATCATCTCTATGAGTTACTCTTAAATACAAACAGTGGATTGATGCTTTCAAATGGTAGTTGTGGTCGGGAAATATGAAGTCGTGACAAGACAAATTGGATAATAAAATATATAAAAATCAACACTACGATGACTCCAAATCCCAGGACGTGTGACGATGAACCCGAATCCGAAGACGACGACGATGTATAAAAAAAATTGCTAAACATTATAACAATTAGTACAACCGCAATCACAAACCACACCGTATAAAATGTATAATTTGACTCGAATTGTATGCGCGTATCCGTTTCCTGTGCCAGCAGCGATGTCCCCATAAACGCTTCCTTCGAGGCAATTACAATTTCGGCATCTGTCAGCGATATGTCCAACCTGCTTGACTGAGAGGCCAGTTTGGACATTTTCGTTTCAACTGCGCGCAACTGTTGTTCAATCTGGGTTCGTTCTTCGGCACTCGTTGTTTGCTGAGAAGAAAGCGCTGAAATCAACGCCGTGCCCGCATTCATCATATCGTCACGCGTCGATTTCAGAGTGCTTTGAGTGGTGGGACTAAAAACAATGGCCGCTTTGGCGTTATTTGCGTCTTGATAATTTGAAAAAAAATTAATACCAGAAGGGTCTCCCAAATCACACATCCAAACAGGAATACCGTTCATTTTTGCAAACGGGCGAAATCCCACCCGCTCTTCTGTTGTAACAAGCACTAAACTCTGGCTAGCTTTATTCGCATTTTGGCTCCAGTAGTTTAGCGATATTCCGTTGCCTTGACAATACCTATTTGCAAGCGCAATCTTTTGATTGACATCTTCTGGAGGGATAGGCACTATACACTGATTTATCCAATCAGTCATTGCAAAAAAATCATAGTTATCGTCGCCAAAACCGGCTTGGCAAACGGGTTGTCCGTTATACATATAACTATTGCAACATTTTTGTCCAAGCGGCGCAATGCAAGAACCGCTGTCATTCGGGTCCGAGCTCCACCCCGGAACCGGTACGCCGGACTGAACACACGGTAACAAGTTTGCAGTCGGAGATGTGGAATCTGGCAAAGCGGTTCGAATGTCGCCGTTTGAATTTGAAACGCCCATTGCAGCACAATCAGTTCCACCTAAAGATGCATCGCAATTAAAACAACTATTAATTGGTGTAAGAGATTTTACTGGAACCACGAAATAATCCTGACTCTTTAAAAGTTCCTTGTTGTATTCTAAGACGGCGCTCGAATATGCATTCATTTTTGAGTCGAATGCATCATTCAGCTTTTGAATGTCTGCTATTCCTGTTGATGATATGGATGCCGGCGCCGATGCCATGGATGAAGATGCGGTTACTGGCGCCGGTGTCGCATCATTTCCATTTTCAAACGGCTCCATAATTTTTTTAAAATATTGCATCGGATTCAATTGGTTGAAAACGGATCTAGATTCTTTTTGTTTTCGTTCGTTTTTTTGTGCTAAATATACATTTGATGCATTTTGTACATTATTTGTTTCATTGTTTATTTTTTCTTCCTGGTTTAAAAATGCACGCCCTTGACGTAAACTATACATATGGCTTGAATTATTTTTGGATTATCTTGGGTAAGGTATAAATTACTTTTTACTATTTTACTATTTTACTATTTTACTATTTTACTATATATATTATTATATTATAAACTTTTTTTAATATACATATTTTTTATTTTTTATGAATTAAACATTTCTCTTTCTTTCTCTTTTCTCTCTATTTCACTCTAAAATTAACTCTGTATTTTGGGTTTATATAATAAATAAAGTATGAGCCCGGCTCCAACGGCATACGCCATTGTTCCAAATACGGTTGTTCTATACAGCTCGTTATAATCTTCCAAGGAAACTACAGCCGCCGACTTGGTTTGATCAAGCGAGTTTCCAGTTTGCATTATATTCAAGTACGCCTTCTGAATCGGAGTAATGTCTGTATTTATGCTCGCTATTTTTGTTGAATTTGAAGCAATTTGCGACCTCACTTTTTCTAAAAGCTGATTTGCAGCGTATCTATATTTTAAAAGCGCGGCATCGTTTGGATCGGGAGCTGATGCGGCGGCGGATGTAGCAGGTGCAGGTGCAGGGGTAGGCGCTGTTGTCCCGCTAGAGTCATCGGAGGATGAGGGTGGTGGCGAAGACGGCAGTGACAGCATTGCATTCGTATGAAAATTCACATAATTGGTTTTAAAATTGGCCAGCATGTCATCAAATGTTTGATTCACGCTTTGAATATCATTCTGAACATTCTGATTCATTGGTCTAATTGTTTATAATTGTTTCTTATTTTGTTTATTTTGTTTATTTTGTTTATAACTGTTTCTTATTTTGTTTATAATTGTTTCTTATTTTGTTTATTTTGTTTCTTATTTTGTTTATTTTGTTTCTTATTTTGTTTATTTTGTTTATTTATTTATATATTAATGATATTTTTATAAATAAATGAATAATCTTAATATTATATTTTCTATATTTTCCATGTTTTATATTTGTCAACCATATAAAATAAATTTAAATTTAAGATGACGCCCCCTTTACATCCCCGTTTCCAATAGCACCTAGTTGTGCACCAGCAGCTCCGCCAAACATGGACGACATTCCCGGAATCTTTTCAAACAATTTGCCCATCGAACTTGACTCAAACTTGTCTAAAAAGGACTGCGCCGTTTTCAAAAGGGGTTCCATGCTCTTCATATTTTCCACCAGCTTTTGCTGCTGGTCCATAAGAACATTGGTTTGTGACGTTAGTCCATTGACTCCATCCTTTCCCACCAAATTCTCTAAATTATCATACGCCTTTTCCAGTGTTTTCGCGTAATCAACGCGATTATTCACTGGAAGGTCGTCCTCATCGTCTAAACTTGCAGGACTTAGTTCAGTCATTTTTTCTATTATCGGGGGTTTTTGTATAGTTGTCGACAATGCAGAAGAAGCCAATTTCTTCGACGCTTTTGCAGTACCCGCGCCCATAATTCCTGAAGACGATGCCGGTTTCGCCGCGGTTGCTGAAGTTGCTGCAGTTGCGGCCACGATTGGTTTTTTCGCGCCGGCTGCTGCAGTTGCTGCGGCTACGACTGGTTTCTTCGCACCGGCTGCTGCACTTGCATCTGTTGCGGCACTTGCATCTGTTGCGGCACTTGCATCTGTTGCTGCATCTGCATCTGTTGCTGCAGTCGCGTCAAAACCTTCTTTATTGACAATAAAATTTCTCGACAAGACGGTAATAAAATTTGTGAGTAACAGCGTTGAAAGTAAAACAACCGTCATATTTTTACTAAAGTATGTCGATATGAATCCGACGGATAAAAAGATTAATAGCGCATAGCTATCTCTCAAAATAATGTATCCGAAAAAATTCATAATTGCTAAAAAGGCGACAATGTATAAAACGTTCTTGTCATTCAACATTGTATCTACAACTTTTGGAAGTTTCATATGTATGTTTACCATTTTTCTACCTATCTTATATTTTATTATTATAATATAATATTATTTTATAAAAATAACAGAAAAATACAAAAAATAATTTATATTTTTTATTTTTATAAAATTATAAATTATTTTTTCATTTATAAAATTATAAATTTTTATAAATGAAAAATAATTTATAAATATCGTATAAATATAATTTGTGAATCAATATATGAACCAGAGATAGCAGATATAGATAGATAAGTAAATATATAGAAACAATGGAAACAAAATATGAATTGGCATTTTGCGTAATTTTTAACGCCTATATTCACGGAAAAGATGAAAATAGTTCTCCAAATATTGACTCACATTATTTGATACTGCATTCAGTAAACATTGATACATTTTATAACTCGCAAAGTTTCACGACTTTTATGCATATGATTCACCGGTCACGACGCCAGTATTCTCGATACGTTGAGCAGTGTAGAGAACACGTCGTCATTCGAAATTATAAATGCGCGGCTTCAAAAAAAAACTATATTTCATTGGAAATTATTCAACACGTTGAAATGGAAGGCGGTGGCGAACATGTGGCAATCTATAAAACATTCTGGATGCGCATATTTCAGCGTAAATGGAAAAAGCACCATCATTATAAAATGCAACTCGTGCGTACATTACTAAAACCGCGCGGCCTTTTACTGAGAGAAATTGGTGGGCGATATTCTCGTTCTAATCTTTGTTTACGTTTACAACAACGATCATTACAATAATTTTTTCAGTTTTTCGATTTCTTTCATAATCATTGTTTTATCCTTTTTTATTTGCGAATTGTTTATTGAAACTGCATCATCTATATTTATGTCGCCATCATTTTGGGCATTTTCTTTTAAAACGTCATTCAAATGCTTTATAATTTCCTCTAAAGCGCGTATCTGCAATTTAACATTTGTTTTATATTCATGATAATATTCATCGTATTTTTTTATAATTTCTTTAATATGATCATTGGAATCGTGCGTTTTTGCGTATTTTTTTAATGCTAAACGTTTTTCAAACATCTGTTTTTTATTTTCTTCTATTTTTTCTTGAATTTCATTCATTTGTTTGTCTCTCTTGTACACCGATACTCCAGTAGAGTCGTCGTCGACATTTATCATTTTTATTCTTTATTCTTATTTTATTGTAATACTATTTTATTATTATTATTTTTTTAAATTTTAAATAATTTATAAATAAATTATTTTTTATCAATAAATTATTTAAAATTTAAAAAAATATTGTTGAATAAATATACAACTTATCCATAGTTTTTTAGGAATGTCAAAAAAAATACAGAATGGATCAAATTTCGCCGATATTTTATTAACCGAAGACGATAGTCGCTATGTAATGTTTCCGCTCAAAGATAATGACATTTGGAAAATGTATAAAAAGCAAGTGGATTGTTTCTGGAGAGCGGAAGAGATTGATTTTTCAAAAGATGGCGTTCATTGGCAAACCTTGGAAGCTGACGAAAAATATTTTATAAGTATGATTCTTGCATTTTTTGCCGCAAGCGACGGCATTGTTCTTGAAAATCTGGCGACCCGTTTCATGTCTGATGTCCAACTCGCCGAAGCCCGCGCATTCTACGGGTTTCAAATCGCCATGGAAAATATACATTCTGAATGCTACAGTTTGCTCATTGACACGTATGTCAAAGATGAAGAAGAACGCGGGCGACTTTTTAACGCCATTCACCATTTCCCCTGCATCAAAAAAAAGGGCGACTGGGCGAAAAAATGGATTCATGATAAGCGCAGCTCGTTCCAGACCCGCCTAATCGCATTCGCGTGCGTGGAAGGCATATTTTTTTCGGGCGCATTCTGCTCTATTTTCTGGATGAAAAAACGCGGCCTAATGCCCGGTCTCACGTTCAGTAACGAGCTCATTTCGCGCGACGAAGCGCTTCACACCGAATTTGCCGTGCTTCTATATAATAAAATGGCCAAACCGGTGCAAAAGTCGCGTGTGCAAGACATTATCAAAGAAGCGGTAGAAATTGAAACCGAATTCATTTGCGAAGCGCTGCCGTGCCGTTTGATTGGTATGAATTCCAAACTCATGACGCAATACATTGAATTTGTCGCAGACCGACTGCTCTTACAGCTTGGGTGTGAAAAAATGTACAATTCTTCCAACCCATTTGATTTTATGGAGCTTATAAGCATCGAAGGCAAGACAAACTTTTTTGAAAAACGGGTCAGCGAATACGCCCTCGCGGAAAAAACAAAGACGGAAGAAATTTTCGACTTTAATGAGGCATTTTAATATCGTTATTTCATTTTATTATTTATTTATTCGTTTATTCATTATTTTTTTCAGAAAATTTAATATTTATATAGTATAATACTTTATACCTATATAAGTAGTAATACTTTCATTGTTTCATATATTACATATTACATTATTATAATATTATAATATTTAAGATTTTTTTATAAAATAAAATATGGCTGAAGCTAGAATTGACAAATATATTGAAGATAATTATCTAACTCCCAAACAGGTTGTATCATTATTATGCGTTGGTCCTGCAGAATGTACATTTTTAGATGTATTTAGAGACACGAATCCCGGGTTATATTTTTTAACTGTAGAAGATCTTCGCGCATTATCTTATGAAAACTATTTAACCAACGGTAATAATTTACAAGAAACTTTAAATTCCATTCAAGCGGAATTAAAAAAATATTACAATTTTGTTTTTGACATTTGGATATGTTTTAAATTTACAATTATAGAAAGAATCCCTGACGGGACAACCGATCCACAAATAATTCAAAGGACTATAATAGATTTTTTACCTGCACAACTAATAAATTTATTATATTATCTTTTTGATTCTATTTTTTTTAGTACAGTGACTAGAAGTTTTCCAGATGCAACTAAAAAAGGCATGATTCAAAAAAATGTGGTTAATATTGTTTTACTGTATTCAAGATTGTACATCTTTTTACAACAACCAGATCCATCTTTACCGTTTTTTACATTTAATAAACGAAATGTTTCGTTGACATTTTTATCAAATGTTATGGTGTACAAGTGTTTTGATACTTTACATAAAATTTCTTCCATCATTTTTGAAAATTATATTTATGTTTTAAATGAAATATTCAAAAAATTTATATCTATATTTGGAGACACACCCAGTGAAGAAAATAAACAAAAAATTGATTTTGGACTAGGACATCTTGCCATTTTTTTATTATATGTACCAAATCTCTCCGAAATATTAAACAATGATATGATTGAACAACTTTTCGTTACCCGGGAATTAGTAAATGAATTCGAAAAAAAAGATATATTTTTTGTTAGAGGAAGTGGTGGTAAAATAGATAAAACATTAACACTAAAAGAAGTTGAAGCGTTAAAAAAATCAGGAAAAGATGTCACAGGATTCGATATAAGACGTAATATTGATTTTAACCCAATGTCTGAAAATATGTTATCGCGTGCAATTCAGTTCGTTTCGGTGATAAGAACAAAACTAAATGAAAAACAACAAACATCTATAAGCGAAGCTGTTGTGAAGCCCATCATTGAAGATTTAAAAACGAAATATGTGAGATTTAAAGACCGCGGGTACGATTATTTTAGTTTTTTATACGTTTGGAGCGCACTAGTTGAACAATTTATATTAACAAACTCTGTATCAAAAGACAATAAAGTTATACTACGTAGCGATTTCTCTCAATCTTGCGTTCAAGTTCCCGACTTTGAAATGCGTACGATGGATGAAGAAAAACAAATGAAAGTGGTAGAAGAACGAAAAAAAAAACAACAACAAAAAGAATTAGAAAGAATTAAAATGGAAGAACAACAACTTGTGGAACGCTCACTTCGATTAGACGAAATGAAATTTAGAAAGGAACAACAAAGAGAAAGAGAAGAAGAGAGAAAAAAGACAGAAGAAGAAAGAAAAAAAGCAGAAGAAGAAAGAATTGCTGCTGCTGCCGCCGCTGCTGCTGCTGCTTCACCTAAAGTTTTAACAGATAAAGAAAGACAAATTTTAATCGTTCAAAGAAACAACAATATCAAAAATGACATAAAAACTATATTTCCAGATTTTTCACGCGCAATTCAATCTGGTCAATTTCAAGATGCTGCAAGTATGCTAAACGAAAAGTTGACACCAAAACTTCGATCGAACGTTCCATGGACGGCAGCCAACATGGAAAAGTTTTCACCTAAAATGATAGAAGCATATCAAGGATTATTAGGGTCTGTTGCACCCCCTCCTTCTGTTGTGCCCATTGCTGCTGCTGCACCTCTCCCTACCCCTACTAAATCAATCAAATCAACAAGTAAAAAATCACAAGCGGTAAAACTAGTAGAAGTGCAACCAGTAGAAGTGCAACCAGTAGAAGTGCAACCAGTAGAAGTGCAACCAGTAGAAGTGCAACCAGTAGAAGTGCAACCAGTAGAAGTGCAACCAGTAGAAGTGCAACAACTGATACAATTTTCGGAAAAAAAATCTCCCAAATTAATAAAATTTGAAAATGATATTGGTCAACTATGTGGAGGAAACGGTCATTCGTGTTTCGCATTCATATTTCGTTGTTCTTTAAAACAATTTTTTAGAATCACAACCGTTGTTCGAGACCTATCAGACCAAGCAATTTTACAAATCATATCGTCATTTACTCCCGATTCTGCTTTTAGAGCTTCCGCTCATTTAACAGATTACATGAACCTACAAGGTAGTGGTCAAAGAGTTAGGGCATTTTTTGTATTAGCACTTTTAAATGGACTCCGTCAAGTTGAACATGTTCGATTTGCATTTATTGGAAGAACATTTCTTCAGTTACTTGCATGTTACTCGGAGTTACCAAAGGACAAATGTAGACAGTTGCATATTCCATCCGACACTTCTGATTTTGATGTATACGCCATCTTCAACAATGACACTGATCCCATGCAATATCGAGAATTTCTTATTCATATTTTTAGTTTATTTTGGAGAGATTCATTTCATATTCACGTTAATCAACGCGATGATGCTGCATGGATACAGTTTCAAACACAATCCGGACATTTATATGCATCCACTTCGAGAGGGTCTCCTGATACTGTAAAAGTTAGTTTAAATACAACAGGAAAACAGGAAAGTATTGTTGAAGTATCCGATATCGGATTTAAAATTGTAAGAAATTTTACCGATATCTTTACGTTTACTAGAGGTTCACTAGATACAGTCGATGCATTGCAATTATTAAATTTAACATATAATGTAGACCAGACATTATTTTTTACAAATCCAGGAGATGCATGCAACGTTCCATTCATTTTCGAATTTCCAGACGCACAAAGCGGGTTGGTTGAATCTTTAGGTGTTATTATAAAAATTTTACATTTATTTTTAACAAACCAATTTAATTTTCAAAATCGACAAGATTTCTATTTTATTCATGTATCAAACTTATTAAAATTTATAGTCAGAGCAATCCAAATTAAAGGTATATCATTGTTTCAAGATTTAAAGGGGGTGGCATCAACTCGTCTCTTATATGAAAGTATTATTGAAGATTTTTATAGAGAATTAAAATCTAATATGCTTATTGACGCTTCGATAAAACCATATATTAGTACTGCTTCTATTGAGTTAATAAATATTTTTTTTATTCCAGATAAGACCGAATTCTTTGATCAAGCGTTTAAAGATGCAGATGAATACAGAAAAACAAAAAATAATGCTCAAGGAGCTTCCATAAGAATTAGAATGCCTTTACATGAAATTATTTTACATATAGTAGTAGAGAATGGCTTTGATGATTCTTTTCTTTCATCTGGTCTTTCTGTAGGAAGAAATTTATTTGGAGGTATGGGTATGGGTATGGCGTATAGACATAGTCATACAAATAATAAAAATAATAAAAATAATAAAAAATACACTAGAAAAAATAAAAAACAAAAAATGAAAAAAACAGTAAGTAAAAAAAATAAGGTAAAAAAAATCAAATTGACAATATCAAATAAAGCAACCGCATCATCGTCGAAAAAATATAAAAAAAATATATATAAAATTATAAAAAAATAAATATTTCATTTCAAAATCCATTTTTTTATAAAATTTTATAAAAAATTATAAAAAAATATTTCAAAAATATCCTCGCCTTACACGCCTAGCGAAACGTTGCTGTTGCTGTTGCGGTTGCTGTAAACGTTGTTGCTGTTGCTGTTGCGGTTGCTGTTGCGGTTGCTGTTGCGGTTGCTGTTGCTGTAAACGCTGCTGTAAACGTTGTTGTTGTTGTTGTTGTTGTAAACGAAGACGACTTATGCGTTCTTCTTGTTCTGCCAACACTTGTTGTTGATGCATGGCTCGCTGTTGTTCTTCTTGCGCTGCCGCCGCAACGCCCTTTGATTTGAACTTTATCCGCTTTTCATCATGAATATTTTGTTCCTCGTACGTATTTGAAGCGTGACTGTACGCACAATCAAAATGCGAAACGTGAATAAACCGATGATGAACAGCATTCTCGTAATATTCTGGTTGTTCTTCTTTGTAATTCAAATTTTGTATCGTGTAGAGCCCGTCATTCGTCGTTTTATAAAACACCATTTCGGCTTCCGACCTGGAAATCGTTCTCATGATTCCTTCCACCATTTGCAAAATGTTCGGATGTTGCAGCGGGAAAAATCCGCGCCGATCTATTTTAAGACCGCACTGCAGAACCCGATACTGCATGTAATTGTCTTCTCCACCCCATGCCCAAAAATTTGGAAACCCGTTTGTTCGTTCAAAATCTCCGCCCTTGATTGAAAAAATACCACCCAGCGCAAATTTCACCCCGTAAAAATGCTTCACGACGCCTGCGCGCGTTTCATACTGTATGACGCCCTTGTTATACGGAACCGTGTCCACATCGTTGAATACAAACGTCATGTCTTGGTACTCGTTTGGATATTTTTCCTTGACTGCTAAAAACCCGATATTTTTCATGCCTCCGCGATTAAACGGTCGGCCATCCTTCTGGTGAACAATGTAGATTTCATACGTCGACGGATCGTAGTCCGACAAAACGTGCTTCATATACACTGAAAAAAATTTCAAATGATGCTCCCGGTCGCGATAAGGAACAATAAATACTATTTTCGGAGGAGCGGATTTTTTTTCATGGGTGACTATATGAGCTTCTTCCGCCTCTTGATTTATAGAATTATTTTGTGTCAAATCTGTGTTTATGTTTGCCGACATTGGTTTAGATAATATTATATTTTTTCTATAATATTATATTTAAATTATAATTTTTAAACTCTTTACATTTTATACTTGTCTCATTTTTCTTTTCGGTCGATGTAACATTTTCTTTATTTACTTTACTTTCCCATCAATAATCGCATACTTCTCTAAAATGATTCCCGGTATCAAATTGCTCGTGTACTGCTCCAACTTTTTAAAACACTTGTTAATCGTCACTTCGCTAATTTCCGTCACCCGATTCACGTCCTTTTTACAAACGTTCAAGTTACATATCTGCGACACAAAGTATATAATGCCCGCAGCAATCGAGTGCGGCGTATTCTCCGGAATCAAATTCTGTTTTTCAATTCGCGTCGCCACAAATTGACACACCTTTGTTAACTCGCTGTTCATATTCAATCGACTGCAGTACCGCTCGATAAACGCCTCCGGCTTCGTCTTGCTAAAGTTCGTCTTGTCCGAGTTTTCAAATTCGTGCTCCAACTCGTTTATAATCGTGATTGCATTTTTGCAACCCTTGGTCGCGCTCGTGTTGTCCAGGTTGAAAATCGTCGCAATCTCTTTAATGGTTCTAGGACAGCCGTGCTTTCGACAAGCGATATATGTTGACGCCAGAATAATTCCGTCGCGATTTAATCCGCGATACGTCTTGAACTCGGAAATCTTTTTATGGTAACGCAGCGCCTCGTCGACAATAATTTTGGGTAGACCGCCATTGTGCGCAATAATAGTTATACATTGAAACTCGTCATATTGCGCCTTTTCGCGATACGGCATCGACTGCCACTCCGTGTACCTCCGAAATTTGCGCATCTCATAACTTGTCGCGCCGTCGCACATTACCTTGCAGCCGTATGACGACTCCACTAAAAGCGGGTTCACCGGCATGCCGCACCTAGTCGGGTCGCTGGACTGATTGTCATCGGCGCCATAGTAACGCCACTCTGCGCCTTGATCAAGCACATCTCTATATACAATGCCGCATTTTTGATTCGTACACGTCAAAAATCCATCATCCGTCAAACAAACCGCTGAAGAACAACTGTCGCAAATTTCCCTTTGTCCGCTGCTTCTGTATACACATTCCAAGGCACTTTTCTTATCGCTTTTATTACCATATTCACCACCATATTCACCACCATCTCCATTATGAAAACTGGTTTCAATTTGATCCCACAGCTGCCGCTTGCTTAATTTAGAAAACGCGCTATTGCCACCTTTTATATTTTGTCTATTTTTTTTCGTCGTCTTGTGTTCATTCGAAGACGATGTCTTTATTGTCGCATTCGCCACCAATCCTAACCCTCCTCCTACTCCTAATGACATCAAATGTAAAATTTGAATCAAGTATTCGAATTTGACGGGATTGTTATTTTGTTATTTTGTTATTTTATATCCAAACATGTATTTAATTCAATTTTTTAATATATTATATTTAATATATATTAAATATTAAATATAATTATTAATATTTCTTATCATTGCAATATATAGTTACAAAATTTTATTTTATAGATAAAAATATAGATAAAATGGGAGCTTCATTTTCTACACGACTTTCCGAATCGAATATAGAGTTAAGAAACCGCATCGACGCAGCTGCGACAAAGGTCGTCCTGGATTCCAGTTTCACAGATTTGACGAAACTCGCAAACGAAAAATACTGCAACCGTTTAGTAAAGAAAGTGGCAACTATATTTCAGCAAAATAAGGATACCGTTGATCTCGAATTGTTACGACAACAATTATACGATGAAAAACAAGAAGAAAAGCAAAAACGTGGAGTGAATTCGGAGGATGCTAATGCTGATGTTGCTAATGCTGATGTTGCTAATGCTGATGTTGCTAATGCTGATACTGAAAAGACATCAGAAAAACACAATAAGAAAATAAAAACTCCGAGAATTCAAAATGTTGAAAAAAAATGCATACAAATCTCGAAATTTTACGTATTGTTTGCACATTTATTTTCGTGCATCGTAAGCACCATCAATCCAACATTTAAAATCGAAAAGGAAAAGACGGCAACGTCGGGTGCGGCGCAAAAGGAAGACACCAAATCGACCGCCGCTGGTTCATCCTTGGATTTTTGCAGTTCGCGAATCGACGCGCTTGTAAACGGCGAACTTGTTGAAAACAGCGACGGCGACCTTCTCGTAAAACCCAACGTTTGCAAAACCAATGTTTCTAAAAGCGGAAGCCCCCTGCATTTAATCGACTTGCCGGGAATGAAGGCGCTTCAGCAGCTCTACAAGGATGCAAATGATGGCGGCGACGGTGAAAAAGAAGATGCGCGATATTTATTTAAGGCATTTACGGGGAAAGATGCACCAGATCACATTCGTCGCTTGGACCAAGTCCCGCTGAAAGCGTATAACAAAGACGAAGAATGCAAAGAACAGAAAAATTATAATGGCGGAGACCCAAGCGAAGAAAACCAAAAAAAAGACGAGCGCAAGGACAAGGAACGTCGAGATTTAGAAAAGGAGCGCATGTTTTACTTTTACAATGAGCGCGATCGTAAAAAAAATGAAGAAGAAAACGCTAGAACCGGTGTTTATCTAAAAGGAATTGTCGGCTCTTTAAAAGAACGACTGTTTGCAGAATATGTTCAACACATTAAAGAAATGATCGAGCGCGCCGAATACAACCGTTCAAGATTGCTCGAAATTTTATCTCAAATGTTCACGTACACGTACGGCGGTAACGGCAGTATCGGCGGCGTCATTATAAATCCGTCGCTCACTTATAGGAAACTCCAGTCCCTTGTCGTGCAAACCCGACGAATTGTAATCAAGCTTTACACAGATTGCGAAGAAGATTATAAACACGGGCTCGATATTTTCTTTGCAATGGTGCAAGAAAAAATAGCGATGAAACTTTCCGTTCAAGAAGAGGTTCTTAAAAAACAGCTGGAAGATGTAATGTACGGGCCGCCAGAACGCTATATTCCCGAATCATTGCTCTATCAACAACAGTTTCAAGGCGCGGAAGAATTCAACAAGAAACAATTCGTTCCGCCGCATTTTAAAAGTTCGGTGATTTCAATCGTTAAAAAGGGCGTTCCTGATACCGCCTTTCAGCAAATTTTACCGTCACTAAATGAATGGATTAATGAAGAAATCGAAAATACTACCAGTTTATTGGACCCCAAGCAAGTTGCCGATGAATTTATTAAAGAAAATGTATATGGTGACGACGAATACGGTAGCTCTGCAGTCGCAAATATTGACTCCAGGTTTTCATCCCAATCACCATCACAATCTCCTGCTTCTGCTCCTGCTCCCGTTTATGTCGCTGCTCCTGCTTCTACTTCTGCTCCAATCGCTACACCATCAAAAGTGAAAACTTCCTTCTCAAACATAGCTACATCTACATCTACAAGTTCAAAATTATTGTCCGGACCTTCCATTTCTCCATCTCCAAGAAAAGTTAAATCTAGGGTAGTGTCCGACATTCAGCCAAGACAATTATCGTTTATCTCAGAAGAATGATAAGAAGAATGATAAGAAGAATGATAAGAAGAATGACAATATTTTTTAGTAAATTAAGGAAAATAATTATTTATATTATTTAATTATTTATTTAATTAAATAATTATTTAGGAAAAACTACTTAAATAATTTTCTCATGTTAATATATGGAAACATCAATTCCATCATTCGTAGCTTCCCTCGCATAGCGTAGTGGAAGTTGAACAAGTTACAAGTTTACTTTGTTAGAGTAAAGGTGACGAGTTCTAACCTTGTCTACGGCAGATAATTTTCAAAGGAATCTGCTTCAAAAAACCGGCATGGCGCAGAGGCAGCGCGCGGGGCTCATAACCCCGAGGACACTCGATCGAAACGAGTTGCCGGTATCCAGGGGAACCAAGGTTCCCCTTCAACCCCTCCCTTACATCTTACTTTATATGATGGGCAAGAGGTCAAAAGGGGGTAGCACATCCCTTACCACACATCGCATCGGTGCATCAAGGCACTAGAGCAACTTTCAAACCGGCATGGCGCAGAGGCAGCGCGCCGTTTCACTTTGTGGGCTCATAACTCCGAGGTCACTCGATCGAAACGGGTTGCCGGTATTTTTATTTATTTTTAGTGATATGTATATCTATGTATATATCACTAACTCACTCACTAACTAATATCATATGTTTACTTAAATAAATTTAATAATCTTGTTTTGTTTGGCATTTCATTTATAGACGTATAATTAAATATAAATGGTGTTAACCATTTATGTCTATAATCATAATGTAATTCATCTTTTATGGTTATTTTTAAAAATATCTTATTTTTGTTTTCTTCACTATTTCCTATAAATCCCTTTTCAATTAAATTTTTTTCAGGAATAACAAAAAAATGTTGTTTATTGTCGCAATTTAACCAGTAAAAATTATTATCATTTATATCATATTGAACTTGATTTCTCTTACCTTCTGTTGTACCTTTATTTTTGCATAATTGAAAAACATACCTATTTTGTTTTTCACATAGTTTAGCTATCTTTTCTTGAATTTTATAACCATTTATTTTAAAGTCATAAACTGTACCTTCCATTTCATCATAATTAAAATCAATAAAATTTATTGTTTCTTGACGAAAAAATTTAAATAGTTGTTCTCTTTGTTGATAAATATTTGTCGGGGTATTTAATATATCAAATTCAAATTTGGTTGTGTTTATATAAAATTCATGTAATTTATTTATTAGTTCATCATTATTAACCTTATAAATATTATATTTTGATTTGTTATATCCTATACTTATTTTTTGTTGATTACCTATGATATTTTCAGGAATTATCCACATATTTTGGTCATCTACACTAAATAATAAAATTAAACAATTTTTGTAATTATTATTTATACGAAAACTATATGTTAAATGAATCGTTTTTGATGTTTTAACTTGAATACCAATCCATTTATTATCATTTACTCCTTTAGGTTTGAATATTATATCTACTTTACATCCATCAAAAGCTTTGATAATTTCAAAATCTTTTTCTAGTAATATCTGAAACTCCTTTATAAATTTGAATTCTTGCTCGATTTTACCTATTCTATTTATTTCATTATTTTGTATTTGTTCTTTTACTTTTTTACCTATTTCTTTATTTTTGCATTTTGGACATATAACTCCTGTATTTCTTGACTTAAAAACGTTGTAAAAAACTATATGCTCATGTCCACAAGAAGCTATATATTTTAATCTATAATTGTTTCTAGTAATAGTTATAATATTATTATATTCTTCTTTTGTAACAAGTAATTCACACCCTTTTTTATTGAATTCTTCTACCACATTTTCATAAATCATATTTAATGATTAGAATTCTGCCATAATCTTTAAATGAATTTGGTTTATAGATATTTATATTAAATATCTATAAATAATTATAATAAGACGGACACGACAGGAATCGAACCTGTGACCTTGAGGTAACTGTAAAATTTCGTAACAGCCTCACGCTGACTACCGACTGAGCTACGTGTCCATAAGAAAAGCTTTTATTCGCCTAACGCTATAGAATAATAAACAGTTGTCTTTAAATGGTTTATTATATATATAATATATATATATAATATATATATATATATATATATATATAATTAACTAAAAATATACTTCTATTATATTATAAAACATAAAATTAACACAATAAGATGAGTTGTTTATTTAATAGCATGTCGCATTTTATTAAAGAAGATGGAGGTCCGAATGGCATTCGTCAGCGCATTTGCGATTATTTGGAAAAAAATTTACCAATATTAGAAGGCATGGAGACACACGACGTTCTCCAGTTGGAAGCACCAACTGCCGCACACTATATTTCGAAAATGCGAAATCCGTCCACATGGGGAGGGGCAATTGAAATACAGTGTGCGTGTAATATTTGGAATGCGCGCATTAATGTGCATGATATTCGAAATAATAGCAATAATGGCAATAACAATAATAAAATAGAATTTTTACCTTTACGCTGTGAGAATGCTCAACTTTATTCACTCGAACTCCAGTTAGAATGGAGCGGTGGACATTATGAACCGCGTCGTTAACTTGTTTCTATCATTTATTTTTTATGAATTATTTTTTATATTATAAAAAATGATACGAAAAATATTCGAGGTGGAACTGTTATAAATAAATAACTAAATAACTAAATAAAATCAGCACTTATACTTATACCGAAACAACTGTAACTTCTTTGGAAATTGTTTTAATGATGCGTTTCTCTCCGGAATCCGGAATCGGAGTGCAAACATGATTCATCGTTAAAATAAAATCGTCCCGTTTTAGCTCATTCGTTTTGATTTCGGGATCGGAATCCTTCAACTCTTTTAAAACCTTTACATGCTTTCGAGAGATTTCATTAATCGAACTTTTTATTTTTTCATTTCCTTCGTCCTTTTTCCATATGTCTTCATCCTTTATATACATGATGTCCCTCTTTGTATCGGTGCAGTGTATCGGCCGCTTAAACACGTCCAGGTCTTTTAGTCCGCGCATAAAAATCGACCCCACGCTCTCTTCCAGATTCTTTTCTCTCGTGACATTCAAATCATCAAACGTTATATTGAGAGATTTCACAAAATCGCATAAACTGATCGCGTCCTTGCACTGCTCGTTTAAAAAGAAATTCAAATTAAATTTTTGCTTAATATTTGTCGTATTATTATTATTTGTAATGTTTCCGATGCATATCTTGGGTAACATTTCAATGATTTGTTGTTGCTGTTCTTGCTGCTGCTGTTGCTGCTGCTGCTGCTGTATCATAATTTGCGTTTGTTGTTTGTTTTGTTCTATAATGATTTTCTTCATTTCTTCGTTGTCTTTTAATAATTTCATTATGATTCGATTGCTTATTTTTATACAATCATTATCGCCAGATTGATCGTGTTCTTCGTTATGATCATTTGTTGATAACATATTATTTATTCTTTTATTATGTTTTTTTGTTAATAAATGTCTATTATAATCAACCTTTCGATTGCATTTAAAATTACATACATTACAATTATAAATCATCTTAAATATTATATGTAAATTTATTTTTTTAAATTAATGTTTAATATATATTGTATTATATTATATTTTTTATGTTTATATTATTTTAAAAATTATCAAAACATCCCCGAAAATCGCGATTATTGTTTTAGACCCTCAAAATTCTCATTTTGGGTGGTGCTTTTACACATTTTTCTATTTTTTTTTACACCATCATTTCAATTTTTAAAATTGTCGCACCATATATCATTTATCTAAATTTAAAATGTTATTTTTTATCCTAACCAATTATGCATAGGGTGTTTTTACACCCTACCATTAAAAAAAATCTGAAAAATTAGACATTTTTTCCGATTTTTTCGATTTTTTTCTTATGGTGTCAACCACATATTTGTGTTTTTTGGCCTTACTTGTTATCATAATAAAATGTAAAAAAAGTCGTCAAAAAAAACACAAAAAAAATGGAATTTTCTTTTTCAAGATTCTATTTTATTTTTCGAAAATGGACAAAAATAATTGTCCAATTTTCTTTTTAAAAAAAAAGTTTCAAAAAACGGGGATCTTTTGCTTTTTTTTCATTCATTGTTTTTATAAAAATTATCAAAACATCCCTGAAAATTGTTGTTGTTGCATCATATTCTGTATTTGTTGTTTATTTTGTTCAATAATCATTTGCTTTATTTCTTCATTATCTTTCAATAGTTTCATTATTATTTGATTCATATAATCATCTGATGATTTATTTTTGAGATAAATGCATGTCTTTTTATGAAGACAAAGACCTGATGCGAATGCATATTTTTTACCACATTCGCAAATGTTCGCATTAGATTCATTTATTTTTTTTTTTATTAATAATTTATGTTTAGATGTCATCTCATGACGCTTGCGTTGACTATCTCTGGTCGTTGTGTAATTACACGCATCACAATTATAAGAAAATTTATTGAATTTTTTTTTAGATATTTCTTCAATATTTTCTTGGTTATAATTTTGTTTTTTTTTAGATATTACTTGATAATTATCTGATTCTTTGTTTTTTTTTGATATTTTTTAGCTCTTAATTCAATGGTTTTGTCAACAGCATTGTTTTGATTTACACAATTTAACTCTTGTATCCATTTATTTTCACAAATTCGTAATTCGTCATTACTATGACATGGACATAATTCAAGAAGTTCGATATAACAATTTGGGTCAACAAGACACTTAAATGACGATATATAATTGCCTTTTCCATTTAACCAATATTTATATCTACGTCTATGCTCAGAAAACCTTTGATATAACAATAGCTTCGTTGTTGAACCTACGTATAAAAGACCGTTCCCGATAATTTTATAAACCTTCCCAAATTCATAATTAACCATTATCAATTTCCTATTTAATAATATAATTTTTTATTATGTGTTATTATTAATTTATATTTATATTGTTATTTTTATTTTTATTAAAAAATGATGACGCGTTATGGTAATAATTATTATTGAAATTATTTTTTTCGAAACATTTATGATATCATAAATAATATTTAATTCAATTTTATTGTAAATAAATCGGCGTTTCGAATGTCCAAATGTGTAATAAAAATTATCAAAACATCCCTGAAAATCGCGATTCTTGTTTTAAACCCTCGAAATTCTCATTTTTGTATGGTGTAAAAGCGTAATTTTTTACACCCTCTTTTCAAAAAATAATAATTCCACACCATATTTGCTTTGACGTCGACGAAACTTTATAAAAAGATCCTTATCATTTATGCATTGAGTGGTTTTACACCATACCTCCCAAAAAAATATGAAAAAGTCAACATTTTTCACGATTTTTTCAATTTTTCGCTTATGGTGTCAATCGCATATTTGTATTTTTTACTCTTACTAGTTACCATAATAAAATGCGAAAAAAAGGTCTTCAAAAAAAACTAAAAAAAATGGATTTTTCTTTTTCAACACTCTATTTTATTTTTCGAAAATGGACAAAAATAAATGTCCAAAATTGTTTTTAAAAAAAAAGTTTCAAAAAAACGGGGATATTTTACTTTTTTTCATTGATACATTTTTAATAAAAATTATCAAAACATCCTCAAAAATCGCAAATCTTGTTTTTAAACCTTCGAAAATCTCATTTTTGTATGGTGTAAAAGCGTCATTTTTTACACCCTCGTTTCAAAAAATCATAATTCCACACCATAATTGCTTTGGTGTCGACGAAACTTTAAAAAAAGATCCTTATCATTTATCAGGTTTGTGTTTTTACACCATACCCCCCAAAAAAATATGAAAAAGTCAACATTTTTTCCGATTTTTTCGATTTTTTCTTATGGACTCGTCATCATTTTTACAATATTCGCCATTACCATTTATCATAATAAAATGCGAAAAAAAAGTATTCAAAAAAAATACAAAAAAAAGGGATTTTTCTTTTTCAACACTCTATTTTATTTTTCGAAAATGGACAAAAATAAATGTCCAAAATTGTTTTAAAAAAAAAGTTTCAAAAAACAGGGATCTTTTACTTTTTTCATTTATATGTTTTTAATAAAAATTATCAAAACATCCCCAAAAATCGCAATTCTTGTTTTGAAAACTGAAAAGTAAAAAAACGAGGATAAAATTGCTTTTTTTATTTACACACACACACCGCACCATAACTCTCCATTTCGCCGAAATATTATGATATATCTCTCTACGAATCGGAAAATAAAAAGTAAATAAATGGAAGGTTGTGAAATGGAAATGATTGATTTCTATATTATAAAGGATTTGGATTTCATTTTTAGAGAGAAGAGAGATAAATCTAAAAATAAATAAAAATAAATAAAAATATTTTTAAAGACGACAATTGTTTTGGATTCGACTATAATTGAATTTTTGATAACAACAACTGTTTGAAATATTGTTTCCAAGGAAATTTATATTTTGCGGGGTCCAATTTGTAATATAAGTGTAAATGAAGAAAACAGACAGCATGGATAATATGTTGGTACCGATTAAAAGATATTTTACATTATATTTTTTTGTTCTTTTATCCCACATGAATGTTAAACTAATGATGAAGCCATAAACGAATCCTATCCAATGAAACAAGTACGCAACGTTTTCGACTTTAATGTAAAAAAAACTTATTACTTCTACTGCTATAATTATAAATATTACGAATAATAACATTTTTTTCATAATTTTATCCATATGTTTATAATTTATTATATAATCAGCTATTAAACTTCCAGTATAGGCAAATACGATATGAGAACAACCTATGACTTTTGTATACGGATAAAAGTAACTATACGCAACGCCAGAATAGAGAGAGACAAATCCATAAATCGATAATACTAATTTATAATTATAAGAAGATTCTACAATATACATCAATGGAAATAATATGACTGTATTACAAATAATATGTTTTATATTTGAATGAACAAAAGACATTGTAAAAAACCTCCACAATTCTAATCTTAAATCGCGACAATCGGGATAATAGGATACGATTCCAAAAAAAAATGGATGATAATTTGGCGATACTTTTTCAATACTTAGTTCATCCAAATAAAATAGACCGGTGATATAACTAGCCCATACTAACAGATTAAAAACAATGTAAATAAAATTCTTACTTTCATTATGTATATTATAATAATATCTTAAACCATTTGGATTGAAGGCGTAATGATTAACATGATTATTTGCCGCCGATGATTCGACAACTATATTATTTCCATTTGATTGTTCGCGTTCATTTATTATATTCATTTGTATACAATTTGAATATAATAAATAAATTACACTGTTTAAGTTTGATTCCTATTTTATATTTTACACTTTTGAATCTTCAATCTATATGAAAATGAAAATTTGAAAGAATAGAAACTATTTTAATTTAAATTTAATTTGTAGAAGGGAGAGATAAAATTTAATAATAAATAAAATAATAATAATAATAAATAATATACTTAATAAAAAATAACTATAAAAAGTGGAAAATATAAACTGGTATAATTATGACTCATATGAAATTCAATAAAACTGGTTTATTAAATATTGGACCATTTTTATTATTATATTTTATTAATGTTCCCGGAAAAAAAGTATCTGGATTTTCATCTTTGTCGATAATATCAATTAATTGATAAATAGTAGTTATATAATTTGAACAAAAATATTTTTTTTTTATAGATATTTTCTCTTCTTTATCTGTTTTCTCTTCTTTATCTGTTTTCTCTTCTTTATCTGTTTTCTCTTTTTTATGAAAAATATTGATAAATGATGATGGTAAAAGTAAGTATATCATAAAATTATTAAATTTTGCATTTATTGTATAATTGTAAAAATTATTTATTTTTTTTTTTATTATTTTAATCCTTTTATTATAACTTTCATCTGTATCATTTATGTTTCGATGCAATGGATTATTTTTTAATTTACACCAACCAATTCTGATAATTTTTGAATTTTCTAAATAAATATATTTTTCAAAATCACATAATTCAATACCTCCACCGGAAACTGAAGCATGTAACATGTAAATTTTATTTTCAATATTTGGTAAAATATCATTTTTTAATATAATAGCAACATGAGCCCAATCATCGTATTTAATGTACATTTTTTGAAATTGGCAAGATAATATAGAACTCCATGATCTTCTTGTAATACATATCAAGTCAAACGATTCCGCGTTTTTCAATATTTTATCTAGTGGTGTTGTCATAATTATAAATAATAAAATAATTATTTATAATATATATTTATATTTTATTTATTTTATAAGTGAATTACAAAATGAATTTATATTATAATTTTCTTGTCTCCGTTTCCATTGGATGAACCACTTGAATTGTTTTCATTATCATTATTTCCATTATCTCCCGTTTTTTCAATCATGAGAATGGATGGTAAATTTTCGGTTTTTGTTTCTTCTTTCTTTTCAATGGCTTCTTCGGGTCGTTCATTCGCGTCTGCAAACGTTACATCTTCCGGCATTTTAATGAGATTTTTCTGGGGATTGTATAAATAAATGTGTCCCGCAATATCGACGGCATACCATCCGAACGGCGGACGAAGTTCGTAATCCTTGCTTGGTTGAGGAGGATACCACATGGTGTCTTTTGTTTTTTCATTATAATAATATTCTTTCCCTGATTCTTGGTCTACAAGTTTTGTCCATTCCTTTCCTAAACTGTCCTTTTCTTTATCTCCCGATTCCAAGTTTATATTTGCATTCGCATTCGCACCTTGTTTCGATTGACTTGCTATAAACATTTGTTGAAAATCTGGCGACGGATTGGCACCTTCTTCGATAATAATTTCTTCGACAGTATTGCCTTCGCCGTCGCTATTATTACTATTGGCGTATATTTTTTCTTTCACGTGTTCGTCGTCGCGACCTGGTTCTGAAATGACCAATCTAAATTCGTTCGAATCAGAATCATTGTTTGCCCTTTTTCCTCGCCCGCCTTCCATGGATGCATCAGCATCAGCACCTTTTTGTCCAGAGAGAATCTTGTAATTGTCCGAAAACGACATGCTTTCAATCTGGTCAATATTGTCCTCGGTAATGACGCGCATCACGCAGTTCATGGTCTGTAATTCCTGTATCAGCAGTTTGAGCGAGTAAGGAATCTGCACCACACTGAAAGAGCGACCAAACCGCGTAATGTTGACCAGTTTCGGATTATCCGTGAGCGCGTCATTGAACTGAATAGGACCATCGGCCATCGGGCTCATAAACACGTCGCTATCCGGATTATAAATGGCCGTCATACCCGTCTTGTTGCAAATGGCCATATAATAATTATCTCCGCGCACCATCATGGACTCCTGCAAGAATCGCGTGGCGCCGTGCGCAATGACCCCATCGCGTTCCATTTCTCCGATGCGCAGGCCACCGTCATTGGCTCGGCCTTGCACCGGTTGGCGCGTCAGGTTCGTGTTTGGACCTCGGGCGCGGAAATTGATTTTATCTTTTACCATGTGTTTCAAGCGCATATAATATGTGGGTCCAATAAAAATCTCGCTTTCGATTTGTTCGCCGGTGGTACCATTATACAAAATTTGCGTACCGGTTGAACTGTAATTTTCTTTTTGAAGCATGCTGCCAAATGTGGCTTGTTTATTTCCCAGGTTTACGAATGCGGTGCAGTCGCCGAATGCGCCGTACACCACGCACGCCTTCGCCATAATTGTTTCGACGAATTGTCCAATAGTCATGCGCGATGGAAACGCGTGCGGGTTTACAATTAAATCGGGGCGCACGCCGTCGGCGGTGAACGGCATGTCCTTTTCTGGAATAATGAGACCCACGGTCCCTTTTTGGCCGCATCGGGATGCGAACTTGTCTCCGATGTTCGGTGCGCGGTCTTCACGAATGCGGACTTTGGCGATACGAGATGGCATGTCCGGGTTCGCCGCTTCCGTAATGTACGTTTTATCCACATACCCGATTTGTCCTTTCTTCGGACGAACGGACGCGTCGACCACTCTACCGGCATTTTTAGAATTGGTGACGACTTGGCCGATGAGCACGCTTTTTTCAGTGACCATTGTGTTTTCAAGAATGAGACCGTTTGCGTCCAGGTTGCTGTAATCGTACCCTTCGCCGCGCCCGGCATTTACCACGGCGTTCTGTTGCTGGTAGTCGTTCATGTTCACAACTCGCGAATCCACACGTTCGCCGGACGATTGTTTGCTGTCTTCGCGCGTTTCGTACATGTTGTAATAACTGGTTCGAAAGAGGCCGCGCTTAATGGATCCCTCGTTAAAAAGAATAGAATCTTCGACGTTGTAGCCGTTGTAGCACATGATGGCCACGATTGCATTTTGGCCGTACGGATTCTGCTCGTTGTTAAAATACTTGAGGTAGCGCGTTTTTACGAGCGGGATTTGTCCGGCGTTTAAAACGACGCCCATTTTATCGAAGCGTTGCAAGAACGATGTATTGTATAAAGAAACGGCCTGTTTCGACTGGCTGCATGAAAACGTGTTGCGCGGGAGCTGGTTATTCTCGGGGAACGAAATTAAATTGCCCATGACGCCAAACATGAGGGACGGGTGTATATCCGAGTGCGTGAATTGCGCCGAACCGGGTTTTATTTTATCGTCGGGGCGAAAAGCGAAGAGCGCGTTATTCTCTTCGGATGCGTCAATGTATTCGAGAACCGCCATTCTTTGCGCCATGCGTTCAAACGTGATTCCCTCCGGTAAATTATCGTAGAGTTTCATGATGCTTGCAACGTCGCCCGTATTGTAAAATTCATTATAGTTGATTCGTTTTATGCCGAAACCGCCGACCAGTTCATTCCAGTTGAATTTGCGTTCCTTCAGTAGTTTCAAAATGGTTTTATTGGCCTGGAATGCGAATGCTTGCTTGTCGTTGTTGTAATAGTAGACGGGACGGCACGCTCGACCGCCGTCTGTGAAAATCTGAATCTCGCGAAACTGGATGTCCCATGAGCAGCTCACGTGCAAAGGTATAAATGACAGGCGCCGACACGTTTTAATGCGTCCAACTACGAATTCCGGGTCGGCAACGACGCCAATCCAGCTGCCATTCACGAATACTTTGGTTTGATAATAGAGAAAATCTTTAGGGTATTTTTCCAGCGATAATAAATTGATGTCGGGTTCTGTTAGCAACCACCGCGTCATGTCGCTGCCGTTGCAGCCGTTTGTAATGTGCGCGGAAATGGCGAAATGTTTTTGCAGACCGTCATCCGGCACGTCGACCGGGTCCATGAGGCACCATTGAGAGCCGTGGAGAAGTCGGGGTTTGATGACCTTGGCGGAGGCATCGAGCGGCAGGTTTACTTTTCTCAAGTGTGAAATTGCGGAATTATAAGAAAGCCGATTCAGGTCTTGCACAATACCGGCTTGTTTTGTGAATTCGCTGCCACCCCAGTCGCCTTTGAATGCGCGGCGGAGCCCTTCTTCGACGATGCGGTCTTTGAAAATGTCTTCGTATTCTTTGACAATGTCGGTGAACCGCTCGGATAAAATCGCGGAATTATAGTTGTATTTGAAATCGAGGAGGGTTCGAATGCGCTTGATTTGTTGCGCGTAGTATTCGTTGAACAAACTGTGAATTAGCTTGCCGGATATTTTAATGCGCTTAAATTTCAAGCTGTCGCGATCAATCGGGGGGTCGATGTTTGCTTTCACGCGCACCAGTTTATTTACCATGTATCCTAGAAAGAATGCTTTGGACTGGTAATTTAGCTCACCGATTTGCGGCAGGAAGAAATTCATTAAAATGTGCTGGGCTTGAACCACACTTTTTCCTTTGATGAAAACGCCAATGTATTCGATGGCGGCGCGCTGGGTGAAAATTTTATTTGCGTCGTGCACGCTGGGGCGAAATAACTCGATGATGTCTCGATTTTCGGACATGTTTAGCAGGCAGGTTTCGATAATGTCGTAGTCGGAGATGACGCCGAGGGCGCGCATTAAAATGAAGAGCGGGATGGGGCGTTTGACGTTGGGAATTTCGACGACAATTTGACCGTTGGTATAACGCGGACTAGGTGCCATCATGTAGACGCGAAGTTTGCGTTCGGGTTTGGACGTGTCTTCGGATACGGTGCGTATTTCGACGGAGTGGCTGTATTTATCATCGGGGCTGCGCGTCTGAACGTAGAGCATGTTGTCTGCGAAAATTTCCTGACTCACAATGATTTTTTCTTTTCCGTCGACGATGAAGTATCCGCCGTGATCGCTCTTGTCTTCGCCGAGGTTGTAAGCCACGTCTTTAGGAAGGCCGGTTAGAATGCAGAGGTTGGAATGAACCATGATGGGAAATTTTCCGAGCAGTATTTGCGGAAGTGTAATTGTTACAATTTTTTCTTTCGATACCGCTTTTTCCGATGATTCTTGTTCGCCGCCTCGGCCTTCTTCATTAATAACATTGTCGAATTCGACATCTACATCATAATGAATGGTGACGCCGTATGTCATGTTTCGAAGACGCGCATCGTTGGGATACATGTAATGAACGCGAGATGTTGTTCCAATTTCATCATATATAACCGGTTTTCCGTAGTATATTTTATCGCCATTTTTTCCGCCGAGATAAAAACGGGAAACGTTTCTAAATGTGTCGGTTTTCTGATCTTTTTCTTTTTGGAAAACGATGGGATTATGTTCTCGAAAAATTTGACGTATGCCGTTCGACATGAATTCATTATAAGAGTCAATATGATGCGCTACCAAAAGATTGGGATTGTCGTTGAATAGTTTATCGATAATGTTCCATGGAATTGTTTCATTGAGTAGTCGACTTGTGTCGTCACCGTTGTCGCCGCCATCGCCATCATCGCCATCATCTTTACGATGTTTTTTATCTTTTTTATCATTTTGTTTCCCTTGTTCTTCTGGGTCTCCTTCTTCTTCTTGTTCTTCTTGTCGTTCTTCCGGTTCTTGACGTTCTCGTTCTTCCGGTTCTTGACGTTCTCGTTCTTCCGGTTCTTGACGTTCTCGTTCTTCCGGTTCTTGACGTTCTCGTTCTTCCGGTTCTTGACGTTCTCGTTCTTCCGGTTCTTGACGTTCTCGTTCTTCTTCTTGTGGGTCTAGTTTTTTTTCGGGTTCGAGTGCAGATGCTGGGATGACAATTTTTTTTTTAGATTCGGATGATGACATGAGAGATGTATATATATATTTATATTTATATTATGAAGATGATATATATTTAATTTGTTTCACTTTAATTAAATATATATTTTGCTAATTTTATTTTTTACTTTATTTTATAAATATTTTACTATTTATAAAATAAAATAAATTATACTAAATTAAATCGAATCACTAATTTACTTATTTATTTATAGTGTAGAACTTTTCCACCCCCTTCACGACTTTCTTTGTACGCTTGTTTCGTTCTTTGGTCTAGTGCGTGGTCGTAGTCGCTGTAAGAAGAATATTGTCCTCCACTTCCATCTGCGTTATATCGATTTCCTGCAAACTGCGGACTCGGTGAAAACCAGTGTGTTTGTTCGGAACCGGGTGGAGCAACATTGTTGTCGCCGTGTTGTTGCATTTGTTGCATTTGTGCCGCTTGCGCATCTGCTTGTTGCTGATAAAACGGCGAAGACGAAGGGGGTGGCATGGATGGAATGGATGTGGTTCGTTTATTCATAAGGTTTCCAATCATTAAAACCATGATGAAGAACAAAATAAAAGGGAGAAGGAGCAAAAACCAGGCAAGCTGATTGTATCCATAACTGCAAAGTGCGTTCAAAATAAAAGTCCAGAAGGCGACATATAAAATTTTCATAATAAATATAGGCGCGGTGGTTTGGACGGGGCATTGAACGTTTCCAACACAGTACATGTTTGGAGACATGCCATAATTTTGAAATGCAATTAGGATAATTCCAATTGCGGATAAAACGAGATAAATTGTTGCGGGAGTGCACAGATTTATATTCATTCTTTCAATATTTGATATCTATAAAAGTAAAAAATGTAAGTATAAAAAAATATAAAATGTTAAAATAAATAAATAATTTATAACTTATACAAATATTAAATTTACAAGTTATGCTAAATAATTCGTTTTTGGTAACATGTATGGGATTATAATACCTATATCATATTTTTTGAAATAGGTTGAACATAAGGATTCGGATTGGGTGGTGGATTTATTCCTTCCATTGTAGAAGTTAACTTACCAAGCGAATATTTTGCATTATCGTAAAAATCGCCTACGAATCCGCCCCCCCTAGCATTTTTCCTGCTTTTTCTCCCGCCAGCTTGTCCGCCAGCTTGTCCGAGTTTGGCAAGTTGGGGACCGAGCTGCGTTGGATATCTAGCACTACCGAGAGGTTGTCCGTCGTCAAATTTAGGAACAACGCCGGTTCCTACTCCTTTAGGGCTGAGGGCAAAATAATTGCTACCTAAACTATCTGGTGTCCAAGGTTTGCCGATAAATTGTGAAACGAAACTTCCTCCGCCGCCGCCTCTATAAAATTTACCCATTCTTATATTACGAATCATTTTATTGCGTCTTCTATTTTGTTTGATTTGTTCCATGGTTGCTCCCGATACCCTTGATTTTCTTTGCGTTTGCGCTTTATGTTTTTTACCGTGATATTTTTTTCTTGTGTTCGACATTGTTAGATAATTAACTATATATAATATATATAATAATTAATTAAAATAAATAAATATAAAATTGTAATTAATTTTTTAGTTTTTTGTCAAAATATAATTTCCATAAAATATATACATCATAAAAAAATATAAAAAATAATGTTTTAAAATATGGAAAATCTATATTATTTTTATAAGCATTAAAATGCATAATAAATGATAATGGCATTCTAACAAAAAAAATACAACATGTTCTATATATTTTCAATAAATTTTTATTATTTCTCCAAATGTAATTCATTAACGATATACATTCCACAATGGTAATTTTGCTCCATTCTAATGGAACAATGTTGATATATTTAAACAAAAAATACAATGAAGTTACATGATGGATCATTAAATCTTTTCTGAATAATATTTTTCTATTTTTTGACAATGTCATGTTAAATACATCCCAAAGTAAATATAATCCTAAAAAACAATTTTTATGGTATAATTTTAAATAACTGTTACTATCTATTTTTAAGTAACTAGTAACATGACTAATATCAAAATATGGATAAATATACCAAGTATGTAGAGATAACAAACATGATACAAAAAGATAATAACAACGATGTTTCATATGTACATTTTGTATATTTATATTCATTTAAGGCCACAATACAATTTACGTTATTACTATTATTTGTTATATTTTTTTTATATCTTTTTATAATTATAATTTAAGTAGATTTATTTTCCTAATAATCATCTCCTAAAAGTAACTTGGAATTAAGATTTTTATTTTTTGGCTTAACTTTTCCGAAACGATACGACTTGATTTTATTAAACATGCTTTTGAACATGCTTTTTATACCCGCGCAACATCCTGTGTCGCAATAATAACCGGTAGAATTTTGGTTATAATTTTCATATAGTTCGTGATCTTTATAAGACATTGTTATAAACAAAAAATAATTTTATTAATAAGTAATCATATATTTTAGTTTTTAAATTATTAAATTGATAATAAATAAAAGAATAAAATAAAATATATATCAAATATATGTTATAAAAAAAAATAAAAAAAAGAAACGAATGAAATATAAGTCATCATCGTCATCGTCTTCATTTAAATGTTTGCCGAATATGTTTTGTATAAGAAACACGACAATATTTTTTATTATTATATTAAGCGCGATTGGAATCTATTTTTTTTATTCTAATTATTCGAAAATGGCAGTAACGCAAATAACTCCGTCAATGGCAACACCACAAATGTCTGTATCGCCATTATTTATGATGTCGTCAAGGGTGGCGAATAGCGACGTTCTCGAAGACCCGTATGCCCCTCCGTTGAGAAACGACAGTTATTTTGGCGGAATCAATGGGGGAGGTGGAACAAACACGATGATGCCAATGGCCGCCGGTATACCAATCAACGTTCGAACGCAAGGACCGCCAATTAATACGAATTATCGGCAGGTGGGACTGTTGACGCGCATCAACGGTAAAGAAACGATTCTACCGCTGATGGGACGGCCGCTTCAAAAAAATAGAGACAAGTGGCAATTTTACACCATGAGCGATAAGAACAATTCGGTAAAGCTGCCCATATCATTTAAGAAAAAGAGTTGCACTAGCGAATACGGGTGTGATAACATTTATAATGGGGACACGGTATATGTAGAAGGGTACAAGGACGCTTTTCAAGCGACGATATATGATAATGCTGTAATGGAATATTTTTAACAACAATGAAAATCGAAAATTTAGAGAATGAGATTTAATACAATTTCATAAATGTATTAAAGATTTCAATATAGTGTAATATATGTGACAAGAATACGAATAGAAACGAATAGAAACGAATAGAAACGAATAGAAACCAATAAATAGAAAAAATGTCATTTGATATACGCACAGCGGTAACCGAACTTTTTATGATACAACAAATAAAAACGGGAATATTATGGGCGGATGCAATTATGTTTGGATTTTTTATATTTACGCTTTACCAGGGCGCAATTATTACGAACTTCAAGAGTGTTTATAAAAAAGCGGCGGTAATAAAAAATCAATCCATGAAGAAAAATTGGTCATATCTGATAAATAAATTCAAGAAAAAATCCATCATGTATACGGGTCACATGTATACTAGCGGATTTCGAACTGTTGTAACGTATGTGGATTATCCGCCGCCGATGATTCACGTATTGGATTACATGCAAAAGCACGTGTATAAAGTTGAAAATACGTATAACATAAAATATTGCGAGGTGATAGATGTGGAAACGAATACCGTGGTGAAAACATTTATTCCAGCGGATGAGTTGGTTTCGTTCGAGTTATATCCAGACATTTACATTGAGCTATCGAGCGATAAAAATATAGCAAACAAGGAGAAAAAAAACGATTTTTTAGATTTTTCAACGGTTAGTTTTTATATCAAAACATATGAACACGATATTTCACACATACACTCGTTTATTAAAATGTGTGAAGAAAAATTTGAAAGTTCGATTAATGAACAGCTGTCGAAACAGAAATATATTTTTAAATACAACAGCAAAAAGTCAGCAGGAGGAGGAGAAGACGAGGGAAGATATTATGATGACGGCGACAAACGGTCGAGATACAATCGAGGAATCAAATGTGACGAGTATCCGCTTGTAACAAACAAGCATTTGATTCGAAATTGTTTTTTTACGCAGAGGGATGCGCTGATCAAGCGAATTGATTTTTTCATTAACAATGAGCAGTGGTACAATGACCGCGGGATTCCTTACCAGTTGACGTTGGTTTTCGAAGGGCCTGCGGGGTGTGGCAAAACATCGACGGTAAAGGGAATTGCCGCGTATGCGAATCGGCACATTGTGGATGTTGATTTGAATGGGATCAAAGACGTGTGCGAGCTTGAGAATATTTTCAACGGGACGCACATTAATGGAAAATACATTCCTTCGAACAAGCGGATTTTTATGATTGACGAAATTGACAAGTTTTTTGAAACGCTAGATGACAGGGAACAAAAGGAAAAAATGAGGTTGGCGGCGGCAAAAGAACCGACAAATTCGAGCATTGTCATTGTGAAAGAGGGACCCGGTGGTGTGGACGGATCAACAGATAACCGGTATGGATCCAATTTGGCATCAACGGCTGCTGCGATAAGTGGGTGTGCGAACCGGGCGTCGATGAATGATTTGACCAAGGGACAAATTTTGAGCATTATGGACGGGATTATCGAGGCAAAGGGGCGGTTTATTATTTGCACGGCCAACGATACGTCGAAAATTGATCCCACGTTTAAACGGCCCGGGCGGATGGACGAGTTTATTTATTTTACGAAATGTGACGCCCTCATGATTCATCAGTTGATGGACCTATTTTACGACGGAACTGTGGATGAAAAGTGCGTGCGTTCAAAAGAAGAGCTGGAGCGATTTCAAGGGGCAGAGTTTCTGCTGTCGCCATCGGAATTGAATAAGATTTGTTTCAACAATATTTTGTCGAGAGACGATGCGGAAAAACGAGTTTTAGAAGAATTGAAAAAATGATGATTTTACAAGATATTTATTTGAATCCTTTATTTTTCATATAATTTTATATTTATTAGGATATAAAAATAAAATTATAAAATATATAAAAATGCAAAATTCACAACAACTACAAGATTTACAACAACTGCAGAAAAACGCGATGCGACAACAAGTTCAGCAACATCCACAGCAACATCCGCAGCAGCAGCAACATCCGCAGCAGCAGCAACATCAGCAGCAGCAACAACAAGTTTCACAAGTTCAGCATCAGCAACAGCAACAAGTTTCACAAGTTCAGCATCCGCAACAAGAACATATTGACATTGAAGTAAAGAATGCGATGGAGTCGTATTCAGAAAAAGAAAAGCTGATTTTTGAGTTTTTGAAAAATATTATTATTAATTTGATTCTCTCGATAAAACAGCTGCGAGTAAAGCTGGAGCCGATCTTGAACCGGCCGAATGTGATTTATGCGGAGATTTTCAAAGTGTATGAGGACATCAAGGCGGAATTCACACCGAGTGATATTGAAAATATAGAGTCAGTGATATCGATAACGACCTGCGTGAATGAAGTGAATGGTATATTTACGACGGCATTTACGAATATTATGGAAGACGGAAAAATAGACATGAATGATGCCGTGCACTTTATGTCATTTATACATCAAATTATCAATTTGTTCAACGAATACACTGCGAATCAGAATTTCAAGGTGTCGCTTTCATCCGAATGCATTTTACACTTTTTATATTTCATTGTGAAGAGCATTTTAGTTTTGACGCTGGATGGTGTTGAAGAGGCGAATGCTGTGCAAATGCTAGATGCGTCGGTAAAATTAATAAAAATAAGCGTTTTGCCGATTACGAAATGCAAGTGTAAATATTTTTGTTTTTCATGCAATTAAAGGGGTATTACGTATTTACATTTACTTGAGTTGTTTCATATTGCTTAATTTTGACAAATCCACATTGAAACGAAATCCTATAATGTTATGGTTTTTGTTTCGATTTTTAACGACATGGTTTTTAAATTTGTGTTCATCTGGATCGTAGTTTATATATCGCGTATTGAAAATGTGCTTGTTTAAAAATGTACAATAATAATCGTGTAATCCGTTCGGTTTTAATTTTGTCATAATATTGTTAATGACATGTTTATTATTACCATCAGTTATATGATGAGTTGTCATTTCAAAAAAAAGTTGATATTTTTTTTCGTTGACAGTAAAAACTTGTGATTGCGGCATTTTGTTGTAATGTGTTTTGACGTTTGACAAAAATTTATTAAACATGTGGACAATGGACCAATCCCAATATGCGTAGGACTGTTTATAATCATTATAAAAGTGTATATATTCTTCAATACACCCTTTCAATATGGGATCATTTTTTCTTGCGGCAATAAAATGCGGGTTGAAGTTTCCGTTGGATGTTGTGATGCAGGTAACAAAGTCAGAAGAAAGCGACAGGTAGTTGTTCAAGGGAATAAGCGGGTGAATGTCTGCATCCACATAAATACCTCCAAACCTATAAAGAATGCACAATCTCCAAAAATCCGATTTGATGGGACCATCTGGTATGAATTTAAAGATGGACTGATGAAGTTCTGAAAATTGATCGAGTAAAAATTGCTCGCACATGGCATCATTAAATAATTTAATTTCATACGTTGGATTTAATCTTTTCCAAAATTTGTATGTCATGTTTAAACATTTCAGATTTTTATGACAAATGTATATTATTTTTGGAATTTTTTTTTGTATAATAATATTATTAGAATCATGATTTTTCGGAACACGAATAGGAATTGGAACCGAATCTAAAATTGTTTCGGGTTGTTGTTTATGAAGCGTTTCTTCTTCTGAACTCATCAATTAGTTATCAATTAGTTATTATTAAATTATACACTAAATTAATTATACACTAAACTAATAATTTACTTACTTCAATGTTTTTATATATTATATTTATTGTATTTATTTATATTTTCACGAATATTATCATTATCATTATATATTATCATTATTATAATTCATTATTATAATTTCAATTTATTCTTCTTCAAATGGTGGCGCCGTTGCTTGTCCGGCGAAAGTTGAACTCGGAAAAGCAGCACTGGCGTTAGAATTAGATTTGGACAATAAAAGTTGTATTAAAAAATCGTCAATACTATTTGGGTCTCTTGTTTCATTTAAAGTTTTACAACTTGCATTGCATGTAGCAGATTGTATATCTTTTTGTAATGACTTATAGTTTCCTTCTAAACTATTTAGATTTTGTTGCAATGAATGAACTTGTGTATATAGTTGAACATTTGAATTTAGCCGTGCAATTTTTTTGATAAGATCGTTTGTTTTAATTGCCATTTCAGATGCAGAATCGGATGCAGATGCAGACATATATTCAGTTCAAATAAATTAAATTAATAAATTAGGTTTGATATGTTGAAATCGAATGAAATCGAATAAAAATAAAATATATATAATATTATTATAAATAAATAAAAATAAAATATATTGTTATTATACTAAAAAATATATTTTAAAAATCGTATTATTTATATATATAAGATGAGCTGCCCAAATTCCGACTCTCCCATCAACATATCGACGAATGCAAATGTGTTGAGCTGTGAAGTGTTTTGTTCTTATATGCACCAGTACAAAGACAGCGCGTGCACCGCAACGTATTATCCGGACCACATTAAACTGAGTTATGACGCGACTACCAGCGCTGCCGTAACATTCAATAATGAAGGGTACAATGTGCGCGAAGTGAATATTTATGCGCCATCTGTTCACACATACAATGGTAGTTCAGCCGATGCCGAAATGCTTATTATTCACGATGGCGCCGGGAAAAAACTCATTGTTTCTGTCCCGCTCGTTCAGTCCAATAACACTGCAACATCGGCAACTATTTTAGATGACATTATCGGGAAATTTTCCTCTACTGTGGATAAGACAAAAACAAACGACAGCCAACTTATTACCGTCCAGAATTATAATATGGAGAATTTTATACCGAGTTCGCCTTATTATTTTTATATGGGCGGGGCGCCGTTTTCGCCGTGTGACGGACAATACAGTTTTGTGGTATTTGATAAGATAAAGAGTCCAGTAACCATTGGCGGCGATACACTGAACACGCTTACGGGTTTAATACAGCCAAGCGGGATTCAAGCGGTGTCGAGGAGCGACTACTATTATAACTCGTCTGGTCCGAATGTGAATCCGGGTTCCGGGGGGAACAAGGATGAAATCTACATTGAGTGCAATCCTACGGGCGAAGACGGCGAGATTTTGTATCAGACGCCGCCACCGAGCTCTGATGCTTTAAGCGCGTTGAGCACGGATAATTTAATGCACAATCCGTATTTGAATGTTGTCATCGGAATCGGACTCTCGTATATGGCGCTAAAAATGGTGGGTAAAATATTAAGCTAATTATGGACACTTCATTATTTATACTCGTTTATTAAATATATATATATATATATATATATATATAGTTGCAAATTCTTTAAGAAACCACACATTCATTTTTATTATTATTCAATAATTCATCTATTTGTGTTTTTATATCTTGTATATTATTATTAAGTAATTTTATAGAAAAGTCGTCAATATTTTTACTATAAAAAATTTGTTCTTTATTATTTTTATCTATCAACGAATGCGTTATTTCAAAATTATTTATCATATTCATGTTGCTGAATACACATAATTCTTCAAATTTATATTGTTCACACCAAAATATCAAGTCGCTTTTGATATGAAACAATGATTCTGTAGAATTTGTTTTATGAGTAAAACTGCATACGACCTTAAAATCGGGGCGATATATTCCAACCATTTTATTAAAGGTTTGCTGTTGTGGAACATCTGGCAAATACTTTGGAACATTCCATAATGTTTTTGCCAAAAGTGGTAAATTTCCGAAATTAGAAAAAGTGAATCGCGACGACATATTTGAATTACCTAATGTTAAATAACATTAAAAATATATTTTTATGTTATTTTTAAAATATATTTTATATTATATTATATTATATCAGATTGATTACATTATTTTTTTGATTTAGTATCTCTTAAACTCCACCGAGTCGTTACGGTAACAGTTACTTCAGTTTGAAGCGTTGACTTCCGTCAAATATATAATTTTACCAAGTGAAGTTCCTAAATACTTGGCATAAGAATTCGCCCGAGACATTGCATCAGCTGCTGCGGCTTCACGCGCTTTCTCTGTTGCTGTAGCTCCGTTTATTAGAAACGGCGATAATTGATGGTATGTAAATCAATGAGAATGTTAGATTGCCATGATCCCACAGACGTGTTGGCGCGTGCATGTTGCGCAAAAATTGGGTTTTATAAAACAGGGCGAGCATTCAAATTCGGGCATGATTGATGTTTTGGTAATTTTTTCAAACATTTTGTTCGTAATTTTGTCAACGTCTTCAAATGCTGAACTTGTAACAGATGAGGACTTGTGAAACACTTTGAATGTGATTTTGAAGTGAAACTTTGTTAAAGCTTTGGCTAAAGAGGTGGGTTGAGTCACGAATACAATTTCGTCAATCTCTAATTCGGAGATTGCAAGGTTATCAAGGTTTTCAGATTTCTGAGGAATTTCTTGATTGAAAGCGCGAACCGTAACTGAATTTCTGAGGTGAGAAAGAAGATCCGTGAGCGCAAACTGAGAAATGCTGCTTGAATCCATGTTGACTCCGGAAAACCCGAAATTAAAGTAAACGGTGACTTCACTTGCAACAGATCTTTTATGCATTTTTGGAGGAAAAACGAATTGAATTGATTGCATTAAAAATAAAAATAAAAAAGATTTTCAATTTTTATTTTTTCGATTGTATTTTTTTTACTTTTATAGAATATACACTTATTCTCTCGATCTCTCTAAAAAATACATTGGAAGCTTAAACTCTTGATTCGAATTATATTCTTACATTCGAATTATATTCTTACATTCGAATTATATTCTTACATTCGAATTATATTCTTACATTCGAATTATATTCTTACATTCGAATTATATTCTTACCGCCAAATTAAACTCCTGAGTCGAATTATACTCTAAACTCTTACAGCATCGTGCGTGTCATTTAGGACGGGTCTATACGTCCCTTGCACTGCGATACTGTCTTGAAACGGCGCCATTTTATGCACCACTTCTTCTTCAAGAGTTACGGGTGAGTCATTTAAACTGGAAAAAAGGTTTGATTTTTGCACTTCGCTGGGAAGAAACAAGCTCATTCCGGCGGTTCCAGTGCTGACACGAGACCGCTGGATGAAAATGATCAAAGCGACAGCTCCGAGTGCAGCCACGAGCCAAAATTTCACGGATTTGCACAGAAGAATGAAGAGACCGGCGACAACGAGGTAACCGCCTACAGTATCTACGAATGACGCGAGAAAATAGGGCGTTCGAATATTGAATAAAATGTAAATAATAAAGAGAATGAGTAAAAGTAGTTCGCTTTGATTGTCTTTGCGCGTTAATGTTCTAAATGTTTCCATTTTATTTTTTATCAAATATTAATTATTATTAATATAAATATATATTTTTTTATTTTTTATAAAAATATTATTTAATTTATTTCATTCTATTTTTATAAAAAATTGAAACATTTTTTATAAATTAAATATCATGTAAAATAAGGCAAGCAAGCTTATATTTAAATGAAAAAACAATGTGAACCCGGTAAACCAGAAGTGCAACAGAATGTATTAATAAAAGCATATTTGGGGTATCAGGGATACTCTATTTTTAAAGACACGCTTTCGGTGGAAGAACAACACGCAATAAGAAAGGAGCTCATGGTTCATGCGCATATTCCGAATTCGCCCGTTCAACCTGCACCGTTTCCCGTGTATCGCGAATCACTGCTAAAAATATACGTTCCGCGCTATTTTGGAATGGAGCGCTACGGGTCAAAGATTGAAAATAAGTTGGCACCTGGTGATAAAATCGCCTTGAAATTTGCGGGCGAGCTAAGGGATTACCAGAACGTGATTGTGGACAAGTATTTGAAAGCGGCGACAACTATAACGCAGACCTGTGGCGGAGGCGGATTACTTGATGTTGATCCGGGAAAAGGGAAGACGGTGATGGCTTTGAAAATTATTGAACGCCTTGCAGTAAAGACGCTGGTGGTGGTGCATAAAAGTTTTCTGACAAATCAGTGGAAGGAACGAATCGAGCAGTTTTTGCCGGGTGCCAAAGTCGGTACAATTCAAGGCCAAGTGTTTGACATTGAGAATAAAGACATTGTGATTGGAATGGTGCAGTCGCTGTCAATGAAGGAGTATCCGCAAAACGCATTTGAATCATTTGGACTCACCGTATTTGACGAGTGTTTTCCGTATGACACTTGTGTTCACACATCGCGCGGAGCGCAGCCCATTGGCAAGCTATACGAATTATGGAACAAGAATGGGTCCGCCGACCTGCCTGATATTTTGAGTTTTAATCGAAATGTAAATGTATTTGAATATAAAAAAATGACGCATGCGTGGAAAAAGGCGAGGGAACAATTCGTAAAAATAAGGGCATTGGAAAGAGTGATTCGATGCACGCCGGAACATAAAATTTTAACAGCGGATAAGGGTTACGTGGAGGCCGGCGCGTTGAAATGCGGAGATTTATTATTGTGCAAATATGAAGTAAAGTACAAATACGAGAGCGGCGATATTGCGCGAGCGTTGAATGAAGACCAGTTACAAATTGTGTATGGTTCGTATTTTGGAGATGGCTTATTTCATAAAATTGGATTGCAAAGGTATAAATTAAAATGGTTTCATCGAAATGGTTATACTCAATCTACTCAATCTAAGTGGAACTACTTTCAGTGGAAAGCTTACATGTTTTCGATACAAGTCATGCGATTCGAAGATGAACGCAACGCGGTATGCATTGAAACGGACGCATTCGACTTGGATGTCAATTTGAATTGCGGAACATATAAGAATGAAAAATGTGCCGAAATTTTACAAAAAATAGATGAACGAGGACTAGCAGTTTGGTTTATGGATGGTGCGACTGTGAATAAAAAGAAAAATGGCACAATTGAGTGCGTGCAATTTCGTACGCATTATTTTGATTACGAAAGTCACATGACAATGGCGAAAATGTTTGCAACCAAGTTTGGCATCGAATGCGTGGTTGAAAAATGCGAACTGGGCTTTCGGTTGACACTGAATGAACAAAATTCTCTAGCGTTGATGGATAGAATACAAAAATATGTGCAATACGATAGTGAAGACCAATGTCAATGCGAAGACCAATGTCAATGCGAAGACCAATGTCAAGAAAAATATAATTGGAACAATGCGTTCGAACACTGGGGAACCATTCCAGTAACGTTGACTGAACGTGAAAAGAATGAATGCGAGCATAACGGCGTATACGATATAGAAGTTGAAGGCAATCATAATTTTGTAGTAGCGACAAGAGAAGCAACCGCGGGGAATTCTTCCGAAGGCATTGTTGTAAGCAACTGTCATCACATGGGTGCGGAAGTGTTTAGTCGATGCATGATGAAGCTGATGACGACATACACGCTGGGGCTTTCTGGAACCATGCAGCGCAAAGACGGGCTTTCAAAAGTGTTTAAAATGTTTTTGGGGGACGTGGTTCATAAAGAAAAAGCGGAATCGGAACACTGTGTTTTGGTAAAGGGTATAAAGTATGTTGTGAATGATGACGAGTTCAATGAAGTGGAATACGATTATCGCGGAAACCCGAAATTCAGCACCATGATTTCAAAATTGTGCAATTACAATCGACGCAGCGAATTCATTGTGGAGGTTGTTATAAAAGAGCTGCAGCATAATCCGGAACAACAAATCATGATTTTGGCGCATAATAAAACGCTGATTCAGTATTTGTTCAAAGCGATCGAGCATAAGAAAGTTGCAACCGTTGGATACTATCTTGGCGGAATGAAAGAGGCGGAACTAAAAGCGAGCGAGACGAAAAAAGTTATTATAGCGACGTATGCCATGGCGTCGGAAGGACTAGATATTAAAACGCTGACCACGCTGATTATGGCGACGCCAAAAACGGATGTGTGCCAGTCGGTTGGGCGCATTTTGCGCGCGAAGCATACAACTCCCGTCGTAATTGACATTATTGATGCGCACGACTTGTTTATTAACCAGTGGCAAAAAAGAAAGGCGTATTATAAAAAACAGAATTATAAAATCATTGTCACGGAAAACAGCTTGTATTGTAGCGACGATAAAAATGGATGTTGGCTAACTGCGTATAACCCTAAAGTAAAATCGACGACGCAAAGTGTTGGAAAGGATAAGGATGGCGGCGCCGATGATGATCCTGAAACAGAACTGAGCGTAACGAGCGTAACGAATAGAAAACAACCAATATTAAATGGGACGTGTTTTCTATAAATTATATCAGCAACAAGGTCTATTGCAACCCAGTTTGCATCGTGTTCCTGAATATCCATCGATATCAAATCGTACATTGTTACATTTTCCATACGGAAGTTGTATTAACTCTTTTGAAATATTATTTTCAAGTTGTTGAATTACTTTTGTTGATTGAATTACTTTTGTTGAAACGATAAATGCGATCCGATTATTATTATACATCTTATCCTTTGCAAGAATCGTATGCGGTGTGATAATTCGTTGCAATACCGCTTAAACTTGGTTTCAAATGAACGCCGCCAATAGAGTATCCATTGGTGTTTCCACCGCGTTGCGTTCGCTTCATTTTTTTGCACGCACACTTGCGTCGATTACATTTGGCACACGACCTCCGGGCACCGCCTTTCATGGTAACGGGCATTTTGATTCCGCCGATTGTGGTATAAATGTCGGCACCTTTTAGAGCAGCAGGACTTGAAGTTGAACCGGTGCATCCGGTTTTGGCACCAGCGGGATCCGTAAATCCGATCCCTGAAAAATGAGAGTTGCTAGAATTGGATAAAAGCGAAGGCGATAATATCATATTACCATTACCACCTTTTTGTGAAAGGCGTTTAGAACGCGAATGACTTCGTCTATAGCTTTTACTTCGTCGATGACTTCGACTTTTTTGTTTTCTGGAGTATGCCATTTTTTGAAAAATATAATAAAAATACAATCTATATTATTATTATATTATTTTTTTTGGTAAATGATAAAACTTCCTTAAGTATCATTCAATAATAATAATTCTCAATAATTTTTACGTGTATTATTTTTTCTATGACTATTATATTTTATTTTATTATTCATTTTATTAAAATTGTTTATTTTTTTATTTATTTTCGAGTTTAAACGGGTTTTGATTTTATTTTTATTTTCTTTTTTGTCAAATAATGAATTTGAGTATGAATGCTGTTGTTTAGTTACATTTTTTTTTGCATTCATGATTTGCATTTCCAACACTTTGAGTTGTTTTTCTTTTTTTTCAAGATAATTTTTTATATATTTTTTTATTTTGGCATTTATTTTATTTTCTAGTTCATTTTTATTTTTTATTTTCCCAATCTTCTTTTTCAGCGTTTTTTGTTTTTTTTTATATTTAATGTCCTTCATAGCACCGTTGAAAAATTTATTTTTAGAAGATCCGCCTCCACCTCCGCTTGAAGTTGCAAATGCGGTTTCGAGTTTTGTTCCGAGTATTGCATTTAGTTTATTTATAATATCAATATCATTGAAATTTATTTTTGGATACACTTCTAATTCATAATTTTCAGAAGGAGACGTCATATATTTTTCTTGAATGGTTAGTGGAACATATGGCGATTTATTTGATGTTTTCAATGTGTCATGTTTCTGTTTCAACGCATTGTTCGATAGTATTGTTTTAAAAATGACGTTCAAATATAGATTCATAAGTAGAATGCGCGGAGGGGTTACATCATAAGGACCGTCTCTTAATGTCCCGAATGGCAGCTCTCCTCGTTTTAATCTTCTAACAATTAACCCTTGCACACTTACATTTCCAACGGGTCCAAGAGCACTTTGTGTTCCCACACTAGAAACGGGTCCAAGAGCACCTTGTGTTCCCACACTAGAAATAGGGCTGACAGCACCTTGAGTTCCCACACTAGAAACGGGTCCAAGAGCACCTTGAGTTCCCACACTAGAAACAGGGCTGACAGCACCCTGTGTTCCAACACCAGAAACGGACTGTCCAACTCCTTGTGTTCCCACACTAGAAATAGGGCTGACAGCACCTTGAGTTCCCACACTAGAAACGGGTCCAAGAGCACCTTGAGTTCCCACACTAGAAACGGGTCCAAGAGCACCTTGTGCCCCAACACTAGAAATAGGACCAAGAGCACCTTGAGTTCCCACACTAGAAACGGGTCCAAGAGCACCTTGTGCCCCAACACTAGAAATAGGACCAAGAGCACCTTGCGCCCCAACACTAGAAATAGGACCAAAAGCACCCTGTGTTCCAACACCAGAAACGGACTGTCCAACTCCTTGTGTTCCAACACCAGAAACGGATTGTCCAACTCCTTGTGTTCCAACACCAGAAACGGACTGTCCAACTCCTTGTGTTCCCACACTAGAAATAGGACCAAAAGCACCTTGAGTTCCAACACCAGAAACGGATTGTCCAACTCCCTGTGTTCCCACACTAGAAATAGGACCAAAAGCACCCTGTGTTCCAACACCAGAAACGGACTGTCCAACTCCTTGTGTTCCAACACTAGAAACGGGTCCAAGAGCACCTTGTGTTCCAACACCAGAAACGGATTGTCCAACTCCTTGTGTTCCAACACCAGAAACGGATTGTCCAACTCCTTGTGTTCCAACACCAGAAACGGATTGTCCAACTCCTTGTGTTCCAACACCAGAAATAGTACCAAAAGCACCTTGAGTTCCCACACTAGAAATAGGGCTGACAGCACCCTGTGTTCCCACACTAGAAATAGGACCAAAAGCACCCTGTGTTCCAACACTAGAAACGGGTCCAAGAGCACCTTGTGTTCCCACACTAGAAACGGGTCCAAGAGCACCTTGTGTTCCAACACCAGAAACGGATTGTCCAACTCCTTGTGTTCCAACACCAGAAACGGACTGTCCAACACCTTGTGTTCCAACACCAGAAACGGATTGTCCAACTCCTTGTGTTCCAACACCAGAAATATGGCTGACAACACCTTGTGTTCCAATACCAGAAGCTGCTTCTCCAACTCCCTGTGCTCTGACACTAGAAATAGGACCAAAAGCACCTTGTGTTCCAACACTAGAAACGGGTCCAAGAGCACCTTGTGTTCCCACACTAGAAACGGGTCCAAGAACACCTTGTGTTCCAACACCAGAAACGGATTGTCCAACTCCTTGTGTTCCAACACCAGAAACGGATTGTCCAACTTCTTGTGTTCCAACACCAGAAACGGATTGTCCAACTCCTTGTGTTCCCACACTAGAAATAGGGCTGACAGCACCCTGTGTTCCAATACCAGAAACGGATTGTCCAACTCCTTGTGTTCCCACACCAGAAACGGATTGTCCAACTCCTTGTGCTCCAACACTAGAAATAGGACCAAAAGCATCTTGTGCTCCAACACTAGAAATAGGACCAAAAGCACCTTGTGCTCCAACACTAGAAATAGGACCAAAAGCACCTTGTGCTCCAACACTAGAAATAGGACCAAAAGCACCTTGCGTTCCTTGTATTTGCATTGGCATATTTGAAACAGTAGGCATTTTCAATAATGGTGATGGCGACGATGACCGCGACGATGACCGCGACGACGGTTGTGATTCAAGAGCAGTTCGATACGATGCTTGCGATGACGATCGTGATGGTGGTTCTGATTCAAGAGCGGTTCGATACGATGCTTGTTCTTCTCTTACATCTTGTTCATATCGTGCAAGTTCAGAATTAAACCGTTCGTCTGATAATGCGGACCCTTGACCTTGAAATAAAGACGACAGTTGTTCGTTGCGTAATCGTTGTTGTTCCATTTGTTTTTTTAAAGCTTTTTCTTGAGCTTTTATTTGTTCTTTTAAAGCGTTTTCTTGAGCCATTTGTTTTCTTTTTTCTATAAAACCTTTTTGCAAAGCTCGCGCTTTTGCTATTTCTTGTTGCAACGCCGTTTTTTGTGGTCCGGGTGGTAATGTTTTTTCAAGTTCTATTGACTCGTTAATTTGGCGCATTATAGTTTCAATTGGAAGTGGTGCCCGACCCTGAGGTCTTCTTCCAACAACGACGCCTCCTTGACCGGAAGGAGTTGCTGCTGCTCCTGTTGCTACCGATGCTGCTCCTGGTCCCGTTCCTTTAGCCCCTCCCACCATTTGTTGAGTGGTGTCGGTTAATCCGTCGATATATTTTTCAAAATACGCACTTCCAAAATTGATAATCGTGTCATTCACATCACCATTTGTATAGGGTAGAGCAAAACGCAGTGTATGATGCAACGTTTTTACGTCGAGTGAGCGCACATCAACGTAATCTAAATTAAAATTAAATACGTTTTTATAAACATATCGCAACACGCGAAAACTAATGTATAGTATAGTCATTTTATCAAATAATTTATTACCGTAAATATTATAAAGTGCATCCTCATCGACAAAATCGAACAGTTGTCGAATTTGGCCATTTGTATTATAAACGCCAATTAACACATCACCCACTTTCAATCCAACAACGGAGGCGACGCTTTCTTGCTCAATACTTGTTATTAATTCATAATTTTTTGATGAATCTAATTTGAATTTTACACATTCATCAGGGGTCAACTTTCTCATCGTAAATCCAAATATTTCGCTACACCTTGCTTGTTTATCTCTCTTGTCTTTATCTCTCAACATTTCATCAAAAAGAATGGGATCTGAAATTGTATCAATATAATCAATTGCATCTTTTGTCAATTCATTCACTTGATTCGGTGCTGTTACTATTTCAAGCGTTTGGGGCAATGATGATGCCATTGTAAATATAAATATATAATTTATATTATATATACTTTTTAATATTATATGTATATAATTAAAATATGTGGTTTGACTTCAATTATATACAAGGTTATAAGTTTATCTAAACAATACAAGGTTATAAGTTTATCTAAACAATACAAGGTTATAAGTTTATCTAAACAATAATTACCAATACACGTGCACACATGCATACTATTAATCAAAATTAAAAGAATCGTTTGGATGCTCGAATCTTCGACTGGGCTCCGCTGTTCAAATTTCCGCCAAAGCTGCCGTCATTGTAGTTCCGATTGGACGCCTGAAGTTTTCTAAATCGCGTATAATCAGAACTGTCATACACGTATTTCACATTGCACGTGGAAGATGGGACGCCGGTATTATCGGGATGCGGCTGAATGGCACCTGCCATGCTCTTCCATCCGGTTAGACCACCCCTTAGAGAATTGATTTGGGACGAACCGCCGGAAGTATAGTATTGACGATTCAAAAAATCGCCGGCATTGTTCACGGCACGAAACGGAGTGACTGCGACTGTTACATTATTCACACTGCCACTAGCAGCTTGACCGTTCCACGCTTCCCTCAACGTAACACGAGTCATTTCGCGCTCGCTGCCGCCCTCCGGCCCCCCGCTTCCGCTTTTACCGGAACCGCCTCCAAGCAATTTGGCGGAAAATCCATTGTATAAACCTCCTAAAACTAGTTTCATTTTTATAAACCGAGTTTGAAATAAATATTAATATATAATAATATAATAATATTTTAATTTGTGTTGTTTTTATTTTTTTCTATAATTATTTATATCAGAAAATAATTATAAAGATAAAAGGTTTTAATAAAAATGGTTTGTATGAAGAGCTGCATTATAGCGACAATGTTTATTGTTGCAATGGTTTTCACAATGTATAAAACAGACAGCGTGTCGTCCATTCAGAAATTCACTCAAGTTCTCTCTAAAAAACAAAATGCAATCTATAAAAAAATTGCAGATGAACGGCGCAGAATTTATTTCACGGGATTCGGTTTAGGACTTGTTTTATCTTTCCTATTCTTATTTTGGAAAAGCGCGACAAAGAATTCGTATAAAATCAATCGTTTTTCAACCATTTGCGTCGTTGGCGCAATTACATTCATGACCAATTATTTTTACTACATGCTGTCTCCTAAAAGCGACTGGATGATTCTTCACATTGACGGCGATAAACAGAAACAGGCGTGGTTAAACGTGTATCGAATCATGCAATACAATTACCATTTGGGCGCGCTGTTCGGACTCGTGGGCGCGTTTTTTATCGCCAACACGTTTTGTGATTGACATTTATAAAAAGAGTTTCCTCCCAAATTGTAGAGAGATTTGAGAGAAAAATAATATAATAATATTTTTATATTTTTTTTCATAACAATTTATTTAATCTATTATTTATTATTTCTACTTACCTTGATTACCTTTACACCAGTAATAATATAATTAATTATTCCGTCATGATTCGCGGGACTACATTCATCGTTTGCAGCTCTTGAAACAGGAGTTTGCACGAATACGGAATTTCGACATACGCGAAATCGGTGCGGTTGTCGCACATTTTGCAGCAGTGAATTCCGAGCGCGTCGTTATACGCCGCAACCATTCCGCATTTCGAGCACACGTGCACCTGGAATTTATCGGAAACGTCGTAGAGTCGCTCGCGCGTGAATCGTGCAGCTCCGTGCGATACCATGCAATTGTGTGCAACGATGCCATTTACGAGGAAGGAGTGCGTGTCTTCTACACTAATGTCATACACGTGTTGCGGGCCGACATTGATGCGTGAGACAACTTCCAAATTCATCGTGGGAAGCGAGGCACATTCGCGGTGAACGCCATATGTTGTAGTAGATTCGTATTCTTTTTCTTCTACTTCCTTAAATACTTGGTCATCCACATCATCCATTTTTTTATCTGACTCTACATCATCGTTTAGAAACCAACTCAGCGCTCCAATTTTTTCCATGAATTGTTCCGCAGTGGGAAATGACTTGGATGTGAATTTGCCAAATTCGGTGCCTTTAATCAGATGATCCGTAATGTCGTGCGTGCTTGGAATCGCGTAATCGTGAAGTAGCCCTTCCGTTTTCTTTAGTTCTTCGACGGCTTTAATAATGGCACTCTTTGTAGGCACAATCTTGTCCGGATACTTGGATTTGATTTCTTTGAAATGCGTAATTTCATCCACACGATTCACCAGCCAATTGTGTTGACGACAAACTTCTTCACGCAGGCGGCGATATGAAACACCGGCTTCAAGACGCTGGGATTTGTGGCAGCAATAACGAAACCCGATTTTTTCGGAGAATGGAATAAGTTGTTCAATGGGAAGATGAAGCGTTAACGAAAAACTCCGATTCGATGTATCACTTTTATCTTTCAATTCAAATTTTCTTTTCGAAGATGTTGTTTCTTTTGCTTTTTGAATTGTTGTATCATGAATACCGCATTTGGCAAGCAATTTCTGAAAATCTTCAAACATTTTTTGCAACGATTCGCCGTATTCAACCATTTTTGATTTTGAGAATGAAACGGATGTCATAACGTCTCGTTTTCCTCTATGCATACCGAGAACGCATGTATGTCCATCTCCGCCAAACATTCCGCCAAGAAATTCGCGAACAACAGGGCGAGGACATTTTTCATCCAAGATAAATTCAGGAAATACTGCCGGTTGGTCTATTTTTCGTCCACGTAAGATTCCGCCAAGATGAAGAATATCCTCAAGAAATTCAGTTGGAATAGTAACATAATAGTAGTTTTTCGTCTTAAAACTCATCTGATTAATTTCGCAAAACATGGTTATATCACCAAGAAATTGATCAAGATCAATCTTGTGTCCAAGTGAAACATATCCACTTGGACGTTTATAATGCGAACTAATACTTCCATCGGTAGTCAAAAGTCCGAGTATCCGTGCAAATGCCAGCGTTCTCATATATTCATTGTAATTATCTGTGCGTAGTGTTTGTTTTCCAAATGAAAGTGTCCAGCCGTCACATTCCGCAATTTCTTCCTTCACTTTCATGAGCGGATAACTAACACTGGTTTTAACCTTTGACTTATTAATTTCAAGGTCCTTTACTTTTACCCATGTATTATCAGATGTTAATACTGGATGATCTTCGGTGCATGTGATTTTTCTCCCATCTTCTAACGTTAGTTCAACACAATCACGCATTCCCTTGTCCATAAATGCGCATTGTTTTGAAGGAACCATACCATTTTTGCTCTCACTCCATCCAAGAACATATTCTCCAACATCCTCCATTTCTCCAATCATCACGGCTAGTCCGCATTTCAGGGAGATGGGACCATCGCAACAATCACGTTCCATTTCGCCAAACCGTAATCCTCCATCTCGCGAACGGCCTTCGGCCGGCTGACGCGTGAGATTTACCATTGGACCGATGGATCTGCTGTGTTGTTTGTCGTTTACCATGTGTTTTAGGCGCTGGTAGAATGCGGGTCCCATGAAAATTTCGGATTCAATTTGTTCACCGGATAGGCCGTTATACAGGAGTTCATTTCCGTTGTTTTCGTAGCCGAGTTTTAGGAGTTCGTTGCGAATGGTGTAAACGTCGAGTTCTCCGAAGGAGGTTCCGTCGCCGAAGAGGCCGAGTTCGAGGAGGACTTTTCCGAGGAGGGTTTCTTTGAGTTGTGCGATGGTCATACGGGAGGGGATGGCGTGGGGATTGATGATAATGTCGGGGCGCTGGCCGCTTTTTGTGAATGGCATATCCATTTCTGGAATGATGTTTCCGATGGTACCCTTTTGACCGTGACGACTGCTGAGTTTATCTCCGATGACCGGTTTACGAAAAGTGCGAATGCGGACTTTGCAAATAACGTATCCGTCGCCGTTGCGTTCCATGTAGTTTCTATCGACGTAGGAATCTTCGGTTGTTCGGTGCATTTTGCTGACGTCTTCGTATTTGACGAGTTTTGTGTGATCGTTGCGATTTTCCTTGATGGGAATGACTTTCCCCATGATGATGTCGCGGTTTTCGATAATGGAATTTTCGGGGATGACACCCTTGCTATTGAGTTTGCCGTAGTTTCCGAATTTCATTCCTTTTGTTTTCGTGGAATCGGGTTTGCATCGGATTTCCTCGTCGCCATTGAGTTTCTTGTCCTCGTCCTTTTCGGTGTGATAGATGGTTGCGCTGAACAAACCGCGGTCGATGGCGCCCTTGTTTATCAAAATACTGTCTTCTTGGTTGTAGCCGGTATAGCTCATGATTGCGACGATGACGGGGGCGCCGGATGGAATTTCATCGAGTTTAATCATGCGCATCACGCGGGTATCTACAAGGGGGCGCATGGGATTGGATAGCACGTAGGCCGTCTTGTCCATGCGATTATAAAAGTTCGTGACGTACATGCCCATGGCTTGCTTACCCATAGCGCAGTTTGAACTTGCAAAATTGTCTCCAGCAATAAACGAATGATTATCGTGTGCAACTTCAATGTCAGAAATCATGCAATCTTCTTGTCTTGTTATAGATTCAATCGGTATAAATGCCAAGTTATTAATAACTTGAATATCCTTCATCCATTCTTCGATGCTTGTTTTGGAACTTGATGAAGATGAAATCATTTTCGAATATTCATTCTCTTTTGTGAATGTCTGGTCTGCGTAAATTCCAATTCTTAGTTCGTTATTTTGAAACAACTCGCTCACAGTTTTCCAACCATAGTTCGTCATAAATCTGTGATCTTCTGTTGCTATGATTTCTCTTCCGCTAATAGTTTTGACCTTGTAAACAGGATGATCATTTTTACGAATAAAGTGATTTACAACATTGGTTGTTGTCATTTCAAATGTGTTGGGATTGAACGACATTACACGATCACCGATGGCAACATCCTTTATTTGTCTTCGCGATCCGTCTTCCATTAAGACGTTTTCGTAGATTCCAATGCACTGATAAGTATTTCTGGGCGACTGGTTGTGCTCGGGAAACGGGATACAAGACGCGAGAATTCCGAAAATGGTGCTGGGGTGAATTTCGCAATGGGTGTAATTATAGTTTTGCGACCCACGCTGTAAAAGCGAGTTTCGGAGATCGGTGCGCTTCATGGCAATCATGCTGAAATTCTGTTCTTCGGGGTCAATGTATTCGATGATTGCATTACCGATTTTGCAGTCGGTAACGAGATCGTCCCAGCTCAATTCTTTTCGGTCTAATTTGCGAAGGAGATCGGCACTAATGAACGACTTGTTGTCTTTTACGCGCAAAACGGGGCGAGTGATTCTACCGGCGTCGCTGCAGACGCGAATCTCCTTGTTTCGAATGTCGAATACGATGGAAGTGTATACATTGATCATACCCCTGCATTTTTTCTCCTTGAGGATGTTGTATAGCTCGACGGGGTCTCTGCTGATTCCGACCCATGCGCCGTTTACAAACACTTTGACTTTATCGTATAAATCTTTGCAATCGGCAAATTTATCGAGCGTATCGATATGGGACTCGACTTGACTATGAAGCGACTCGGGATTACTTGGAATTGTGATGTGGCTCATGTAGCTGATATTTTTGACGACACCGACGCTGGCGCCTTCAGGAGATTCAGCCAGACAGAGAAATCCCCAGGTTGTGTTGTGCAATTTGCGGGGCGGGATGAGTTTACCGCTCTTGTCGATGGGTGTATTGACTCTTCGAAGATGGCTCAAACTGGAAACGTATGTCAGGCGATTCAGAACTTGGGCAACACCGACTTTGTTTGTGGTTGTATTTTTAATTCCGAAATCGCCGGTGGAAAGCGCGCGCTTGATACCGTTTTCAATGGTTGTTGATTTGATGATTTTGTAGACATTGGTTTTGTTAATAATGCTATTATAATCTTCGGTGGAGCGCCAAGAGCCCGTATTGATTTCTCGAATGACTTGTTTTGTCATGTCTTTCACCACCTTGTTGAAATAGTTTCGGAACAAGTTGTTGATGAGCGCACCGGTCAAATCGACGCGCTTGTTCATGTAAGAGTCGCGATCGTCTTGTTTCAAAATTCCTAAACTGCATTTGATGAGACGCAGGGCCATGTATCCCAGGAAGTAGATTTTCTGTGTTGCAGTTTTGCAGTGAGGAAACAAATCAGAGTTCAGGATATCAATTGCGAAATCGCGTTTCTTTTTTGCACCGGTTTCCTTGTCCATATGCATCGGGGTGTACATTACGTTCGACGTGAGCTGGCGCATTGCGTCTTCGTGTGTGAGAATGGTATTGGCATCAATAATGGATGCTTTGAGTGATGTAAGAATGGCTTCATTGTTATTGGTGTCATTGCCTCCGAGATCGAGCATGATTTTTTCGCAAATGTCTTTATCGGGAAGAATGGAAAGTGCGCGAAATAGAACAAACAAGGGAAGTGGGTGTTTGACGCGCGGAATCTGGATATAAATGGGAAATCCAAACCCGTTATTTTTCGAGGCGATCATCATGTTGATTTGTTTGGGCGAAATGCACTTGGTATCAGGAACGGATTTTACTTCTGCGAGCCAGTTCCATTTGGTATTTCCTTTTGAAATATTGAAGCAGTACACTTTATTTTCGGCCGCTCGTTCTTGACCTAGAACCGTTTTTTCGCTTCCATTGATAATGAAGTAGCCACCGGCATCGTATGCGCATTCGCCTGTCTCGGCATGACTGATGTGCGAATATTGATTGAGAATGCAGGTGGATGATTTCAACATGATTGGCATTTTTCCGATATGAATTCCGGGAATGGATTTATGCAAGGTTTGAACATTTTCAAGGTTTTCGCCGGTGCGAATGGTATATTTTATATTTGCATCTACTGTCATTGAAGATGCATATGTAAAATTTCTAAGACGTGCCTCTTGAGGAAACATGAGCTTGGTCGCTCCATTGTTTTCATGAATTTGGGCACGATACAGATGAAAGTCGCTAAATGTGACTTCGATATCAAGCTTATGTTTTTTCGTTTTTTTATCGAAATCTTGTTCCGATGCAATATGTACCGGGTTAAACATTTGAATTGTTCTCTCCAGTTGATTGTTTATAAAATCATTATAAGATTCAATTTGGTGTCGCACCAACCGTTTCAAATGTTGACCCTCAAAATAGGAGCCAATAATTTTCCATGGCGCTTCTTCATATTCGATATTACTATCATCATCATAATCACATTTTGTAACATCAACTATTGTTTTAGTTGTAATTGTTGATTTTTGCGCGGATTGGTTTTTTTGTTGTTTTTGTTTTGTTTCCTTTCTGATCGCGGCGCCAATAACATCACCACTAATAACGTCATCATTTTCACAACCATTCTCCGCCATTACAGAAAACCTATTATATTCGGTAAAGGACGAAGACGAAGCAGAAACAGCAGCACAGCACTCCATATTGTTCGTGGTCTTATGAAAATGAATCTTATTAACTTAATAATCAATTTATTTTTAAATATTATTTTTTATATTTAATATTAAAAATAATAATAATAATAATAATAAAAATAGTTTACGAATTTATGAGAATTGGATTAAAATGACATAATATTATCGATATAATAAAGTAGGAAGTAGGAAATACTATTTTTTATTTTATAAAAAAATTAGAGTGATAGAGAAAAAATAAAATCAAAATCAAATAAATATGAGCGAAGTAAAGAAAAAAATTATTATTAATCATGAACATTTAAATCCAAATTCACAAAAAAGAGGTAAAAATGGTTCGGGTGGCGGCGGCAGCGGCGGAAGAACATTAAAAAAAATGCCAGGGTTTGTTCGACCGAGCGAATTAAAGAATAATTTAATTAAATTATTAAAACAAAAACGCGAAGAGAAACAGCAACAGCAGCAGCGACAACATGAAGAACAAAATGAAAAACAAGAAAAAAAAGAAAGAGAAATTATAGCAGGTGGTGTTACAAATGAAAATGATAAACCACTATTTGATAAAAAAAAATATGAAAATCTATTTTCAAAAGATTTTGAAGAATCTTTAAATTATTTAAAATCGTTTAAACAGAATAATCATCATGGTCACTCTACAACAAAAAAACATCATAAACATTTTTCAAATACGGGCAATCAAGGTAATCAAGGCAATCAAGGCAATCATTATAATAATAACAATAACAATAACAATAACAATATTATAAATTCAGTTCCTGCAATGTTGGATGTGCCAAGTGATTTTACGTCGCCAATTTCTTTAGAAATGCCATCCTTTATTCCTGAACCGCCACCTCTTCATGCTCCTGTTCCTGCTCCTATAAAGGATATTTCAACCACAATTTCCGAGTTGCAACAGCAGCTGCAACAAATTCAGCAACAACAAGAGCAAAAAGGCGGATACGGGATAATGCAAGACCAAAATCGAAAAGATATAGTGAAAGCAGCACCGCCGCCTCCACCACCTCCACCACCTCCACCACCACCTCCACCACCTCCACCACCACCGCCGCCACCACGTTCTGCAACGAAATACGAAGAATTTAGGGGAGATGGCGACGACGAATACGACAAAGATGATACAAAAAATAAAAATGAAACATTATTCCGGCATAATTTACCCGAAGATAAGCCATATGGCGCATTAAAAGGGGGGACAAAACCGTCTTATCGTCAATATTTTAATAAAACGTTGAAGCGACACCATGTCAATGGCAGTAGTGGCGACTTTCACCGTCAAAATGGTCAAAATGATGGAATCGCGTCTAAAAATGATAAAAAAAAATCAAGTAAACCCAAACAGAAGCACGTTCCGAGAAAAATAAAACAAATAAAACGAAAAACAACGGTAAAAAAATATAAACTCGGCAGATACGGGAAAAAAATAAGTATTTTAATTAAAAACAACAAGACAATTAAAAAAATTCAGAATGCACAACGCGAATTAAAAAATGTTCCGATACATGATGTAAAGAACGAGTTAATAAAAAATAATTTATTGAAACTGGGTTCAACTGCACCGTCGAATTTATTACGGAAAATATATGAAGATGCAAATATGGCGGGAAAAGTGGTAAATATAGGAGGTGATACATTTATGCATAATTTCATGAAACATGGCGACAATAAAATTTTTTAACTTTTAACAACATTACGACTTTTTAGAATAGTATTGAAATATTGTATTTATTTATATTTATATATATAAGTAGTATATAGTTAGTTATATAGGATAGGATAGGTGTACTTGTAGCGCGTTATGACAATTTTAGGAAATAGGGTGCCATATGAATATTTTATAACGCAAGGAAAGGGTGAATCGGATGCGGGCTCCAAGGGTCTTCCTTATGAAACGGGTTCTTACGATGCCGCGTTATTCAATGCGGGAATTCAGAATGCGAATGTGATAGAATATACCAGCGTCATGCCAACGGAGTCGAAGGAAATTTCAAGGGATGAAGGACTCAAGCGACTGCAGTGGGGTGAAGTGCTCGAGTGTATTAAAGCGCAAGCAAACGGAAAACGAGGATCGAAAATTAGCGCGGCGGTAATTACAACATCCGTGACGGATCCAAAAGGTAAATATTTAGGCGGTTTTGCGTGCGAATATTCGGGTTCGGGGACGAGGGAACAGGCCGGAGCGTCGTTGCTTGAATCCATTGTTGGAATGATTGAGAGAAGGGGGTACGGCGTGATAAAGAGTCCGGTGTTGTATCAAGATAATATAACGGACAATGGATATAAGATACATCCAGGAAAACATTTCGTTTATGAGGATTTAAAGGTCTCAAAAGAACACGGTTCCGTATTTACTGCAATATGTTTTGTAAGTTACAGATTTCCGGTATTAAAGGGTCAAAATACACCGAGGTCGTCTCAGTCGGGGTATAAAAAAAAGAAAACAATGCGCCGTCGAAAATAATAGACGTGTAATGCCATGCCATGCCATGTATGCAATTATAAAATATTTATATACTGAATTTAAAAATATAAATATTTACTATTATTTTATAGTTATAAATAAAAACATATATTTATTTGTATTTAATTTATATTTATAAAATATTATAAAATAATAATAATAGTAAAGATTTTACATTTTATAAAGTAATTATAAATTATTTATTTATTATCGAATTTATTATTTATCTCTCTATCTCTCTATTTCTCTATTTCTCTATCTCTCTAAAAAGTAAATTTATAAAGGTGTTTTAAAATGGATTCTATCACTTTGCCATCATCCTTTTCATCTTCATTGCCGCCACTGCCATCGTCATCGTCATCATCTTCTCCGATACTTGAATTCGTGTATGAGAATTTCACATACATGCTTGGAATTATGATTGTTATTTTTGGAATACTTGTTTACATTCACATGGCAGACGTAACATTTAATATACCGATGGCGAGAACTAAAAAATTGGTGATTGAGACAATGGAGCATAAAATGGGCGGAAAAAATGATAGCGATGATGATAATAATTCTTCTATAAACACGACTACTGCTGTTGCTCCTGCTGTTGCTCCTGCTGTTGCTCCTGCTGTTGCTCCTGCTGTTGCTCCTGCTGTTGCTGAAAATACGTTGATAACACCACCCATCGATCTTGAAAAAAAATTAAAATCTGGTTTTTGTAACATGCACACGACCAAGGGTAGTCCGGCGACGGATATTGATAACGAGTGCAAAGTGTTTGGGAAAGCGTCTTGTTTGCATACGGACTGTTGTGGATGGGTGGTTACGGCGGATAATCCCGGCGGCGTGTGTCATTCTGGAAGCAAAACCGGCATGACATTCGGGTATGATGACAGTGGTAAAAAAATAGATGTGGATTGTTATTATTACAAGGATTCGAAGAGTGGACCTCGTTGTTCTTCTTAATAATAAATTTAATTAGCTTGTGAAGTTTTATTTTTTTTTATATATAATTTATATTATAAATGGATGATAAATGGAACATAAAAATAAAAATATAACAAAAGAACAGGAAAAGCGATTTGAAAAGTTAAATAGTATACATCCAACAAAATTAAAACCAAATGAGAAATATGAGTTTAATTTGTTGTTGGGTAAAAAGTATTTATACTTAGGTTCACTTAAAAGGTATACACATAATGAAAAAAAATTTTACAAGGACCAGGGAAACTATTTTGTAAAATATGCAGAAAATATTCGAAGGCGACATAATTTGAGTGTAATCGTAATTTAACGTAATTACGTAATATAATTTAATAATATGTTTCTTCTCGTTTTTTTTTATTATTTTTATTTTAATTATTTATTACAAATGAGAAAAAAGAATTAAAATAAAAATTGATATAAAATAATATAGTTGTATAATTTATATAGAACGCATTTCATAAAACAATATCAAATGATTATTCCGGTAAAGTGTTATACATGCGGCAAGGTCATTGCAGACAAGTATCGATATTATTTGAATAAAGTGAGAGAGAAGAAGCTGGAGGAACAAGGGAGCGGAGATGTTGCGGTTGACAAGGTACTTTATTTGACGAAGCATAATATTAAGAAAACGGCAGAAGGACAAGTACTAGATGACATTGGATTTACGAAAATGTGTTGCAGGCGCCACTTTTTGACACATGTCGATATCCAATAGTAAATATAATAATATGTAAGTTTTTAAGTGTAATAGTGTAATAAAATAATAAAAATAATAAAAATAAAAATAATAATAATAAAAATAAAAATAATAATAATAAAAATAAAAATAATAATAATAAAAATAAAAATAATAATAATAAAAATAAAAATAATAAAAATAAAAATAATAAAAATATAATATATTTATATTATTTTTTATAAAATTATACTTATATAAATGGATATTATAAGAGTTTTATCTATAAAAAAAAAAGATAAATATAAATGGGTAAAATATTATGAAATTGAAACTTATAAATATTATGACTATATTATAAAAATGGACATCCTTCCATCTAATAAAAATATATTAGAGATTGGGAGTGGTGGTGGAATATTTTATTCCAAATATAAAGATATATTAACTAAAAAGAATAACAATTATACTTGCATTGATATTCATAAAGAAAGTATCGAATATTGTAAAAAAAAAAGTAACTATGTTGACTTTTATGTAAAGGATATTCTTGAATTTACAAAAAAAGATTTAAAAGAATTTGATATGTTATTACTAGTTCAATCTTATATTCAAATACCGGATATAGATAAAATTTTCAAAAAATATTTCAAAGTAAACCCAAACGGACGTATAATTATGGTTAATACTGTTTTTCCCGTTACATTATCTAATATTATTAAAAATATAAAAACGCATGTATTACCTGCAATTGCAAATAATGACTGTGTTTCTGGTGATGCTATGAATATTTATAAAATTAAAAAATTAGAAAAATACTTGAACAGAAAAATAAAAAATACAATTATTTCTACTTCAGTATTTGGATTTCATCAATATTTAACAGAGATTTATTAGATACCATTAAATATATAAATATAAAAATTGAATTAAAGATATATACATATATTATTGTTAATAGCGATAATAGCATAAAAGCGTAGCATCAAATCAAGTAAAGTAAAATTGAAGCGAGTGACAAGATAAACTAACGTGAAAAAATGTCATCGAATGCGAGTAAAACAATAGCGCGACTGTATAACGCGAGAAAAAATTTATTGGATTTACTGATGGTCCAGGGATATGATGTGGAGGGATATACGAATTTCGGCGTGAATGAGGTGAATGCCATGTATGCGCACAAACAGCTCGACATGTTGGTGGAAACGAAGTCGTCATCATCATCAGATAAAAGTAAAGAAAAGGAAGGTAAAGCCAACGGCAAACCAAAGAAAAAAGCGTATATCAAGTTCCACCTTGAGAAAATGTTGAGCACGGGACACATCAACGATTTGATTGAGGATTTGTATGTCTTAGGTTCCGGCGGTGAAATTGGAGGACTGGGAATATCGACCAATGCGAATGACACCGTTTTGACGGAAAGGGATGCGCTGATTATTGTCACGAAACAGGAGGTCAAAACTATGAATCAGTATTTGAATCAACTCTTTCTACAGGGCCGATTCATTGTGCTACTTTCATTGGACCGACTTCAATTCAATATTTTGAATCACCAGTATGTTCCGCCGCACACGATTTTATCCAAGGAAGAGCTGGACGAAATGATGAAAAAGTATAATGTCGGCGATAAGTCGCAGCTGCCGGACATTTCAAGGTATGATCCGGTTGCTTTAGCGATTGGAATGAGGCCAGGAGACGTTTGTAAAATTGACCGAGCCAGCAAATCGGCGATTCATTCGACGTATTATCGGGTTTGTGTTCAATGAATGATAAACGTATTATTAACCAACATAATTAATACAATTAAAGATACCTTCAGGATATTCATTAGGATTTACACTATATCTAGGGATTGGAATCTGTGAATTATATAATTAAATAATAATAAAAATAATAATAAAAATAATTATAAAAATTTTATTTAAGAAAATAACAATATTATTTATTATATAGATAAATATCAGTAATAAATAAAATAATAAATAATAATAATAAAATAAATATAAGGATAAAATAAAACGTATAAAAAATGTCGGGTTTGTTATCAAATGTAATGACAGATATGAAAGGGGCGGGATCGGGTTTGTTATCAAATGTAATGGCGGATGTGGAAGGAACGGGAACGGGAACGGGGTCGAATTTTTTTTCAGATATTATGACGGATATGAAAGGGATGGAACAAAATTTGCTGGGCCCCGATTACTTGTATTGGAAACGCATATTAAAACCGTCGGATATGGGCATGTCGGCCGACGGCAATCTCGACACACTCGCGAAGGACGTGGGTGGACTCATCAACTATGTCGAAGTGCTGGTTACTGGAAATGCCGGTTCGACTACCGGCGGTCCGCTGGGCGATAAATTCTTTTTGAAAACGGGCGGACAATGCACTGATGTTGCGTCGGGAAAAAAGGTGGATCGCTATATTTACATTGATAACGTACCGAATGGTAACATTCCATTTATTTCTTCAGGACTTGGAGGCACCGATTTCACAGAATTTGAGGGACTTATTCCCGGGCTTTTGGGCGATTTAGGGAAATTGAATCCCCTGAATTTATTCAAATCGTTCATGACGGGTGATAATCCGGACTGTATGTCGGTCACTCTTCAGACCATTATTCCGGTCGAAGATGCCGATTTGAATGATACGGGTCAAGACAATGTTGGTAGTCAAACGCAATACCTGGCTGTAGCGGATGTGAAAAATATGGACCCGTGTATTTTCCCGGGTAAAACAAATCCGGCTGATCCGTCATTAACGTGTAAGGAAGCGTTTATGAGTCGTAGAATAGATGATTCGAGTTCGAGTGATGATGAGGGCGGCGCTGCATTTGGAAACATATTTTCAACGCATTCAACTCATAATAAGAAAAAGAGCGGATGCAATGCGTTATCAAATTATAAAAGGATTGATTGCATCAATGGGAACGGGGGGAACGGAGGAAACGGAAAACGTCGAATTAAATCCAAAGCGTCACCGAAAGCTCTCAATGCGATGGATGATTTGTCAAAGTTGCCGGATGACATGTATGTGAGAGCATTTTATATTTTTATGACGGTGTTTTCTCTCTACGTTTTTTATCGACTTACGAAGCGGATATCGAATGCTCGATCGTGATTATATAATTTTATGAATTGATTATATAATTTTATGAATTGATTATATAATTTTATGAATTGATTATATAATTTTATGAATTGATTATATAATTATATATAGTTTGTTATAGTTTGTGTTATTTTAATTATTTATTTTTACTTTAATTCTTTCTGCTCTGCGATTTACCGCGACTTTTCTTTGATTTCTTGCTGCGCGTTTTCTTGTCTCCAACAAACACGGAACCGAATTTGCCTTTACCGATGGGAACCCAGCCAGCTTTTTTGAGACGATTTTCGCGTTTAGCGGTCGCATGCTTGCGCCTGGAAACGATTCGACCGTATTTGTTATACATGAGGTGTTTCTTAGTCAAACCGCCTACAGTTTTGTATGCAGTGCCGTGCATAACTTGAGACCTAGAACCTCGAACAACGGAATACGTATGTCCGGCAAGGTGGTACATTCCATCAGAACCTTTCTTTACCATTTTTGTTAATTTATTAAAACCTTCTAAATATCTATGATATAGTTATAATGTATCATAAGAAAATAAAATATTAAAAAAAATATAATAAAAAAATTAATTGTAGCAACAATCCACATTCCCCGACTATCTACCCCTTACAGCGTTTTGAGGACTCCTGGAGTCATCCTACAATTCCTTGAAATTATACGATTTATAAATATTATGTCAGTTACTGCTTGGTAAATGACATAATATTTTACTATGTACATAAATAATTTACATTGTTTTTAATCTGTTAGTATGGGCTAGTTATATCACCGGTCTATTTTATTTGGAAAATATGAGCACTGACAAAGTATCGCCAAATTTTGAACCGCTTTTTTTTGGAATCGTATCCTATTATCCCGACTGTCGCGATTTAAGATTAGAATTGTGGAGGTTTTTTACAATGTCTTTTGTTCATTCAAATATAAAACATATTATTTGTAATACAGTCATATTATTTCCATTGATGTATATTGTAGAATCTTCTTATCATTATAAATTAGTATTATTAATTTACGGTTTCGTTTCCATATATTCTGGAATTACGTACAGTTACTTTTATCCGTATACGAAAGTAATCGGATGTTCTCACATCGTGTTTGCGTATACTGGAAGTTTACTGGCCGATTATGCAATCAATAAGAAAATGGTGGAAGATAAGTCGCGGGGTTCTGGTTTTCTGAGGGTTTACAAATATAATTATCACACCATCCATTCCATTTCATTATAGCCGCTCTATTTTCATAGGTTAACTCATCTACACTCCAATTATGACCAGTACCATTATAATTGTTGTCGTAGTTGCCTGGTGTGTTAGCATACCAAATGAATTTTCTAAACGGTGTCCCGACCCCCCAATCACCACATGTCGAGCCGGGGTAACCGTTCGCTCCGCCACCTCCATAAAATCGTATATTAAGATAAGAATCCCCGCCCCCGCAATCACTTGGATGATATACAATACCGTAACCATTTCGATCTGCCCTGGTCTCAATCCTTGTTACTGAAGAAGATGAATTGGTTATTGCATTTATATTTCGCATTTTACTGCTTCTGCTTCTAGATATTATTTTTTCTAAAGGAGGTATAGTTAACATTTTTTACTATATATTATATTATATACTATATTAATATAATAATTTTTACTAAATATTTTATTATATTAATATAATGTGTTTGCGTATACTGGAAGTTTACTGGCCGATTATGCAATCAATAAGAAAATGGTGGAAGATAACTCGCGGGGTTCTGGTTTTCTGAGGTTTTACAATATGTATTATCACACCATCCATTCCATTTCAATATAGCCGGTCTATTTTTATAGGTTAAGTCATCTACACTCCAATTATGACCAGTACCATTATAATTGTTGTCGTAGTTGCCTGGTGTGTTAGCATACCAAATGAATTTTCTAAACGGTCGCTCGACCCCCCAATCACCACATGTCGAGCCGGGGTAACCGTTCGCTCCGCCACCTCCATAAAATCGTATATTAAGATAATCATCCCCGCCCCCGCAATCACTTGGATGATATACAATACCGTAACCATTTCGATCTGCCCTGGTCTCTATCACCACTTCCACTTCCGTCCATTATATTTATATATAATATTTTACAATATTTTTACATTTCAACGCAAACAATATATTCGGCGTTTGAAATGTGTAAAAGGTGTAAAATATTTACTGCAATGAAGATTGTAACAAACTGTTGAAATTATCTTCACTCGGTTTTGCTTCGAAATCGATAACATCGCCCGGAGAACGTTCCAGCTTGAACGACGGATATCCTTTTACGTTGAAAGCATCTGCCAGCGGTTTCCCTTCTGCACTGTCGCAATCTACGCTTTTAAACAGAACATTGTAGTTTCCCACCTTCATGTTTTGATTTTTTTCTGTATATGCGTCCCAAATAGGTTTTGCCGTTTTACAATGAGGACACCAACTAGTTCCGAACATGTAAAGTGTGGCCGTTTTTCCGTTGGAATCGGGAGAATCGGGAGTATTTTCTCCCATGTTTACAGCGTATCCTTCCATATATGAACCTACATAAGAACCAACATAGTTTCTGTAAACATACACCCCAATCCAAATAAATAAACATGCGACAAGCAACATGACTAGAATGTGTGTTTTAGAATATGCTGTTTCAAGAGCAACTTTAATATTTTTTGCAGAAAATGCCATTGTTGAATACTTTTATCCTTTATATATATACTTATATTTATATATAATAATTATTATACTTACGAATTGTTAGATATATTTTATTATTTTATTTTTATTTTATTTTTGTTAAATAATAAAATATATCTAATATTTAATGGTATTAAATTTAATATAATAAAAAATTTAATAATAAAAAATGAATAAAACAAAATCAAAAAAAACAAGGTATAGGAAATTGCTCTCGTCGAATAAAACAAGAAAGCATAAAAATAAATCTCTAAAACGCGTATTTTCAAAAGAAGATTATAATAGCGGCGATGGAATGTTGACGTCAGTATGGGGCCCGCCAATGTGGCATTTTTTGCACACGATGAGTTTCAATTATCCTATAAACCCAACTGTAGAAGATAAAAAGAATTACTCTGATTTTATTTATAATTTGAGGTATGTTCTACCATGCAAATATTGCAGAATGAATCTAACCAGCAACTTAAAAGCGAATCCACTGCTAGATTGTCATTTAAAGTCGCGCGAAGCATTTTCGAAGTTCGTTTATCGACTTCACGAAATTGTGAATAAGCGTCTTGGGAAAAAATCGGGACTTTCATACTGCGACGTTCGAGAGAGGTACGAGCATTTTCGATCACGATGCACGAAAAATGATCCGCCTCCCAAGCTGTTTAACTTTTCAAAGAAAAAAGAAAAGGGATGCACCGAACCGCTTTACGGGCACAAAGCCAAGTGTGTTTTACATATTGTTCCTCAGACAATGGATATTCCTTCTCTCCGCGTGGATAATAAATGTGTCAAATATAAAATCGATGCTGGTGGTGGTGATAGCAGCGCCATCGAAAAGTAATAAATTATTTAAACAATCATTTATTTTATATAAAAAACTATTTATTTTATATAAAACAAACATTTTACAATACAAAAAAAAATATATACACATTATAAATAATAATAATTATAATAATTATAATAAAATAATAATAATAGTAAAAATGTTGAATAAAATTGACGGAGTTTTATTTCTTATTTTAGCATTATTGCTTGCATTAATTGGTTCCTTCTTTTATACACCCGCCGTTCGAGAGAATTTCATATCAGCTCTTCTTCAACCGGGGACGTTTCCAGAAAGTGTTTCAAAACCGATTCTATATGGCGACTATCCTCTTCAAAAAGGAACATTAGGACTATCTGATTTGAACAGTAAATCGTTGTCGGCATATTATCCCGTTTTCCCCAGCAGTTACCTTCAACGAACAAATAATGTGCGATATTGGGCAACACCGAACGACGGAACATGCAGTCCGGCCAACATGTGTGGAACACTCTATGATAATAAAACGCCGAATATTCACAAATTTCCAAGAATGATTCCGTTTTCATCGAAAGAAACGCGGGTCAACATGTTTGCATTCGATCAAGATGCAAATTCAGATGTTGCTGGTAACAATTGTTAATTCATGCTACGTTATGTTATGTTACATTGTTTGTTACATTGTTTGTTACATTGTTTGTTACATTATTGGTTTGTTAAAAGAACAACCCTGAATGACATTTTTTTTCATCCATAAAAGAAACAGGAGCAAATGACCCGTCGTCATTAAATTCAATGTTGGTTTGCACTTGAGCCACGTCATTTTTATCATTCTTTTTATCATTCTTTTTAATGACGCGACGTTTAGGCGCACGGTGTTCATACCCCGTAACCTTTTCTGTTTCGACAATTTTCCAAAGTTCTTGGATTTTAACAACCGCGTTTTTGAACCAGTTCTTGTCTCTCAAAACAAGGACACAGCTATACACTTCAAGGCGCCAATAAATGTTTTTGATCCATGTGATTGAATCATAAGCATGTATCGTTTTTTCAAACCACTGGTCAAACTCGGCTTTCGTCGTTATTTCAAGAGGAGCATATTGATAAAATGGTTTTTCACCTTTAATAAAATAGACAACGACTCCGCGCCGTTTTCCTGCTAGGTTATAATTCCAGTTGGTTTCATCGTTTACTTCATTTGAATCGGCGCAAAATGCATCCTCGTCTTCATATTCAACAAATTTTGTTTCTAAAAAGTCGCATTCTGGTAGGCGACACACTTCCATTTGAATTTGCATTTGAATCCAGTAATCCTCTTTTGGAATGCCTGTAATTTCTCTCGATACAACGTTTTTAATTTCGAGCATTCTGCCGTATAAATGCGATAATGGACACACATTGATTCCATCCGGCGATGCACCTATGAAATAATACGCGGGATTCGGATGTTTTATGCATCCAAACTCTTGAACTTTTGTACAATTTATCATTTCATATAAATCTTTTGACAGTTGTTCATATTTTTGACCCCAGTGAAGCGGCGATTCCGTGTTTACTTTATTATACTTTTCCACATCAATCGGGCTGCATTTTTCATAGATTAGCTGATTTTGAGTGGACTGGCTGCCGAAAACTTTCCAAACTGAACTTGCAGTAACTAACCCGTGGCGATGTTGATACCATGCATCCGTTCTTTGTTCTGGCTGATATACAGATTCCAAATACTCTATTTTGTTTTTCATTTTTTCTTTTATCTTTATCTTGTTTTCATTTTCTGTATTTTCCTTTTTTATCTCATTGGTTTCATTTAATTCGTTGGTTTCATTTAATTCAATGGTTTCATTTAATTCGTTGGTTTCATTTAATTCGTTGGTTTCATTTAATTCAATGGTTTCATTTAATTCGTTGGTTTCATTTAATTCGTTGGTTTCATTTAATTCGTTGGTTTCATTTAATTCGTTGGTTTCATTTAATTCGTTGGTTTCATTTAATTCGTTGGTTTCATTTAATTCGTTGGTTTCATTTAATTCGTT